CCTTTGAACACAAGACTTATAATACCATAGTCTTTTTTATTTTTCAATGTTTTTTTAACAATTTCTTTGCATTTGCATACAAAATTCTATGTTTTACTTATTTCAGTGTAAATATGGTAATAAAAGCTTATTTTTAAACTTATACACATATTTTTTAAATTTCAAGATAGTAAATTAAGAGTATCAATGTACACGTATCAATGTATAGTACGCATAAGTTTTCATAAATTTTCATAAAAAAATCTTTTTTGGTGTAAAAAATGGTGTAAAAACATTAACAATAAAAAATAATTATACACATTTAGAAAGCGAAGATAAGTTGTTCAGTCGATTTAAAAATTCAATGTTTTTCATACTAAGCAATGATGATTCGTTGTTATTAAAGACATTAATCTCACTCATTGCGTTCTTAGATTCTTCTTCTATAACGTGATTGTAATATTCTAATGTCATTTTTAATGAAGAGTGTCCCATCCAATTTTGCAGTATTTTAGGGTTTAGACCAAGTCTAAACATTCTTTTTGCCATGATAGTACATCCTGTATGTCGTAGTACATGACATGCCAAATGAGGAATCTGAAGATCGTTATTGGAATTATAATCAGATGTTAGTCTTTTAAGTACAATACCCAAATTCGTTGGTTGTTGAGGGGTTCCTCTGTTTGTTACAAAAACAAAATCATGATAACCGTCTATGGAAACATTGGAATGTATTCCACGAGCACGCTGAATACCTTTTTGCGTCACAAAAGCTTGATAAGCCTCATCAGTTAATGGAATTGTTCTAATTCCTTTTTTTGATTTAGGTGGGCAAATATATAAGACGCTTTTACCATTCTCATTTTTCCGTTGTATCTGATGATCTATTTTTATAATTTTACGTTCTAAATCAACATCGTTCCATGTTAATCCACATAATTCTCCTGCACGGATCATAGTTTCTGTAAATATAACTACTAATGGATGCCACTTATAATAAATTGGATGATCCTTCATATATTTACCCAATTCTTCTAATTGCTGAGATGATAAAATAACTTTTTCTTCTACATCACTAGGAAAATCTTTTAGAACGTCTTTCGTTGGATTAAAACGGATCATCTGGTCTTCAAGTGCTAAATCAAATGCTTGATGCAGTACCTTGTGAACGCTTGTATGAATGGAAGAGTTTTTAAGAGTTTTAGATAACTCAGCATAAAATAAAAGAATATCTTTTTTCTTTACGTCTTTTATTTTCTTTGAAGCCAACCAGCTATCTTTTATATGTGCATTGTAAGTTCTCTCATCTGATGTCAATGTATTAATAGCAAGTTTATTGATATTTTTATGAATTTCTAAATTCAGTCTTACTAATTGATCAACAGTATAGTTTGTAGATAATTTGATATTATCTAATTTATCTCGTTCAATTTTAGAAGCTTTCTCTCTTAGTTCAGACAATGTTTTTGCATAAACACTCTTCCGATTTTTACACTCATCCATGTAACGATACATATAAGTACCGTCTTTTCTTTCACTTTCTCCTTTTCTTAATACTCTGCCTCTACTATCCTTTCTACTTTGTTTTTTCGTTTTTGCCATAGTTTCTCCTTTAATAAAGGAGTTTTAATACTATATATTGATTATAACACATACTAAAACTCCTTACAATTTAAGGTTTACAGATATCTTTTGTTTTCAAGATATTGTTCGAATTGTTTACGTTTAATTAAACGTCTTGTTCCAATTTCAAGCACGAAATTTACAGTTGGATTATCTGCTAATTCCCGTAATTTTGCAGCTCCTATGTGAAAATAAACAGAAGCCTCATCAATAGTTAAGTTGGCTCGCTCCCAAATTGGAATCTGTGGTTTTTCTTTTTTCTTCATATGCGATAATCTCCAATCATTAAATAAGGATTTAATCTACTTTATTCTGCCCTTCGATATGCTCTACAAGTTCTTTGAAATATGGCACATTGTCTAACATCCACTGGCAGAAGATTCTCCAATCCTTTACTGGATGTGTCTTTCGTGAAAAATACATATTTAAAAGCACTTCATAAGTAAGAGAAAGATTTGCTGTGATATTATATCCCATAGGCAGCATTTCAAGAATTGCATTCCAAATATTTTTATCCTTCGTTGCATTGTACTCATCTTTAAGTTCATTTAGTAACTGAATAGTATTTTCTGTATGTTGTTTAACTTTGTAGCCAAGCATATTTTCAACGTCTGAAATATTACTTTCATCATGGCTTGATAATGAGAATTTCTCAATTACAACATCAATACCTTCATGAGAAAAACTATCTAAGTCAAATTCTTTTTTATGAATTGTATGCATTTTAGAACAACTACATCTTGTTGTCCCAACTTTATATGTATCTGCTTGTGCCCACCATGTATGATGAGATGTAATTCGTAATCCAACTGGCAGTGACCGTAAGGCTTTTCTGTGATCCTTTCCTGCTCTTGCAAGTCTTTTAAATAAACCTAAATCCTTCTCTCCAATACAAAAACATGGATGCCAGATTTCTACGTTTCTTTCTTTATCATATTCTGTTGTGTGTCCAATGTGGCTATCGCTTAAGTGCCAACTATCATATGCGTTTCTAGCTCCTTCAATAGCAAACATCCACTGCTCTGGACTTGGGAATACTGGGTGTTCAATCTTAATCATATATAAATCCTCCTATTTTAAATATGAAGAGAATACTAATTTCTCTTTATCTTTATCATCAACTGTTACATATCCGTGTACATTAGGCGGATGCCCTGACCAACTGATGTAGATTTTATAGTAATATCTCGTACAATCAACATATTTACGTGTCACAATACAGACATATCCTTTATTCATGAAGTCTTCTAATACTGCAATACAAGAATCAAGTGACTTGTCAGTATCGCAAGACATTGATTGTGTCTTACGGTATGTTTCTGTTCTACCATTCATCTGTGCAGTTTCCCATATATCATTTACTAAGTCGTCATATAAGTCATCAAATATTTTACTTAATTGTGCATTAGACTGCTGCTGTGAATACTCTTTCATATCCACAGCATTGATTAATCCTTTTGTTTGTGCAAAATAATTCATTTATTTACCTGTACTTCCAATTCCGCCAGTTCTTTCCTCAGTAACTTCTTCTCTATCAGCAACCCCATAGAGAGTAAATACACCTTGACAAAACGCTTCTCCTTTTTTAATTTTTAATGTATTTGGACTACAATTCTTAATTTTTACAAAGATATGACCTTCGTTATCTGCAAAATAATAATCTTCATCAATAACGCCCGTTCCATTGCCAATCCATGCATCAGCTTTAATGCCAAGGCTACTTCTAATAAAAATAAACAATGTCCATCCTCTGAGGATCTTACATCTCATTCCTGTTGGAATAATGATTGCATCTCCTGATCTTACAACAAAATCCGCTGGTGCAATAAAGTCATGTCCTGCTGATCCCTTTGTTGCTCTGGCAGGATATTTTAAACTACCATAAATTGATTCTTCTGGATATTTGTGAAATTTCTCTTCCCAGTCCTGTATGAACTGGTCAAACGATACTTTCTCAAACTCTGCAACTTTCATTAATCCGCTTTCTGTTAATAATCCCATATATGTATTTCCTTTCCATTTTCTTTGTGCAATTTTCACAAAATTCAATATTTCGTTATCATGTTATGTAAACTATCGTTTACAAAGCATCAGAGGTAATCCGACTTCGTTATAATAAGAATCCTCAAAAGTCATTTCTGGTTCGTCTTTGTACTGTTCTTTTAATTTTTCAACCAACAGATCTTTCTGTTTTTTCACTTCATCTTCAGTGCCATGCACAATTAAAGTCACATTGCCGTCATATACACCGTCATTAAATGTTTCAACTTCAATCATGTATAACTGACGATCTGTGTTAAGACTTGACTTTTTAGCTGCCAGATATAGATAATCTTTTGGCAATTTATATTTCTTGAGTAGCTTGTCCACATCTTTAATGAAATCAAGTTTGTGTTTCACTTCTTTAATCTGCTTCTCTAAGTCTGTGTTTCCTACGTTTCTTTTATCGTTTTCAGTCATCATTACATTATTTGTACTCATAGTAAATTCTCCTTGCGTAGTTCATTTTCTGTGTATCGGCAATATTCATCCCATAATCCTTTAGCATGAATATAATTTTTGCCTTTCAATCCCATCTTCTTCTGTTCTGCTTTCAAGTCTTGGAATGTAAACTTGCGTGAGCATATCTTTTCTTTTAAGAATCTAGTTGCAATCTGCCCTACCTTATACATGTCCTCACGCTTCAAATTTGCAGTTAATTTCTTGTAGGTACTCAATTCATCATCTGGAATCTTATAAGGCGTTTTTGGTAAGTTTTTCGTTGAAAAAGGCGAGATGTATTTGTAAGTTCCATCATCACGAATTCTACTCTTCTGCGCCTTCAGTAACTCGGCAACCGTGTCCAGATATTTTACATCGAATCTAAATAGCACTTCTTTATCAGTTTCTTCTATACAATAGGGAATATCTTTGTCTATCTCTCGAATTGCCTTTATAACATTACGCCCTCTTATTAATGAGGGAATGTAAGCTACAAGGGTATATTCGCCTCTATGCTTGCCTTTTCCGTAGTAATATATCTGATTACCAAATGAGCATTTTATGTACAAATCATCAAAGCTAGGATCTATTAATCCTGCATCAGTTCTAGGAAAATCATTAGTATCCATGTTATATGCTGCTACAACACGATACTTTCCAAAATATTCTTTACGCTGTAAGAAATTAGCCGTAGTAATTCACTCCTTATTTAGTTGATTTTGATTTAGTTGTCTTAGGTGTAATACCTGTTGGCGGTGCATCATTTGTATTTTTGTATACATCACGCACCATCTTCTGAATTGTTCGCAGACTCAAGCCATATGAGAGCTGCAACTCAATAACCGCTTTGGAAAGTTCTTCCATTACTCTTCGTCCTCCTCGCCTGTAATAATGTCATCATTATCTTCATCAGACTTATCGTCTAATTCATCGATCTCATCATCAATTTCTTCTCGTTCCTGTTCGAGAAATTTAATCTTTTCTTCATTGTCATCAATCAATTCCTGAAGCCTAGCAATGTCAAGTTTGCGGATAAGGAATCCGCCTGCTACCATAGCGCCAAGAAATGCGCCAATAGCAACAGTTCCAAAATTGCAAAGCATAAACTGCCATAAGTGTAATTCAATCATCTGTATTCTCCTCTTCATCATCTGGATAATTTTGAATTTCAAACTCTTCCTCTAACTCAAACTGCCCAGAATCGTAATAACACGGATTGTTTAACTGAGCATCTGGGTTAGGTGGGTTATATTTAGGATTCATCGTCACATCCTCGATTTTCAAGGATCTCTGTGCGAATATCTCTGTCTTTTCTTTTTGATGCTACTAAATCAGCAATATGCATATCCCATAAGTTATGATATTTTTTTGATCCAAAGCGTTTTGCCCATTTTGTTTCTGTTTTAGTATTGTTAGGTTTCCACTGGAACGGTAACATGTGATAGTTAATATAGAAAGCAATGTCTCCTATATTGTGATTTACAAATAAAGAATACTGATTTGCAACCTCATAAACTAACATCATATATGCCCCAATATTTTCGTGTCCGTAATAGTGCGCCACACCATCTTCATCGAATGTCTGAGTATATAATTTACCCATATCATGATATTTTGTAGCCACTAACACTGAATAATCGTTATGAATCTTTTTTGAAAAATCATAGGCATCTGTCATATGTTTTCCAAGAGATTCCATATGATACGGATTCTTCTGGTCAAAATCGTTATACTCTTCTGGAACCCATGTCTTTTCAAGTCTATAGTTATACTTGTCTTTATTGTGAATATGATTAACAAATTTAATTTCATCCCATCCTTCTTCAAGGAATGGAATCTGGAATTTTCTTGCTTGTTTGTCAATTACATATCCTGGAACTGGATGTTCTCTGTCAATGTTATCTTTTTTACATTCACCAATTGGTTTTACGATGACCACACAAACCTTCTCGCAATCAATACCTTTAATTACGTTGAGAATAGATCGTCTTGACTTCATAGTAATATTCGTTGCTTCAGCTACAACGTCAATACCATTTTTAAGATATTTAACGATTAGACTATGAAATGTCTGAAATACTTCTTTATTTTTGGACTGATCTTCTACTCTTCCGCATATATTAGCCCTAATACCATCTGTTGATATGGTGATAACTTCATTGCCACTGTCTTGTGAAACAGTGTTTATGTATTGTGATTTGCCTGATGCGGATAAACCACATAATAGTGTAAGTCTTGGTTTTCTTTCGCTCATGATTCTCCTTTCGTATAATTAAAGTCAAATTTTATTTCTTGTATTCAAGTGTCATTTTGTGATGTTCGCTAAAACAAATTGTTTGATACCTTAATGCTCCAATCCTACTAATGTATGATCCTTCATATGGCTTGTCTACGGTTTGCTCCATACTAACTTTGTTATGACCTGCATTTGAAAGGAACGTATTGACCTGAGCATTTCTTTTAGTACATGCACCACACAAACATAACTGTTTGATTTCTATAGAATTTGGTTTATTAGAGCAGAATCTACTAAAATACCCATTTGTTTCTACGAATGGCAAGACAACATCATAATGTTCATCGGTACATTCGCAGCCGCAGAAGTCACAATAATATTCTTCAACTTCTTTCACTTCTGTTCTCTTCATTAGCACCCTCCACATTACACACTCCAATTTTATTTAACTGTGTAAAAATATCTTCATACACTTCGTGATTCACTACTTCCATAATATCTTTGACCATTTTATTTATTTGAATAACATTTCCACTAAATGAATTCCCTGTAGCTTTGATTTCATATCGATAAAGATTTGGGCTAACTGGTTTAACGATAAAATAATTATCAAATACAGATCCTTTTGGGACTAATGTATAATCACCAGACCAAAAACCATTATCAATATACACGTCTTCACTTGCGCTTTTTAAACGGCAGTCCCGATAATTCTTGCCTTTAATATAACTTTTAAGCTTTTCTAAATCTTCCAATTTAACGCATCGATATCTACCAGTCTCTTCGTCTCGCACTTTCCCATATTTCTTCACACGAAGAGTTACACCATCTGTAACTCTGTAAACATCTTCGTATTCCGATTTAATAATCTCTTCCATATTTCTCCTTTCTGTGCTATAATAAATTTGCACATGAATCAAAAGTTATTTGAGAACGATGTAATTTTGTATACGAGATACCACTTTTAACTGAGGTGGTATCTTTTTTGTATACAAAACATTTATTTTATGAATCCTGTTTTACTGGAATCCATTCAGTAATTGTGATTGTATGTTCTTTCACTTCATACGGTTGTTTAGGATACCAATTACTTCCATCGTTATAGTCCCAATATTCGATTGCATAATATTTATATCTTAAGCACACAATCGTTCTGATTTTTGAATAAACATCATAAGAACAGACAGTTTCCTGATCTACAATTAATTTCCCAGTATTTACTAACTTCGCAAGGTCACCATTAGTGAGGGGTTTGTGGGAGGATAATTTATCAAACATAATGTCTTCAAAATTTTCTTCATAATAATCAGCATCATCCCATTTTGTTTTATCTGTGATCATTATTCTGTCTCCTTTTGTCAAATAATTATGATTGATCCATTTCTTTAACTTATCATTTGCATTCATGAGTCCACTCTCTCTACTAGTACATCTGATCTAAATGTACATACTGGACGAATGTTAAAAGACTCCGCACAATAACATTGTTTGACAACTCCACATGTATCAACAGCACAAATAGCTGAACGATTTTCTTCTGATACGGCAGTTAATAATACCCATTCAATATGACCTGGAAATTTTGTTGGGTACTCTAAGTATTCTCTGTATAGTCTATATTCGTCTAAAGTTAGTAAAGAAACTTTATCAATACTTATTTCATTCGCCATTGTTCCATCAAGTGCCATTAAATCACGTTCCATATACTGCAACACATCATGATGACAATTATCTTCAATTTCACATCCGATATATTGTAAATCGTGACGAAGACGACTAGGTTCCCATTTGTTACAATATGTGTCGAATGGCTTCGTATCACCCAAAAAATCTTTCATAATGCAAAAACAAGTTTGAGCATATTTAAACTGATTTAATACGATCCATTCATACCCTGCTACCTTAAAGGTATCACCAGCATTTAATGTTTGAAGCTCTATTTTTTCTGAGGTACAATCATTTTCTTCCGACTTCATCATATCTTTATCTTCAATTACTTTTACGACCGCCTTGGCAATGTCATAAATATCTTCTTTATCTAACGTCAAGTTTTCTCTCCTTTACAAATTCTCTGTATTTCTTTGTATACTCATAAGAATCTTTGAATACATTACAGATACCGTTATACATTCTTGGCTCAAATTGTTTTACAATATCAAATTCGTTTTGATAATCTTTACCAAATGGACACCCACAACAGCCTGTCCTTTTTAACCCATATCTGCTATAACAATCCGAGTGACTAATCTTAAAATATGCACAATATTCTGATTTGTCGCTATCCAAATACCAAAAGATTGGTCTGTATTGATCACACTGCCCGACTTTTTCATCAAAACAGCTTTTATATCTTGATGCCCTTACTCCGCCTTCGGCTTTCCGAACACCTATAATACTTAGATCGTATCCATTGTCTTTTATTGCTTTATGAGATACATCTTTCTTAGCATAGTTGCAACACTTCCCAGAAATCTTAAATTGCGGTGGGTTCTGGACTATAAATTCTTTTAAAAATCTGTTATAGTTAATGTTAAAACTACTCAATCTTTTGCCATTATTTAACGTACCGTGTGAATCACACCACCACATAAGAGCAGATTTGCACTTCGGATACTTCTGATATAAATCATCAAATGGTTTGTCTTCCCATTGGAATCCGTGGCTTTGCAATCTATACATCATTTCGCTTACATACTTGGACATGAATGGTTGCCCATAAATCTTACATGATAATGGAATTGCTTTGATTGCTTTCTGTCGGACAATCTCAATACCATATTTGCTTTCAAGATATTTCAGATGATCTTTAGTTGCTTGATATTCTAAACCAGTATCAAACCACATGTAATCAACCTTGTTATGTACGTCACATTTCCAGATAATGTCTAACATTACATCACTGTCAGCTCCACCAGAAATTGAGCATAAAATCTTTTTATAATCAGTTCTGTTTATAATTGTCCATGCCCGAATCATGTTGTCACAAATTGTCTTGTTTGCAGGGCATGTATCTAATAATTCATCAATATTCTTAGGTTTCTTAACCAAATGTACTTCCTCACGAAAATTTATTTCGTTTTCCGTGAGGTAAAGCCATACTTGGTGAGTGTCTTTTTACATCACTATCACATTACTTTTTCGATACAATCTAACCAACGATCCGTTGAATCATATCTTCGTGAAAACCTTTATGTTCTAAAGGTAATTAGCACAGATGGTTGAAGCCTAACCAATCGGCAGCACAGCGTCTCCGATATATTTCATATCTAAGATTTTGCAATCTTTCATTGGATGATCTGGATTCTCATTGTTATAATCTCTTACAAACATATCGAGCCAAAAATCAGAATACTCGTTATCATCTTTTGAGTTGAATACCGCATATCTGTATGCATTTTTATAGTTTCCTTTTGCTGTAAAATATGCTAGTTTGATTTGATATACTGGCAATTCTATTCTTGTTTTGATAAAGTTCTTTGGATGTGTATCACGTAGTTTAGATCGTAATTCTTCATCAAAAATTTCAACTGTATCAATTCCTGTTCTGATACCACATTCACCAAAAAATCGGTTAGGATGCACTGCTTTTCACCACCTTTCTGTTGTTTGACTTTACAATATAATTTCATGACCACACTGTGGGCAGAAAATATATTTCTTAAATCCTACGCGATATCTTATACCATCATATTTGATATCAGATATGTCGAATCTTAACGTGGCACCACATCCATCACATTCAACTTTTTGTTTAGTGCCTTCTTTTAAAATCTTAATCATCTTTCTCTACCTCAAATCATTTTCATCTACTTCAACTGCTATTAGATGTTTGCACTGTGGGCAAATGATATAGTTTGGTGGTGTAGCACTTAAAAGTATTAAATTAAATGATCTCACTCCTCCGCTTCTTATATCATCTTTCTCATAACTCAATTCCGCACCACAATTTTCGCAAGTGCATTGTTTTCGTGTTCCTCTTTCTAAAATTTCAATCATTTACCAATCTCTCCCCATCGTGGTGTAACAGAAAATAAGCTAAAACTTGGGCAATTGTCATCATATGTAATAGAAGAAATTGTCCATCCTTTGATCAACTCTTCAGCGTAATCAAGATCATCTCCTTCATAATATAATCTGTCATACTCGTATACTGCGTTGTCACTATTCAACCAATTAATGATAATCTCTATCAACATATTGAAAGATGGTTTCATAATATCTCCAGACAATACAATATCCCACTGTTTCATATGTTCTTCATCTAAAGCATCATCATCTCTGTTTTTTGTCGGTATCCATCCAAAGTATAACTTTCCGTCTACTTCTTTAATTCCACGTAATTTATCTGCTGTTTCTCCATAAATATCAACAATGAATCTCAATGTCTTTTCCAACGTCCCATTAAATGTATCTTTTAGACTTCCTGATACCATGAAAGGTTTATCGTTCGTGAACATACGCTTACCACCCCTTTCGCAAATTAAATATTTCTTTTATGTCATGTGACTATAACTATTTCAAGGATGTAAAAAATTGCTTATTATATCTGGATCCGCCATACAAAGGCACAAGCAATTACGCTAAAAGTTGTATGGATTATGATCATTTTTATGATTTTTGTCACGACATTGCGCAAAATAATTTTGTTATTATTAGCGAATACGATATGCCAAGTGAAGAATTTAAATGCATTTGGCAAAAAGAACGCACAGTGTGTCAAGACGCTAATCGTACAAACGGGCAAAAGGCAACTGAAAAACTATTCATTCCAAATTTATGATTAGTTACATAAAAGAAATATTCTTTAATGAAATCGCTTGTTTTCGTAAATTAATCACTCTCTCATAATACATATTTCTTTTTCCAGTCTTAACTTGTCCGAACCCGCCATTGAAGTATTTCCCTCCAAAGCTTGCACAGTATCCAATCAAAGCAGTGTATTCTTTAGAATATTTATCTCCTCCTGCTTTGCGATTTTCTCTAACTTCAACATAATGTTCCTTCGAACAAATTTCTGGAGCAATTGGAATCGTTGGATTTTCTTGAACGTATTTCAGCAATGCAATCAATTCATCATTAATGTCTGCGCCAATTTTGTTTTTACATTGAATCTTATCAATAATATTGGCTCCGCCAACAAATGGCTCTATGTATGTTTCAATATTGTTATCATCAATATATTTCTGAATAATCGGTACAATATATTTTGCAATTCTATTTTTACTTCCTTGATATACTATTTTTCTTTACCAGAAAGCCCATATGGTTTACAGTAGCTACACTCTCATTTTCCTTTCTGGTTTATTATTTAATTAAAGTCATCAATTAGCAAATTCTCACAACTCCAAATTCGTATAATCCTACACCATCCTCAAGTGCAATAGTGTCATGTTCTGTCGTAGTAATAAATTCATTATCTATGCCAACAACTGGCGTATCATCTGAATATTTTTCTAACTCTTTTTTAAGCTGTCCAATTGTTATATAATTTGGTTCTTCCATTACAATCTCACGCCTACTTATCTGCTAATTCTTTTACTCTGTCGGTAAATGTAACCGCTGCCACATGTGTTCCCATATAAGCATCAAGGGATTCGCCAATTAAGTTATACCCTTCATCGACAAGAACATGATCATGATTCATTCCATGACAACGACCATTCTTGAATTCTTCTACTGTCATAGGCACTGGAATAATCAGATTAAGGTCTTTTGCTTTGTCTAATAACAGTTTTGTCTGCAATTTGTTCTGCACCATGATTGGATATTGTGTTGTTGCACTTGTGTAAAGCAACTGTGTTGTTTTGCCTGTTCCTCTGTCTTTCATAATCAGTGTTGTTGGTTTATTTGTTATCATAGTTTACAATTTCCTTCTATATAAAATATCTCTGAAGTTTATCTTTGAATCTTAGTGGACTATCAACAATGAGCTGTGAATACTGAAAGTGTCTTAAAAAATTCATAACAGTTCTAGCATCTGCACCGCTTAAAGGAATAAATTTTACATACTCTGGTCTCCCAGCAATACATACAACTGCCCACGAACGTTCTGAATCATGAAATCCAACGTCAACTGCTACATCTGTGATCTGGTTGTACATCTTCTTCATTTCTTCATTCTGCTGTGTTGAAATCTGACACTGATGAGCTGCATCATTACAATTGTTTTTGGCAAATCTTAATTCAATAGTGCTTTCATTAATTTCATTTTTTAAGGCATCAATATCTGGTTGTAGGATTTCTAGCAACCATTTTCTAATTTTCTCTTTTAATTTCTGGAACAATTAACTCTCCTTTTATATTTCACACGATCCATTTAATCCATATGGTTTATAACACAAACCACTGACCCAAGCCCAGTTATCGTCTTTGTATATGAGGAATTCAACTGTTTCAAAATCACAATAACTGTCACTATCTTTGTCTTCACGAACTGCATATACAGTGATTGGCTTCTTAGGTGTTGGAGACCTGCCAATTTCTTGTATTTTAAACATCTGAATCACCTCTAAATATCTCTTCTGGCATAGTAAATGATGGATTATTATTTACAAACTCCATATAATATTGATCTAATGCATATTCATTTTCTTCGCTTTCATTATCATAGAAACAAAATAGTCCCAAACGTATAGCTTCAAGATGGAATAAAAATTCTTCTTTCGAAAATTCCCCTCGACACACCCTTTGTTGTAATTCATTTCTTATAATAGGCAGACGATTTTGACGAATGCCTCTGCTTTTGCTTAATTCACATTGCTTGTATACAAAACATAAATGCATCGAATTCATATTTTTGATATATCTCATTACACCATTTATATCTGTCCACACATTGTTGTCCCATACCCCTTTTCGTTCCATGTAATCATCAAACATCTAAATCCTTTCTAATTCCACTCAAAATCCATTCAATTACTGGCTCTGTCCACCCATTGCCCATCAGACTACATCGTTTTGAATAACTTAAATTTCTATTGCCAATTTTAATATTTGTGTAATTATCAGGTAGTCCTTGTAATCTCTCATACTCAATTGCCGTTAATTTTCTTGGCGCACCATGATCCAAAACTTTCTTTTCTTGATATCCACCATTTATACAAGTCAGTGTGCAACATTTGAACTCTGGGTTGTATATTCTGCGATTCATTTCGAAAGTATTGACTTTTAGTTCGCCACAGACACGTTTGTCCATATCTAATATTTCAAATGGTTTGTTATAAAAATACTTTTGTGGTACATCCGACTCCATAATATCCTTCAGTACCAATGAATTTTGCCTTGTTGGCAACGAATTAAGTGGAATATTTGTCCAATAATACCTTTCTCTTGACTGAGCACTGAATAATGCCGAATCAATCAAGATCGGATCAACACCAATGCATTCAGTCATTTCTTGCAAATCATCATCTTGTGACGGAATCACATTTTCAAACATAAACCATTTAGGTTTTATAATCTTTAATGCCTCAACAGCTTTATAGAAAATCCCAGATTTCCCATTCAATCCAGCATTTACGCTTTTATCTTCAATTCGTACTCTTGATAGACTCTGACAGCATGTACCTGCTAGAATCAGATCAAATCCTTCAAACTGCATAAAATCTGCTTTATACAAATCCCCATGATATATAATAAATGGAAAATGATACGATGAAACCGCAATGGCTTCTGGTAGAATTTCATATGTATGATATTCTTCAATTGGAATATCAAGTTGCTGTAAAGCATATAATCCTGTTTCTACACCGCCACATAAACTCAAAACTCTTAAACCTCTTGAAGTTTTGTTTTTATCTACGTTTCAATTTCTGTAGGTAAAACAATACAAAAAACAAATACATAAGAAAGGTTTTATCAAGTAATCCTAGGTAAAACGCAGTGCGCTGCCTTGTAAATACAAGGTTTAAATGACAGAAAATAAAAACAAAATTTTAAAGTCATCATATGGAAGAAATAAGACATGTCTAATCTATAGATATTTCTCCTCGAATAGTCATCAGAAATGTAACTAGAAATGTTACATTATTATATATTTATTAGTATTACGGCAACTCCTAAAACAAAGAATCCCATTAAGTATGCCAATACTGCTGATTTAAACCAGAAAGAGATGTGCTTGTCAATCTCTTTCTCATGTTTGAAGAATAAAATATTACATATAGTAGCTGAAATGACACACCAGCCAATCAGTATCCATTCAATTATGCTCAGTACCATAATTATTACTTTGAATATACCTCTACACCAACCTTCCTTAATATTTAATCAAAAATAAAAATCCAATTGAAATATACATGAAACTCAAATACCAAGGCTGCTCTTGTGGAAATACACTATACAATGGCTCGATAAATTTGTTTTTTACACTTAATACAATTGCAATGATTAGATACACTGCAAAGCCTACAAGCCCAATTGCTCCAAGCGTCAATGCCAACTTTTCACAAATATTGCAGATCAATGTCATCTGCATGATTTTTCTCCTACTCTTTTAAATCTGTATTTCTGTTCCACATCAGGGTATTTCTCGTGATCAACTTCACTCAGAAACATTTCTACTGGTCTAGCGTAAATATTGAAATCACCATACATTGCCTGATAAATTACCAGTTTCTCATTTGTTTCTGTATGTGTTGCAAGGTCAATTACTCTGTAGAAATGTCCTTTGAAATGTTTGCAAATATCGTCTTTCTTTGGTAAATCTCTGTTATTCATGAATATCTCCTTTCTAAAGTGTCTCCCACCATAGATCGTGTACTTTCTTATAGCCACCTCGACTTGACACATCTAATACTCTGCGAACTTTCTTGTTAGACAGTCTCTTATGAAATCTGTAATCATCCCAATTGCTGATATATAACCTTTTATAATAAGGTTTCTTACGAGGTATTTCATAGAATCCACAATAATACTTGTCTACATATTGCACAGGTTCAGGATACCCACCGATATTTTTAAGTCTCGCTAACCTTTGATGATAACTCTTCCTACGATTTCTTTTCTTTAACATTGTCTTACGATTCTGCTGAAATTTTGTAGGAACATATTGTAAAAAGTCCGTATCCTGTGGACAATCTTTTGATTTTGGCATAATTAGCACACTCCTTTCTATAGTGGAATAAAAGTGGAATTTTATTACTATATTTAATGTGAAAAATCCCTTATATTTTAACGATTTTCTTATGTCTATTTTAATAATTTTGACAAAAGCGTTTTATTTCACTCGCTCTCATCGTGTCTTTCTGTTGTGGACAGATTATTGGAAGTGTCTTTCCATAAAACTACCACATTTCGCTCTAATGATTTTTGCACATCAATCACTCTTTGATTTGTCGATCCTGCCCACGGATATGACATATCTTTCAATTCGTCTACATACTGTCCATCCACAAGGACATCTATATAAGGAAGAATCTCAAGTCGGCAATCGTACATAAGATGGTTTGTTCTACTTCTGCGAGAATACTCAGCCAAGTCTAAACCGATGTCTTCTGCCTTATTTCCTGTATATAACCAGATTTTTTTGTCTGGTATAAACTCTTTGACAAATTTGCATATTGCAGAAACACCATCTCTATTTTCTTTTGCTAAAGGCTCACCGCCAAGAATACTTAACCTTGTATATTGGGGCTTTGATAACTGATGCAATAGTTCCTCAATTTCTTTAAAAGTTAATTTATTGCCGCCATTAAAATCCCACGTTTCTTTATTAAAACAATTCTTACAATGGAAGTGGCATCCTTGAACGAAGAGGGCTACGCCAAGCCCTTCTCCGTTGCTAATGTCCATTTTTCTTATTGAAGCGTATCTCATCTATTCAGCTCCTTATCATCTAAGTGGTAAACTCGATCATGGATATCACCATATCTTCCTTGATTGCCTCCATTCTTAGAAGTCCCAATGTAACCACAGCATCTGAATGCAATATCCATAGTCGAACCATCTTCATTTCCACACTGAGGACATCTCCATTTCAAAATACCATCTTCGTCAACTAATGGAATATCGCCAGAGTATCCACATTTTTCACAATAGCAGCTCTTTGTATTGATTTCTGCATACATAATATGATCGTACATATATTTAATTACTTCCAATAAAGCACTCACATTATGTTCCATATTAGGAGTTTCAATATAACTTATTGCCCCTCCTGGACTGAGTTTCTGGAATTTTGATTCAATACGAAGTTTGTCAAATGCGTCAATTTCTTCAAATACTGGAATATGATAGCTGTTTGTAATGTAATTTCTGTCCTTCCCGTCAATTTTTTTAAACACATCATTACCAAATCGTTTCTTTAAACACTTGGCAAATTTATACGTTGTAGACTCTAAAGGCGTACCGTAAATACTGTAATCAATGTTTTCTTCATTCTTCCACTGCTCACATTTGTCATTCATTCGTTTCATGATTTCTAATCCAAATTTTTCACCAACTCCACCATCTGAATGAGAATGTCCAGTCATATATTTGACGCATTCATATAATCCTGCATAGCCTAATGAAATAGTTGAGTATCCATCAAATAATAATGGATCAATTACCTCATGCTTTTTCAGTCTGCTATATGCCCCATACTGCCAAAGAACAGGTGCTACATCTGACTTTGTTCCAAGGAGACGTTTATGTCTTTCTTTAAGTGCTTTATGACATAATTCTGTTCGTTCATCAAACAATGCCCAAAATTCATCCATATTCTTTTTAGAAGACAATGCGATATCTGGAAGAGATAATGTAACGACTCCTTGGTTAAATCTACCATAATATTTATGCTGCTTTGGGTCATAATTTTTTGCGTGTGCAATATTGCCAATCCCTTTGTCTGTAAAACGATCGGGTGTTAAGAACGACCTGCACCCCATGCAAGTATAGACGTCGCCTTTTAACTCTTTCATAACCTTTTCAGAGATGTAATCTGGAACCAATCTTTTCGCAGAACATTTTGCTGCTAATTTTGTCAGATACCAATATTCTGTAGATTCGTCACAATTATCATCTTCCAGGACATAAATTAATTTTGGAAATGCTGGTGCAACAAATACACCATCTTCATTTTTCACTCCTTCATCTCTTTGTCTAATCATCTCTTCAATCAATAAAGCCAAATCTTTTTTCTCTTGCGGTGTTTTAGCTTCATTCAGATACATAAAAATGGAAATAAATGGGGATTGTCCGTTAGTCGTCATAAGCGTGATCAGCTGATACTGTATAATCTGTATACCTTTTTTGACTTCTTCATACAATCTATTGGCTACAATTTTTTCAATATGCTGTTCTTTATATGGAATATCAATATGCGCCCATTCTAATTCAACTTCAGATCTAATTTTCTTTCTACTCACATCTACAAATGGTGCTAAATGTGCTAAAGAAATACTCTGTCCGCCATACTGAGAACTAGCCACTTGTGCAATGCCTTGAGTCGTAATATTGCAAGCAGTTGAAAATGAATGTGGCTTTTCAATTAATACTTCGCTAATTACTGTGCCATTCTGAAGCATGTCTTCAATATTTAATAATCCACAATTATGCATTTTCTGTAAAAAATAATCTCTGTCATGAAAATGAATGATACCTTCCTTATGTGCTTGAACAATTTCTGGTGGAAGTAAATAGCGTTCTGTTGCATCTTCGCTAACGATACCAGCAATATAATCTCTTTTTGTTGGATTTAATACAGAGTTTTTATTTGCATTTTCATCTTTAATTTCTTCGTTGGCATCCTCAATAAGCCCAAGAACTTCGCTGTCAATAGAGTCATAATTCTCTCTCTGGAACTCACGAACACTGCGATAACCTTCATAAGCTTTAGCAGTTAATTCCTGCCCTTTCTCAACAAGTTTCTTAAATACCATTGCTTCAATTGCAGAAATGTCAATTTCTTCTGGTAATTTACTGCAATCATTTTCGATTTCTCTTGCGATTTGTTTTGCAATATCTTCCTTAATTAACCCAGATCCATTTTTCATTGCTTTCATAATCGCTGTGTAAATTTTGGTCTTGTCGAAATCTACAACAGTACAATCTCTTTTAATTACTTTCAATAAAAGACCTCCAATAAATTATGTAATAATATCATCATCTATATGTAACGCACCCGTCTCCTGCTTTCTTGCAGTTCAACGTATATCGTGCATCGTTACCATCACCATCAATCTTTTCGGTTGATACGCTCTCAATCATCATTGTCTTACCTGTTTCTACATCCTTAACAAGTACCTCTTTTTCTATGTGTAGTTTAGAAACTAAATTCCTAAGCTGATTAATTGTTCTGATCAACTTCCTTTGTTGTCGCTCCTTCCGTGTCTCTAATCTGTCTTTTGAATCTCTCTAGCTCAGCCATAATATTCAGACAAGTCATAGACAAACTTCCTTCATTATTAATAACTGCATCGCATAAATCATAAGCTTCTTCAAAAGCAGATTCGTCTTTTTTCATTCTTTCATCAATTACATCACTTGTATCTCCACGATCTTTCATTCTCTGAATACGTGTAGAACTTGGTGTATCAATACATAATGCCAAGATATGTTTCTTATGATAATTTTCTTTTAACTGTTTTAATCCTGGAACATCAACTACATATACGTCTGCATCATCACACTGACTTTCTGTAGCACAGTACCAATTGCCAGTGTAATGATTCTCTGCAACCTTGCCTGTAATTCTTGAATACTGGGCTAGATTTACATATGTATGATCATCAAGCTTATCTGCTCGCTTCTCTCTAGTGGTATATGATCGTAGATATTTCAGACCATAAATGTCTTCCAGATACTTCGCTGAGACACTTTTGCCTGCTCCAGATCGCCCAACCAGAGCGATTAAAACATTACTTTTATCTCCTACCATCTCTATAAGTCCTTTTCTAATTTCTTGATTCTTCTGTTGATTTTTGTTACGATTTTGCCGTTATCTTTGCCTCTAGCGATTAAGACGGCTTTTCTATCCTTTAATAAATTTAACTGCTCTAATTTTGTCATATACTCATTTTCTCCTTATACTATATTTTAGTTTTATACATCATCAATCCATGAACGATGCCACCACATAGAAGGCGATCGCCATTAATACAATTGCTACAATTACTACTACTCCAATTGGTATTACAATATTTGCTATCATCCAAAACGCAAATGCAAATACACCAACAGATATGAATGTTGCAATAAACCAGACGATGGTCAGTACAATCATCGACAAGAAAAATTTTAAGATTTTCTTTATGATATTAAATCACCTACCTTATGGTATTTCGTTATAAATTTTACTCACATCATCCAACAACTCTTTTGGCAAATATCTTTCTAAAAGCTCATTCGAATTATCAAGTGTTTTCTTATAGAAATCTTCTGCGATACCACCGCCAATAGCAGCAATCGTATCTGTGTCACATGGCAAAGACAATACATTTCTTAAGAATGATTCATAATCTTCGCTCTCTAAGAAACATCTGATTGCCACAGGAACACTATCTTGAACTGTCGCAGACCAAACATAATTCTTTCTATAATCATCGAGTGGTCGATCAACACCATATGTATATTGACTGGATGGATAACTTTTTAATGCATATTGATAAATTTCTTCTTTTGATTTACCCCATAGCGCCATAAAAGAACAGCCTGTTACAATCGATGCACCTTTGTAAGATTCCACATGACGATGAGTTTTCTCACATGTCCATTGTGCTAAATCTATGTAATAACTCAATACGTCTGGACGATCAGCAAACCCATTAAAATACATTGTGATAGGCGAAATTCTCATGGCACATCCATTGCCAAAGCTTTCATTAACACGACTGCCATCATCGTGTAACCAGTCTTCGAACATTGCGCCATATCCCGTACCAGGATATTTCTTGCCATATTCTAAGTAGAACTCCCAAGGTTCTTTGTTATGCTTGTGTTCATCGTCATCATCTAACAACCACATACCTGTTGCAATACTGAGAACTGTATCATCTGTGTATTTACATTTATCTGTAAACAATTCACAGTTCTTCCAATCTAAATCGTGAGATCTGCGGAACTCATATTGAGAACCGCAAATATCTCCTAGAATCGCTCCAATCAAAGCCATTTAATCACCTACCTGTTAAAGATGTTTTCTAAAATTGTAAGAATTATTGCGATAATCCATTTTGTTTTCGTTGGAACAATTAGCGGATTTACCACAACAAAATGTAACAACCAAATAAACAAATTTACGATTGCAAAATTGACAGCAATTACAACCATTAATCCTAAGATTGTACCTAAGATTGTTCCTGCATGATATTTGTCTTCAACAAATAGTGAAGTTAATAATTTCTTCATTCGCATAATCTACTTTCCTTTCAATCCCATTTCCATATACAATTCATCTATTGCATTTCCTTTTCTCTGGAGGCAACTATAAATTTTCTCATCAATCGTATGTTTGCCTTGTAGAATAATATATGTGCATTTATTTTCTTGCCCAATTCTATGTATTCGATCTTGGCTCTGGCGATACTCTTCATAACTGAAACTTAACGAATAGTAAATATTGTAAGTACAATTTACAAATGTCAAACCTTTACCAAGAAGCTTTGGGTGCACAAATAATTTCTGAATTTTGCCAGCTTTGAATTTCCGAATAATATCATCACGATCTTTATTCTTAGATGTGAGGGCAACACCATTATACTTTTCAGCCAGACGTTCAATCTCATGCTGGAATTGACACCATATAATAATCGGCTTATCTCCAATTTCTTCAAATGATTGCTCTAAAACCTTGTCTTTGTTCGTTTCAAAATCATCAATACTACCTTCTTTATTGATAACAAAACCACTGACAATTTCTCGCAACTTCATAAGCTTTGCAGTAAATTCAAATTTAGACCATTCATTGATATTGTCCTTGATGTTTTTAACCATATTGTTATAATGTCGTTTTTGTTCGCTGCCAAGATCAAACTCTTTAATTTGAAATACTTTAGGTGGAAGGTCTACGCAATCTTCTTTTTTCAAGAATACAGACTTCTCTCTCAAACGATTAAAATATGCTTCTTTATTCTCCTGTGTCTGATACCATCTATGAGGATTCTGCATATCCTGTGTAAAATAGTGAGCTTGGAATCCAAAAAAATTATTACCAAATACATCTGCGTCAACAAATTTCATCTGTGGGAATATCTCTGAATTATGGTTTGGTGTTGGTGTTCCGCTTAAAACGAATCTATGAGGAATCACATCAATCAATTGCAATAGTTCATTCGTAATCTGAGCACCCATGTTCTTCATTACTTGGCTTTCATCAACGATAACGCATTGAAAATCCATTGCTAAAATCTTCTTTTTCAAAATCTTAAAGCTCTCATAATTCATCACATAAACATCTGAGTCAATATCCATTGCATCAAATCTCTTTTTACTTGACGTAGCCCAACAATTCGTAATTTCTAATTCTGGATAGAATTTCTTACAATCATCAACCCATGCAGTTTCAATAACTGATAGAGGACAAAGAATCAATGTTTTCCCGTAATGTTTTGCGATTTCAAGACCCATCAATGTCTTTCCTGTACCAGTATCAGCAAAAATACCATAACTGCCTTCATTCAATGCTTTATTCACAATATCTTTTTGATATTTCCTCAGATGTGGAGAAAGTTCGTAATGAACAATCTCCTTCTTTGGAACTTCAATATTGGTATCAATTAGACCATATTGCTGTAGTTTAGTGATCGCAGAATCAGGGAATTCCCACTTTCCTGCTCTAAATTTTCGTCCTTCAATCGTTCTAATATATGGAATTTTCTCTACTGGGACTTCTAAAGCTACCAATTACTCACCTACTTCTGCTTTTGCAGCATCTTTAAGTTTTTTAATTTCTGATTTTTTCATACCTAAAACATTTAACTGCGCCTCTAATTCTTTAATTTCTGTACGAATATCTTTCTTTTTCTTTGTTAAAACTTTCTTTTCTTCTTTGGCTGCTTTTGCTTTAGCACTCTGTTCTTTACCAATCAGCAACTGCTCATTAAAACGATCTTTCATTGCTTCAATAGAATCATCTGTTTCAAACATTGAATCATCCCATAGGTCAAAGCGTTTTTCATTTGCTAAATCATAGAATTCTTTATTAAGTTCAATACCAATTGCATTTCTACTATTTTCAATGGCAACTTTGTTAACAGTTCCTGCGCCAGCAAATGGATCTAAAATTGTATCACCTGGGCAAGACCAAAGTTTAATACAGCGTTTAACTAATTCTTCAGCGAACGGGGTTGTATGTCCGATACCTGAATTACTGATGTTCCATACACCATCTGCCCAATCAGCCCATTCTGCCAATGTAATATCGGATGCTTTGATTAATTCACAATCTCCTGCTTTCTTATACACGTAAACAAATCCAACATTAGCTGCAAGAATTGTATCTCTTGCTTTCATGTTTCTGTAATACAGATTTCCCTGCGCTAACATGGCTCTCTGTGCAGAATATTTTCTCCAAAATGCTTTTGTCCAAAGTGAAAAATTATTATCTAAGAAAATCTGATTAATGGAACCAGTTAAGCTTTCCTGACCCATTTTGTTGTCTCTTCCAATGGTGTAATTGTAATCTTCAAACTGCATAATGAATTTGCCACCTGGCTTTAAAACTCTTTCACATTCTGCGATGACAAGCCCTAACAAATAATAATATTCTTCATAGCTTTCACAGTTTGATAAATCGCTTGGATCATTGCTATAAACTCTAAGATTATGATATGGCGGAGATGTAATTACCATATCTACAGTCTCTGCATCCATCTTCTTTAATTCTTTTAAACAATCACCATTAATCCAGTTATTAAATAATTTCATATGTAACTCCTTAATATATTTTTTCATCAAAGATTAATTTTATCTATTCTACGATCATCCAGTCTTCAGCCAACACATCTGTCTGACTTGCGAGCCAAGGAACTACATTCCCCTGTGCTGTTTTCATTGCAATATAAGCACCATATTCGACTAATCCATCTTTGTTTACAATGCTTTTAGCAATATCTGTGCATGGCGCATAAGCTCCTGCTGGAACATAATATAAAAACATACCTTTCCCATTCCAACCTTTTCTTGCTACTTTTCTTTCATCTTTCATTGCATCAATTGCTGTTCCAAAATCCATAATAAATTCTCCTTTACTCTTCTGTGTGACATGTATTTGTTAGTTTCTTATACACATCTTCATATAATTCCTGCTTATCGCCATTGTATGTATACTCTGCGTAGATACCATCACCGCTTACTGTCGTAGATGCTAAACATTTGTAGTTCTGCAAAGTCTTACAACTCCATACGATAAATACATTACTAAGATCAATTTTCATTGCCAAATGATTTTCTTCGCAATGTTTGTTATACCAATCAACTAATTTTCGTTTACATACACTCTGAAAGTGATCCATTCCTGTAACAATCATCTTATTTCTCCTTTACTTGCTCTCTGTAACTTTAAATGGAACAATTGATTCTGGAATATAGTTAACTTCATATTTATATTTGTTAACTTTAGCCCCACCTAAATCTTCGATTACATACATACTATCTCGGTTCATGTGGACAATATGTTTCTTATATGAGCCATCTGCTGTTTCGACAATAAGTTTTACTTTCTTACTGCCTTCATCTTCTAAAGAAAATGCCCCGACAATTTCAAACTCAACTTTATCTGTTCGTGTATTAATTACAGCAAATCGTCTTAAGACATTAAAATTGTCTGCTTCTTTGGATACATTAGTTGATACCTTATCGGCTTCGGTGCATCCTGTCACGATACCACCAATACCGAGACATCCAATTGCAGCAATAACCGCCATTCGTTTTTTAATGTTTAATTTCATATATTCAATTTTCTCCTTTTAAATCTTAGGGTGTTTAATCTCTTTTTGTTTTGACCAATCAATTTCTGAATGTTCTACACCTGTCTGTTGTTTGTAAAATTCATAATCTTCTGTCCAAAACTCTGCATCTTGATCTTTAATGAAGTATCTTTCGTCAAAAACTAAATCTAACTCATCTGGTGTAGTGAGATATTTTACTTTACAACGTCTACCGTATTTGTATGTTTCTCCGTTATAGCTGATTGAACACGGTTCCCAGATGCGATATTCTACATAATTGTCTTTTACAACAAACCTTTCGATTTTGCTTTCTGGGATTCCAAGTCTAACAAAACATTCGTAAATAGTTAATTTATTCATTCATATCACCATTCAGAAGCTCAATCAATCTATCTTCATCAATGATCGGAATGCCTAACTGTTGTGCCTTTTTATTCTTACTGCTTGTAGAATTCACATCATTGTTCACAAGATAATTAGTATTCTTTGATACAGACCCTGCAACCTTGCCACCTCTGGACTCAATTTCATCCTTGATCGCATTACGATTGGCAAACTTGTTTACTTTACCAGTCACAACAAAAGTCATTCCTGTAAGATCAACAGCAAATTCTTTCTTGCTTTCTGGCATCTCAAATTCAAGTTCTTCGGCTAGTTTCTCGACCATTTCAAGGTTTTCTTTGAAATAATCATCCATTGACAATGAAGTATTGATACCAATACCATCAATATGTCCAAAATATTTTCTCTGTTTGATTCTTTTAATAAATACATCGTATGAATTTTCATTGTTCGATAGAGAAATCTTATCAATAAGCTTGCAAATATCTTTTGCCGTTGACTTCCCGACAAGCTCAATGCCAAGTGCTGTTACAAAATTAACCAGTTTACATCTGCGACTTTCCTCAATACTATTTAATAAGGAAGAAACACTTTTTGCACCAAATCCATCAAGGTTCTTCATTTCAGATTTATGCTCTGCTAAATTATAAATATCTGTATAATCTTTCACCCATCCAAGATCAATAAATCTTTTCAGTGTTGCCTCAGATAAACCTTGAATATTCATAGCATCTCTGGAAACAAAGTTCACAAACTTGCTTAACAATTTCGCTTTGCAGTCAGGATTCATGCATTTTAAAACTTTGCTACCATTTTCATTGATGATTTTTGCTTCGCCACCGCAGGTTGGACAAGTATCTGGAATCTTGAATGTATTGCTTCTTGTCAGATTATCGTGTACTTTTGGAATCACCATATTACTACGATAAACCTGAATCGTATCACCTGCACCAAGTTCCAACCCTTCAATGTAACTTACATTATGTAATGTAGCTCTTGTGGTTTCTGCGCCATCAAGATCAACTGGATCGAATACTGCAACTGGATTAATCAACCCTGTACGAGATGTATTCCATTCAATATCTCTGATTGTTGTTTTGTAGAGGTCATCTTTATATTTGTAGGCGATCAACGATAATGGATGATGCCCCGTCATTCCTAACGATTTACCATATTGATAATCGTTGTAGGAAATAATTAAACCATCAACAGGATATTTGTATTTTTCTGGCTGAAATGTTGCCATATACTCTTCAACATTATCTCGGTTAACGACCTGATGCTCTACTACATCAAACCCTTGTTCTGCAAGATATTTAAAGCTATCTGCAATGCTTGGCATTTCTGATTCAGGTGTGTCTCCAAGTTTGACTAATTCAAATACTTTGTAAGCCAACTTCCTGTCTTTTGCCACATTAGAGTCTAACTGTCTAACAGTACCTGCTGCTAAATTTCTTGCATTTTTGTATTTGCCATGTAATTTTTCATTAATCTTAGCAAAATCATCATATCCAATAACTGCTTCACCACGAATTTCAAGATAACGCTTTTCAGGGATTGACTGTGGAACATTTCGTACCATTTTCATCGTGTGAGTGACATCCTCACCGATTTCGCCATTTCCCCTTGTAATTGCTTGTTTTAAGCGTCCATTTTCGTATCTGAGAACAATACTGAGACCATCTTCTTTCCACGATAAAACACCAATTTTATCCGCAAGAAATTTTTTGACCTCATTGACATCCTTCGTCTTCTGAGCTGATAACATTGGGCGTGTATGCTTTACTTTAGCCAGAGAATCAATTATAAATCCTTGAACGTGGTGGATGGGCGAATTATTCAAAACAACGCCAGAATCTCTCTCAAGTCGTTCTAAAGCAGCGCATAAATCGTCAAATTCTTTATCTGAAATGATCGGATTATCCTCTGCATAGTACGCATATGAAGCATCATTGATTCTGTCAATCAAGACATTCATTTCTTTCACATATTCAGTTTTCATAATTTTTTGATTTTCCTTTTCTTGTTTATATTGTTTAGTTGATTATTTTAATTTGTGTTTCTATGTCTTTCAGTAACTGCCAATTACTTCACTACATATATTTTTCTGTGCTGTTGCACATTTACTGTTTCGGAATGTGTTGATTTAAATACGTCTACATGCATTCCTTTTACCTTGCCTCCACAATCTTCTGCCACAAAGATTGTATCGCCATATCCCTCAATCTTAACTCTTGTTCCATAAGGGATAATGTTTTTATCAACCGCAATCGTATGATACGGTCGAGCAAATTTATGCCCTGCATGATTCCAAGCAATCTTAGATCCATATCCTTCAGAACATTCATAACATGGACAATATGCCGTGATCAAAAATATTCCAAGTGAACTCTTTTCAAGTTCTTGCTTTCGCTTCAACCGCTGTCGTTTAATTCGTAATCGTTTCTTCCAAAGTTTTTCTAACCAAATCTTCCTTGCCTTCTCTTCATCAGCTTTCTTACATTTCTGATAATGCTCATGAACGTCTTTTAATTCAACGCTTTGGCTGATTGGATTGTTTGAAATCACATTGCCTTGTTTATTTTCTGCAACAGTTGTCTCTGTTGATAAGGTTGAAGTCTCTACCGAGGGTCGCTCCTCTGCTTTAACTGTGTGAGTCATAAAGCCCGAACACATTGCTAAGAAGCTAAATGAAACAACTTTCATTAAAAATCTTTTTCTCATTTTTGCATCTCCTTTCCTTAACATATTGGTATTTTACCATACTTCTTGCACCCTGTCAATAGGTGCAAAGAATAAAGTTAATTTTTTAAGCTTAACCAGGTGCGCCTCTTATTATGATTTGTCACGATACATCTCTTAAACGCTTCTGGCTCTGCAAGGAGCGCAAATCTTTTCTTAGCTCGTGTTAACATTGTATATAGCATACAGTTATCAAGCAATTTGTAATGTGTGTTGTCAATGATGCCAATTACAGTTTGAGCAGCCGATCCTTGAAGCTTATGCGTTGTTAATGCATATGCCAATTGAAGTTGTCCTAACTGAGCAAAAGAATATTCAATCATCTTTTCTTCAATATTTGCATTCATAGATACCAAACATATTTCTTTTTCTTTATCAATTTCTGTAATATATCCAATATCGCCATTGAATACATCTCTCTCATAATCATTTGAAGTCTGTAATACCTTATCTCCTAAATAGTATTTACGATCTTTGAATTCAACAAATGGTTTATTACTACCAGCAAATAATTCTTTCTGCACTGCTTTATTCAATTCATCTGTACTGTTCGTACAATTACTTCTTCGTGGGGAAATAATCACAACATTATCAAGCCCTTCCTCTTTAACAGATTTAATATACTGCTTTACTGCCATGTTAAACAACGATTCTCTATTCTTCCTGAACAAATAGAACATGTCATTTAGTTCACCATGAACAATTTTTAATTGTGGGCTATCCAATGGATTAATCCCTCTGCGAATCTTTCTTGCATCCGTTAAAATACCAGATTTTTCTGCTTGTCTCATCGGTTTGGTAAGCTGTACACTATTTAAACCTTTCTTTTTTAACAGATCCGAGAAAATATTACCAAATCCAATCGGCGGCAACTGCATATAGTCACCACAAAAAATTAATCGTGTTCCTGGTCGAATTGCCAATAAAAAATTATAGAAAAGGCTCGCATTTGTCATGCTACTTTCATCCATGATTACCACATCAGCAGGTAATGGGTTATCTTGGTTATAACAAAAACTATCAATACCTTCTGCTACAAGTAACCTATGAATAGTCCGTGAGTCTAAGCCTGTTGCTTCTTTAATTCTTTGGGCTGCTTTTGCAGATAAAGCACACGCAACAATGCTATTATTTCTTTTTTGGTAGCATTTAATAATTGGTTTCAGAATTGTTGTTTTACCAGTTCCAGCTTCTCCAGAAATAAACACAACTTGGCAATTTAATGCTTTGTTAACTCCTGTAATTTGCTCTTCTGAAAACATAAACCCTTCTTCATCTTCAACTTCAGAAATCGTCTGACTAATCTCACTATCTGTTATTGGTTCGTAATCTGTTGTATTTCCAAATGAATATTTCTCCATATCTTTAATCAATTCGTAAATATCCATTTCAATTGTATAATACGATTTCAGACCAATTTTATCTCCAGATGTATATAAATAATTTGGTATTTTTTTATCTGATTCTTCATCAAGCCATTCGTCAAATATAGGTAGGCATTCAGACGCTGCATTACTAATATCGCTTCTTAAATTTTTGATATATACATATGTATGTCCATCATTATCACCAACTTGATGCAAGTCGTAAGAAATAAATGCATTTAACCGTTGATTTGAGCATCGCAATTCTGGTTTTAATTTGAGCGCAATATCATCAACTCGTTTAAACCCCATGCCCTTTACTCTAGTGAGTATATATGGATTTTGTTCAATCTGTTTTTTTAAAACACTTGGATTAGGTTCGGATTTCAATAATCTTTCAATCGTTGGTAACGTAACCCCATATGGTTGCAACATTACAACAATATCAGAAATCACATAGTTTTTAATAATTTTATCTCTAAGCTTCTTCCAAGTTTTATCTCCTAGCCCTTTGATTTCTGAATGGTCAATCATCTCTAACTGACCATTCATTACATCTTCAACAACATTAGGATATTTCGCAATTAACTGATCTGCGATCGCTGCGTTCGTCTGTGTTTTTAAAAATACCTTTTGTGCTTCAAAAGTTTTAGGAACTTCGGCAACTATAGAAAGTGGTTTATATTGGTATTCATTGTATTTCTTAGAATATGCCATATTGGCTTTAACCTTATATTTCGTTCCTAAATACAACTCCTGCATATTACCAACCAATTTGCCACATTTGTTCATTTTTTTATCGGATAAGTCATCAAAATCATTATTGTTATATGGTTTGCATTCTGGTAAATCTTCTGCCGTACAGAATGTGTAAATTCCAAACAAAGATTCTGCATTATAATAAATCTGATATAATGGGACAATCTCAAACTCATATTCTTTTGTACTATCCACCACTTTAGGCGACAACCCCCTTCACTTTCTTAATATCTTCTAGCCATTGTTTATATGGTTTAATTTTCTTTGCAATAACCTTTTCATCTGAATCTTTTCTACACAACATAGCAATCTGATTCCCTTTGACGATTAAGTCTTCATATTCTTTCAATTGTGAGTGCCAGACGATTGCCTCAGTCAATCCAAAACTAGAATATAAATTCACATACGCAAATGTCTTTTTATTTTTGTCTTTCTTTTTATCAACTTTAGCGATCACTGCAACCACAGTGCAATCATCTCCATTTTCAACATCTTGAAATTGTTTTGACATATACTTGTATGCCTGATCAAATGGGTTATCGTTGATAAAGATTTGCAATGCTTCAAATTCCCAAAAATCTTCATTCTCAAGATATTTTTGATTCTGTGCGATAAATTTCTGAAATCGTTCTTTTTCCTTATCTTTATACAATTCATACCTTTTATCGTTGTAAGCTTTTAATATTGCATCTTTGTCGTAATCATATTTCTTCTCACCTATACGGTAATATTCAGCGTCAATATCCCATTTAATAAGTAACTGTTTGTAACTCGGTGCTTTTGCAACTGGCTTGAATGTTGTTGGCTGATACATAGATTTCAAATACTGAATTAAAGTTTTACGTTTATTCTTTGTCGGAATTGCACCTGCCTTAATCAACTGAATAACCTGTGATTTACTTGGATTAATACGTTTGCAAAAGTTTTCAAACCCTATGAATTTACCATTTTCATCACGGTCTTCAAGAATTACCTTTGCAATTTTTTCTCCAATACCACTGATAGCCGATAATCCAAACAATATATACACATCATCAATACTGAAATTCATCATTGATTTATTTAAGTTTGGTGGTAACACTTGAATCTTAAACGCCTTGGCATCAAGAATATATTTATTTACCATTCCTGCCTTATCTTTATTGCGATTCAATAATGCCTTAAAGAAGCATAATGCGTGATGCTTCTTCAAAAACGCTGTTTGTAAGCATAATACAGCATAGGAGTACGCATGACTTTTATTGAATAAGTATCCCCCTTTTTGGGATAACGTCTCGCTAATCTGTTTTGCAATTTCTTCAGGATATCCATTCTCAATAATCTCGTAATAAAGCTTTTTAGATTCAGACTTCACAAGTTCAATATTCTTTTTACCAATCGCCTTACGGAATAAGTCGGCTCCTCCATAACTTCGACCACCAAATTTACGAACAATATCAAGTAATTGCTCCTGGTAAATCATACATCCATACGTTTCCTTTAAGATTGGCTCCATATCTGGATGGATATATGTAATTTTCTCTGGATGATGCTTGTACTCAATGAATTCTTCTAAAACATCCATTGCATCTGGTCTGTACAATGCCAATACAGCAGCTAATTCTTCCATGTTTGAGACTTGTAACCTAATCAACAAGTCCTTCATACCAGCACTTTCAACTTGGAAAACACCATTAGTCATTGCACTACGCAATAATTCATATGATCCTTTGTCCATTTCAAATTTTGGATTGTTAATATTTACATCAAACTCAGTTAACCCTGCGTCAATTTCAGCTTCTTTTACAGTGTTTAATGTGGCAACACCTAGAATATCAAATTTAATAATTCCAATTTCTTCAACGATACGTTTATCTACTTGAATGACGTGCTCTCCGTCAGTTCCAAGTTTCATTGCCATATAATCGCTAATATCTGTATCTACAATCCCCACACCACCTGCATGAGAAGATACTGTTTTTACTCTACCTGCAAGATGAGATGCAACGTCAAAAAGCTCTTCATATCTTGGGTTCTCTGCTAAATCTCTGTTATTCCATAAAGATTCTTCAATCGTGTCATATACAAATTTTTTACTTAATTTATCCATCTCGTGATAATTGAACCCTAAGACCTTGCCAACATCTTTGATTGCCACAATTGGAGTAATAAAACTGAAATTGATAATCTGGCATACCCTGTTTTCGCCATACTTATCGATCAAATATTGGATAATCTCATCTCGTGTGCCAACATCTGTATCTGTATCTGGCATTGAAATTCGCTCTGGATTCAAAAATCTTTCAAAAATCAGTCCATATTTGATAGGATCTAAGTCTGTAATTGTAATCGTGTAACACACTAAGCTACCTGCGCAACTACCTCGACCAGCACCAATTGGAATACCATTTTCTCTTGCGAAGTTGATAAAATCCCAAACAATCAAGAAGTATCCATCGAATCCCATTGAATGAATAATATCTAATTCGTAATCAATTCTTTCTTTTCTAAGTTTCTGCTCATCTTCTGGTAATTTATCGAATCCTCGTTTTACCCACCCTGTATCAATCAGATACTTTAAATAAGAATAATTATCTTCAAATCCTTCTGGTAATGGGAAAGATGGTAACTGAGGTGCTTGAAATGGCATGTGAATTTCATCAATTAAATCTGCAATCCTATCAGTTTCTTCAAGCCCTTTGGTCACTGCGTCTTCTCCAATTTGACTATCCATAATTGCATGAATTTCATCGTCAGATTGTAAATAACATCCTTCATAAATTTCTGCTGCGGTTTCAGTATCGTGAGCAAGCTTTACATGCCAGTTCTGATAATACAGATCTTCTTTTCTAGCAGCATGACTATCAGTTGTGATAATGTATGGTGTATTAGTGTCTACTGAAAGCTGTAAGATTTTCTGATTATATACCATTTGATCCTGATGTGAATGTGACTGCATTTCTAAATAAAAATGTGGAAAAATCTCTTTATATTCACGAACATATTCAACACATTTCTGATAATCTGGCTCTCTGGCAAGTTTAGATGCTAAACAAGCACTACTCACAACCAGATCCTTAGCATATGGTTTCAACGCATTCAGATCAATTCGTGGCTTGTAGTAAAATCCATGAAAATTTGAATCAGTTACCAATTGATTAATTGCTTTTCTACCATTCTCATTCTTTGCCAATACAATTAAATGGAAATATTTGCTATCCTTATTCTGCTCTGTCATATCAAAACATTCATAGAATTCAACTCCAAAAATCAGTTTTATATTCGGATATTTTTCATGAAGTTTGTCATAATAACACCAACTATACTCATTTCCATGTTCTGTGATAGCCAGTGCTTTTAGTCCTATCTCTTCTGCTCTTTGTAAGTTTTCTTCAGGTAATGCATATCCATCTAACAATGAATAATGCGAATGTGTATGTAATGAACTGCTCACTAACTTTCACCTCAATCCCAAATATCTTCGTCTAATTCTTCATCTGTTGTGATGCTCAGAACATTAATATCATCAACCGCAATTTGATATTGTCTAATTCCGTTAAAGATATTAGTCTGTGCAGTTCCTACTAATTCAAATGCAACTGTACCTTCGTCAGAAAAATCGTTTATAATCCAATCATAAATCTTATTTTTTTCATCACATCTAAACATCACGCATGGAATATCATTAATCTTGAATTGCATTGTATCCATTTTTTTACCAACAACATTAATCTCTTCCTTATTTAATGTAATATTCTTGACAGCAATCATCGGATCATCAATACCCTGCCCACGAATATCATCTAATTTAGACATTTCCTGTAGTAGTTCAAAATCTAATCTGCAAGCATCTACAATGAAATCAACTCTATAAGTTGCATCATATTTAATATCTTTCAGCTTGTCGTTTAATTCTGTGATTGCTTTAGAGATATTATCTGTCGAACATCCAAATGCATTGGCGTGACCTTTTGCCCATAAAAATGAATTTGTTTCGGATATCACATCTTTCAAACTATCAATCGGGCTATGGTCTACATTCCTTGCACTACCACTCATTTCTACTAATCCTGTTTCTGGATTAATATGTTTTCGTAATAACAAGCATGGTCTGTTCATATCTTCAGCAATCTTAATAGCAACCAATCCTGTCAAACTGCTATCTAATGTTTCTGTAACATCAAGAATAGTAATCTTACTATCTTTATCTTTTTCTGCCTCTTTCATAATAATCGGAACCATCTTTTTCTTTTGACGATCCTGTTTGCCTTTAGCATTTTTGCATAATCGAGCAGCACGATCGTAAATATTCTCTTTGATTACTTCCGCAGGGTTGTTTTTTGTTGCTCTTTTCTTATAGTCAAATACCTCATAGTCTTCAATAAATGCTCTAAAAACTAATTCTTTATCTTTCAAAGAACCAAATCGTACCATACCATTGATAATTGGAACGATATACCACTGAACATTATGAATATTAACAATACTATGCATTGAATAATCTTGTGCATTGATCAGCGCTTTGAAGCATTCATTCTGAATATTCTGTATTCCTTTATTGACTAAACGACGTGTTTCAAAGGATCTCATATCCATCACATCACCAATATTGGCTAATGCACATAAATCTAAATAATCATCTGCATAATTAATCCATAATTCATCATCCATTGCCTGTAAAAATCTATAGACAATCCCAGCCCCACATAAGTCTTTATTTCTATATCGTGGACTACACTGATTATTTACAATTACAACTTCCTCTGGCATTATTTCTTCAGATTCTTCTTTTTCATGGTGATCAAGAATTACAATCTGTACGCCACGGTCTACAAGTTCTGTACATTGTGCTATATCATTGGTGCCTGCATCTGGAATTATTAGAAGTTTCACGTCTTCAGGTATAGTAATATCTTCACTTAATCCATGAGCTTTTGCTTTTTTATGTAATAAGTAACAAATGTTACTCTTACCATCATAAAGTTCATTATTAATGCGATTTAAGTACATATACGCCATCGAAGCCGAGCAAAATCCGTCTACGTCCTCGTCAATTAAAATACCGATTTTATGTCCATTTTCAAGTGCAAAAATCGTTGTATTTACTGCGTTTTTGATACCCTCTAAATCGGCATAATCTTGAATTACGCTATCATCAAGGTTCAAATACGTTTCATAATCATCAATCCCTCTATTTCTTAAAATTTCTGGCACAACATTAGAGGTATCATTTGTGCCACCTTCATATAATTTGTATTTTATATGTATAACCTGCCTGTTCTTATTTAAGTGTATACAAATAGTTATTTAACAATAGTTCCCATTTTTTAGGATCATCAGTAGGTGATTCTTTTTCATCAAGGATTCCTTCTTTTGAGTTATCCATGATGTATGAAATCGGAACTCCATCAATAAAACGATCGCCAAGCTTTTGAATCTCTTCTAACTCAACATCTTTGTCAAAAATAAATACTACTTCAACTCCGAGTCTTGTTAACATATCAATTTGCTGTCTTGAAACTTGCTTGCCGCCAGTTGCTACAACATTTTGATATCCATATGACCATAGCTGCATGACAGCTTTTTCTGCTTCTGCAACATATACTCTTCCAACCCTTTCTATATAAGGTAGAGTTTTATTCAATCCGTATAAGATTCTTTGTCTAGCGCATGGCTCAATATATAAATATTTCAAATCATGTTTATCTAACTCTTTCTTGAACAATCGTCCTTTAACACCTACCAAATCACCAATTTCAGAAAAAATAGGTATTGTAATTCTGTTTGTATCTTCGTCATAGCCAATATTAAATTCTTTCTGTGTTAAATAAGTAATATGATCTTCATAAAACAGATCATTAACATAGTCCTTATAATAAGAAAGAATTCGTTTTGAAATTGGTTTGACTGGTTTATCTTCTTCGGTTTCTATATTTTCTTTCATATCATGAATCAATTGAGTGATCTGCAAACTTTCTGGCAGTTGCTCATTAAAATCATGATAATAATCTATGCCGATCAAATTGGCTAGATATTTTAAACCGTCTGGGAAAGACAGACTTTTTGTAAAGCATACCAAGTCAATTAAATCTGTCTGTCTTTCTTTTGCTGTCATTTTTCTTGTATAATTTGTGCAATTTAGGTTTTCGTTGTTATATGTAATAACTGCGGATTCATTATCCCCATCTTTATTTGCACAGCTCCAATATCCAGACGAATGATATTTAATATGATGACAGCCTATATCTTTCAGAATATTTTCTACATAATTATTGTCGTATATATATTCTTTTAGCTGTGCTACATCCATAACCTACGCTCCGTTTTTCTCTCGTTTTATGACATATCCTATTTCGTCCCAAGTATTTAAATCCAAATTGATTTCAAAAATTGGAATAACATTTTTGTTACCGCCTCGGTTTTTATCAACCTTAATACAGAAATATGTCTTGTCCTTTTTTAGATCGTGCGCCTGTGGCTCTCCCCAATCACTAATTGATATATACTGATATTTGTAATATTCGTCAGGATGTAATCTTTTACCAAGCATTAAGATATCAGCAACGTGCTTAATCTGTTTTGCATTGGCAATATTATTACTACTTAGTTGGAATATATCTGTATACACTGTGTCATCTGTTAACTGGAATACAGAAAAACAAAACATATGGATCTCTTTCATAAGCTCTTTAATTTTTGTGGCTGTCTGTTTCACCGTTTGCCAATCATCAATACGATAACCTTTTAACGTGTCATAACCACAATATTTCACATCATATAACATACGATGTTTTCTAAATTCAAACTCTAATGCCGAATCTGAGTAATCAGAGCCAACATCTTTGAAATATAATTTTCCTTGACGTTTCTGATCTACCCATTTTGCAACTTGCATAACTTTTTGAAACTCATCTGACGTCGTAGCTACTCTATGTCTGTACTCCTCTTCTGTTTCAATAAAGTCGCCATTTTCATTTGTTTTTCTTTCAATCACATTGCCATTGTTGTCTCTGTAAATACCAAGAACTATTTCTTCTTCTGGCTTTTCAATATCAACCCCATGAAGCTCTTTAAAACATTTGTTGTTGATCACTGTAACGACTAAGCAATTTCGCAAATCGTCTTCATCCATTTCGTTACTGAGTAATAAAAATTTCTCATCCATTGCCAATACGATATATGCGATCAACAACATCATATTTCTTGATTTTCCTTCATTACTTAAGAATCCATTAAAAATTACCTTTCCAAGTCGACACCCTCTGAACATCTTATTGAGAATCCCCCAAGGTAACGGAATCCCTAAATCTGGTTTTGATAAAAATGATTCAACCTGTGATTCAACACCACTATTCAATAAGACAGAATCTTCGCCTGCGCTAATAACAGTATTAATTTTATCTGCCTGAGATCGAATCACTCTATAAATATCTTTTGCTTCCCATTTTTCAAATAATCTATGGTTTAAAATTCTTTGAACAGGATATCCATTTCTGTCATACTCTCTAACAAGAGAGTATTTCTTAACGAGATTATAATATTTTTTAAAATCATCACAATCTGCAACCTGCATCCATGATGAAATTGTTTTCCACCCTTTGTATCTTTTATATGTCCTAAGTCTTTCATCTGATTGACTCATGAACATATTTACCTTATCTTCCTCAATCGTCTGAGTAAATGTTTTGTACATAATCTCAAACATATCATAGAAGAATTTACATGCCTCATCACTGAAATCATACTGGCTTCTCATATATCCACCATAAGAAACATATAAATCTGGTTGTTTATACAAAGCACCGATAAACATCATTTCACTCTGAATGTTAGTTACACTTTTACGTTCCACTGTTTCTTCTGTCAATCAAGTCCCTCACCAAAAATATCACTTAAAATGTCATCCATGTTATCGTCTTGCGTGGCTGTTACTACAGTTTTCTGAGTTGTGATATTATTTGTTTCAACAAAAGATTTTGCAAATTTTTCATTATTCTTTTTGTCTACTTCATTTAATTTCTGTTTCTCTTTCCATCGTAAATAACTATCATATTTTCCCACTAAAACCGCTAAATCATAATTAACCTGGTGTGTTGGGTTATCTTTATCCATCGTTCCTTTTTGTATTAAAAATGTTCGATTTTTCTTAAGATATTTCATTTGACGCTTCCACATATCTAAAAGGTCACTTGGCGGAATTGGTTTCGCCAAACCACGATATGTACCTTTGTAAATACTTTTCAATTTTGTAAAAACATATGCTGGTACAGAACCAATGTAATTATAATTATCAAGAATAAACCGATATACTTTGTCTTCTAATAATCTTGGTTCAAGTAACAATCGTGCTTTCTGATTATATTCGTCAATCTTAGATAATGCAGATAACCATTTATCATGTTTAGTATTTTTGGATAATAATTTTGCTTCACACATTTTTTGGAAACATTCTTTGTGATAATAACTATTGTCATATTTAACAATCTCTTGTACTTTATCTAAATCAAGTTCAATTACTTCTTTACAATAAGCACATTTTACTGTTAAAACATCTGCCATACTACAGTTACTCCTCACTTAATATCTAAGGATCAGACAGCCCAAAAGGGCTGCCACATAAATCCTTTTATGATAAAACTTCCTCAATCTTTTTCAACTGTCCAAGATCTTTAATTCGTGTAATTGTAGTAGGTAATCCTTCTTTCACAAGCTTGTCTTTCATCTCCTGTTTCTCTGGAGGTGTCATCTGTTTAATCATATTAATAATTCGCTTTCTAACTGCCTCAACAGAATCTTCATTATTGGAAACTCCGTCATTAGTTACACCAGATTCTTCTTTTTCTGCTTCCTCTTCGGAAACTGGCTTACCTGCTTCTCCAAGAATTTCTCTCTTATAGATTTTCTGTTCAACATCAACTGCTTTTGTGAGGGCATTACCAAGTGTAAACTCTTTGTTACCAACAGAATTGTCAATAACTTTCTGCCATGCTAACATCTGCGGATCTTCAACAATTTCATTCTTTTTATATGTATGTGTTCTATCTTTCACAATCTGTGCACAAACCATGTCAGTTTCATCATCAACGAATGTACGAATTACTGTTTTGGCGTTATAATCCATACCTTTAAATCCGTCAATAATTTTACGACCTGTTGTAACAGTTTCTCTTTTACCATCAATCATCTTAGATTCTGTTTCATCTTTTTCTCTTGCTGTTACAACACAATGTGCTCCAGAAGCTAATAAATCAAGAATTAAATCCTGACCTTTGAAGTTTACAGTCTGGTAATCTTTTAATTCCATACCTGCACCTTCAATCTTGACAAGTCTGGCTTCACCTGTCATATTTGCAGCATCCGCTTTTACACGATTTCTTTTCTTAGAGAACTCAATCAATCCCTGTTTTGTAGTCAGATTTAAGATTGTTGATCCATCTACAACAATTGCATCAGCTCTAAATGGAAGACCATCTGCATCTAAAACTACATCATCAGTTTCTTCTCCATCGTCATCAAGCTCGTAGAAGTCACCGTTTGTTTTAACTGTATCAATATAATGTCTTACTTCTCCTAAGCTCTGAGTGTAAACAATGTAAATGTTTTCGAGATTTACACCATTTTCCTCTAATTCTGGTAAATAATCATCAATACTTCCTGATTCAGAATCTAAATATAAGACTCTGAAAGGTTTCCCATCTGGGCGTTTAAAATACGCTAACTGCATTGCCAGTGTACTTTTACCAGTAAAAGGTTCTCCATAAATAATAGTCATCAATTTACTCTGTGTTTTTGCTGCTTTTCTTGCTTTTGCCAAATGTAAAACTCCTTTATGTATATATTGTTTTTGTTATTTATTTGTGAAATGATTTAGAATTGCTCTTACCAAACATCGCCTTCAGTATCATCTGAAGAATCATCAAAACCAGATCCCCATTCATCATCTGTAGAAGAACTACTTGTCTGTTTATCATCAGACTCACCGAAATCACTTCTTGCTGCTTCTGCCTTTTTAATAGCTTCAATCGCTGCATCAATTGCTTCTCTGGTGTATGTTTCTGAATCAATACTGTCTTTGCTTGCGCCAGTGATAATAAGTTCTTTTCTTGCAGAATTTACGACTCTCTTTGTAGGATCTGCTTCTCCCCATCCATCATCTTCTACTTCAACTTCTTCTGTCTGAATTTCTGTCTTAATATGTCCCCAAACTTCAATAGATGAATATGGCTTCACATTTTTCTTAAAAGTTTTTGCTAATTTCTTATTTGTCATATAGAATTCAGCGTCATCAACAGATGAATAACCAATAATCTTTCCATAAACGATAAAACGTCCTGTTGGCACATCATTTTCTTTTTCCTGTTCGATATTTGTGAATACCATTGTCTGTTTGAAATCAGATCTTACTTTACGTTCTTCATCATCAAGATCAATTTCTTTACTTGTTAAACTAATCTGTGTTGGAGACATTCTTGACCACTGACGTTTAGTACCGTCTCCCCCAGTAAAACTTCCATATTCAATATCTCCTTTGATGAATACACTCTGGTTGTCTGCCATATGTTCTGAAGTATATTTTGTTAAATCAAATGGATCTAAGACAACTTTCTTATTAACAACCTGTTCTTTATCATTGGTCTCTTTTTCAAGACCTGCTCTTGAACCAATAATTGCCCAACCTTCGCCAAGTCCTAATTCTTCAGTCGATTTAAAACGATCCGCCCAAGGAATTTTTTTAGTTTTGTATGTACCATCTTTCTCTCGTTTGATAAAACATACTGTAGGTTTTTCAAATGCCTGAATTTTACATCCAACTTTTACGTCAGGTTCTACTTTAACTCCGAAAGATAATGTCCGTTTATCTTTGCCTTTCTGCGTTTTACTTTCCTTATAAAAGTCGTCTTTTGCACAATCAGTGATTAATCCTTCTAACTGAAATGTACCTTTGGTTTCTGGTAAGTTGAAAAGTCTTTTAGATTTTGTGTTTTCTGCCAAATGAATTTACCTCTTTCTGTTATTAAATTTGTTTAGTTAGTTTTTAGTTTGTAAATAAGTCATCAATTTATATCCACTGTCAACTCTGCCAAAGCCAACAGGAACAAAAATAATTGTATCTGATCGTCTTACATTGTTATAATCGTTCTAGTACGTTTATAACAAATGCGTCAAAAAAATAATAAAAGCAAAAGCTTTTTGGAAATTATAAGGATGGGATTAATTTATTTTTAATTTTTTTCAATTGATATTGAATTGCTTGATATGTAACACCAAGGGTATTTCCTATTTCTTCGTTCGTATACCCTTTTGCCTTTAAATTAATAATTAACCTGTCCTTATTATTTAGTATTCGCATTTGCTCATCAAAACACAAAAAGAAAATTAATTTTTTTTCATTATTTTTTTTATCAGCTAACAAAAAAGAATATTCTTTTTCGTCTTCATCTAAATCATTCATTAACTGATTGTACGATAAGGTAAGTCGTTCATCTCTTTTATCTGCAAATCTCCATCGAGTATATGCTATAATTTCTTTTTGCATACATTTATATGCATATGTAGAGAATGATTTAGCTTTGGATTCATCATAATCAATTGCTGCCTTACACAACCCAATGGCAGCGAATCCATAATAGTCATCAAAATCTTGTCTGCGGATACCGCATTTTGTCATAGCAGAGTAAATCAAATTATGATTTTGTTCTACTAATTTTCTCTGTTCGTCATTTAATTTCAACGACATTTTCTCCTTTATTTACTTGTGTTTATGTAGTTTATCCCTTGTAAAAAGGTTCCCATTGCTTAGGTGGGAATTTGTTTAATCTCCAAACGGCAGGATAATTATAGGTGATAGGGCATATTTGTCTAGCTCCTCCATCCTGTAGTTCTAAAAATGGGCATTTAATGCTACAACCACAATCATCTTTATTAAGCGAACAAATATCTTGAATTGTTTTTAATGATTTTGCCACTTCTTCATCTGTATACTCTCCATAATTTTTCTCATCCATATAAACACCTCCTATTTTTCAAATGCTCGCCACGTAGTATCTGGATCATCATCAATCTCCCAAACATAAGGATCAGAATCTCTAATCGTGCAACTTGGCGCCCTCCCTGTCATTGTACATAATGGGCATTTTTTGCAATCTTCATCATTGCCATGAAGATAATACTCACATGTATCCTGAATTACATGCAATGCATTTAGAATCTCTTCAGGCGTATGTAATTTACTTTTCTTTTCTTTCTCCATTATATTTCTCCTTGATTGCATCAATTGCAAACTGCAACGCCTCATCTTGAATTGTTGTATAATCATTTACGGAAATCATATCATTTAATACATGGATGTACTGTGCCGCATTGGTTTTGGTAGATAGTAGCTTTTCAGAATCTCGATTCTCTATGTCGTTCACAGTCAATGTATCGCACGCATTAATACACGAATTCACCAATTCGTTCCATAGCGAAAAAACAAAATATCTCGCTGCAATCGGTTGACATTTTAGTTCATCAACTAGTGGTTTCGTCAGTTGAAACGTATCAAGTAAACTACATATATTATAATATTTTCGAAGTATATGATCTTGCTTATTTGATCCAACCTCATCCATTGGAAGTGCTAAACTATCTCTTAATTCTTCTAACTGCCCGTATGTAAACACTTTATTATTTTCTTTCTTCACTCTGTCTTTCCCATTCCTTTCTCCAAGAATCATCTTCTTTAATATTACCAAGTTTGACATATTGATCTGGCTTGATTTCTCCCAAATTGATCATATCAGAACTATAAATAGATAACATCTGCCACGCCAAATCTTCATCACTATAAATAATCAAGTAAGCGTCTTCGTCGTCATCAATCAATTGCACCACATCATATTCAAACTCATTTTCTCTACCTGTTGATCTACAGATAGACTCTGGCTTAATTTGACATCCGTACATATTAGCATTATCTTTTTCTTCTGATCCATATCCTTGAAATAACAACCACTCATTACCGATATATGTTCCGACAAACCATTTATTATCACAGTGGTTTTGTGCTCGACAATACATTCCATTGTCTTGATAAAGCTTGTTCATTTTCAATCACTTCCCTAATTCAATCCCGCAGATTTCTTTCTTCATTATGTTTCTCCTTTTATTTCATAAAAACTTTTGACCCACTGAACATTGGAATAACACCAAACTCAGTATCATCGAGCCATTTTAATCCAGATTTATCAGAAAACCATAAGTTGGGCACAAAATATTCTAATTTGCTAGCAGGATAATCTTTATTCTTATATCTTCGCAATTCTGTGCTCTGATATATTAGATTCTGAATAATTGGCTTCAGTAGTTCTAAGTCCTCTTTCGATTCTGGATACTCTCCTCTACTTTGAAAATGATAATATAACAAATTACAAACTACATATATATCGTTATAAAAATCGTTATCGCCAACAGTTACTACCAAGTATTTTTCATTTTTATAATCTTTACTTTCATTCATATTTCATCACTCTCCTAGCTCAATACCGCAAATTTCTTTCGCTAGTTCTCTTGCAGCAACACGACTTACCCAATCTGTCTGCCAACCATTTATATATGGCGACGACCAATCTGTAAGATCATTGTTATACATAAATTTCAGCAAATCTTCTAAGCTATGAATATCTTTCTTAACTTCATTTACCTTTCCATAAAACTCTCGTTTTAGAACCGCTTTTATTTCTGATTCAGTGCGATATATCTCTTCTAAAAGAACCATATATAAACCATGCGTTATACTGTCTTGTATCATTATATATATTAGATCGCCAAGACATTTAATCTCCGTAATGATTCCAGACTTAACAGTATATGGTTCATCATACCAAGCAAAATACACCTTATCTCCAACCTTAAAATCGCACATTTTACATCACCTCTTTCTAACACCAAGCCCATATAATTGCACCTATAGCACCAACAATATGTATAACACACCATATTTGAGAGAACATACTCAAGAATCTTCCAGGAATCCCTTTTGGATATGATATATATAAGTATTCATCTCTATTGTCATAAATCCAGCACCATATTCCAACATAAACGACACATGCTATGAGAATACTTGCTAATTGGATTATCAATTTTACATCCTTCATAGTTACTTCTACCATTCATTAAGCTCAAGACCACATTCGTCTCTCTTAGCAAAATACTCAGATTCAACTTCATAGTGAACATCTTTATATAATTGATCATAATATGATTTCTGTAATTTGAAAAATGCAACCTTTAAATCATTTTCATAAAATTTACCCTGCTGTCCATTTTGAATTGTACGATATCCAATTTCTGGATGGTTATATGAAACTGAAATAATTGATCCATTATAACCAATGGTCATATGAATTCCTCCATTGACATCCGCCCGATATTCAACCTGATATCCGTCAATAAACCCATATGGATGCCACTCATAATCATCTGGCGCAACAGCAGGTTCAATAACATCAAAATATTTTTCTAATTCATCTCCCGACATCACACCAAGATGCACTCCATCTACACCAAATCTAAAATTAATAACATTTTCATCTATATCAATCTTAACAATCTCGCATACCTCTCCAAGATTATCAAAGCATCCCATTGGCTTCTTTAATTTAATCTTATGATCTATAGTCAATTCATTAATATTAATCATGCTGCCACCTTACCTTTCTTACTAAAATGTTCATTCCATGCATCGACCGCTTCTTGTTGATCGGCAGTTAGAGGATCATTGAATCTTTGCAGTGCTTGTACGATTCGTCCATTTTGTATTTCAATCGTCACTAAGGATTTGTTTGGTTCTTTTGCGTTTCTCAAAAACATAATATGGCATTCGCCATCAATGACTCGGTCTATGTAACTTGCCACACAATTATTTTGCTGCACCGCTTCGTCTTTAATGTCTTGAGTGGAGTCTGGATAAAAGAATCTCAGTCCTTTATATGTAAATTCGTATTCTTTATTAATACGGCTCTTAAAGACTTCTTCCGAAAATTCTTTTTGTAATCTTTTGTAATTTCTTGTGACAATATCCATTGTTGTTTTGAAATGTCTTGGATATCTATCAAATTTATGACTGATTGCGTCCATCATACGGGCATAATCACGCAATTCTCCGAGTAACCAATTTATACTATTGGTAGCAGCTTCAAATGTAATTATTCTATCTATATAAACAAACACATCTGCAAGATTATAGCCATAATCCTGATTTAAAGCCTCCAAAATTTTCGTAAAACGATATCTATGATTATCCTCAAAGAAATTTATTAAATATTCTTTAGTTAATGTCATATACTCTGTCTGTAAAATCGTTTGTACATAATCTGGATACATCTTATAAAAATCAACAAAATCATTACTTAACAATCGTCTATTCTTCACACCAAGACAATAATTTCTCAACCATTTTGGTACTTCATTAATTGAATATTTAAAATCTTCTGTGACTTGTTTGTGTGTAAACCCTATAGCAAAGAACTGCTCGCACATAGAATACTTACTTGCATATTCAAACAAAGTTCCTAAATTATAATCAATGAAGCCCCATGTAGTTCTTCCCATTTCACAATTTCTTCGCCAATTTACATATTTTAGAAACTCTGCATAATGTGGATCGGACACAAACAATTTATCCAATTCATCAGCTGAATGTCCAGACAGAATATTGTTCAAAGCTTTCACTTTCCTGCCGCTCTTGCCATAGCAATCACCATTTGATAAATCATATTTGCAAGTTTTACCATCATCCAGATGGAAAATAATAAACTTACCTTGTTTTTCTGCCGTGATAATGTTTCAACTCCTTTCATTTCGCCTCAAATTCCTATTTTATCATCATGTTATGCTCCCAATTATAATGCTTCATCGTCAAGTAGAAATCTGTAACATAATCGCATAAACTGTCAGAATCTCTAAACACTCTATCAGACATCTCAATCCACCAAGCATGTAATGGTTCAATATCTTTGTTCAGAATCAGTACAGGAATATGGTGTTCATATGCGATCGCAATCTCCATAGACGTTCCAATGCTTTTCGGATCATTTGCATTAACAATTACAAGATCGCTGTTTCTAACAAAGTTGGTATCAAATCGCATCACTTCTTTCTCTGTATCGAATAATTTTTCTTTAAAATTATAATAATCTACAGGGTTAATAATATTCATTGGCTTAGTATCGGCACATGTTTTTTTACATCGACTGATAAGTGATTTACGAATTTTTTCTCGCCACTCATTTTGTTTTGTAAACGATAAGTTTTGCATACCGCCAGCCAAATAAATCTGAAATATATTATTTTGCATTTAATTTCTCCTCCACTTTCTTCGTTAAATAATCCAAAATATCTTTATCTGTTTTAAATGCCTGAGTATCTTTCATAATCCTCTCAGCACTTAGAATACATTGATTCATCTTTTTAAAATTATCCACTGTAATATGTGAGAAGAATCTGGAATCTTCTTCGACAGAGGCAGGATTCTCACCTATCTTTGTATAATGAAATTCTTCACAGATCAGTAGCATATCTTTACTACTTGGAAATCCACCAATTCTAAATGAAAAATTAACTACATGTTGAATTACTTTTGGATTACATTTACTCTGCCAAAAATCTCCAATATGTACATCCATTATTTTCTTTCTCCTTTCATAACATAGGACTCAATCAATCCTTTCTTTAGTCGGTCATTCATATCCTGAATGGCTTCATCGATTGTTTTAAATTTACATGAACAAATATGCTCTTTGGTCAAATTAACAAATGAATATGTGCCATCTGACTTGTTCCTAAAAATAACAACCACTGATTCTTCTCCATCTGGTTTCTTAACAATAAATCTGAGTGCACCTTTTTGTGTTTCCTTTATATTTTCAAGTAAAATAGTATAATTGATTTTTAACCAGCTACCATTTGCCCATACTTGTTTAATTTTTTCTTCAGCATTTTGAAGTACACAATGTCTATAATCAATACTCTCGATATTATAGACAAGTGATTCAATGGCTTCTTTATCATTTTTTATTGTAATTTGACCATGCGTTCCATTTCTTCCATCTGCAATCGCATCAATAAATTCTTCTACAGTATATTCTTTATCAAGCACAACATCATATTTAGTATATTTATCGTTATCAGAACGTGGGCGTTTTATTAATTTAAACATCCCTATCACCTACTTTCTTATCAAATGTTTCTTGCAAATTTAACCAGAACTGACCATCATCAGCAAACCCATAATGGTCTGCCATTGTTTTCGCAAATTCTTTTGTAACACTTTGTGATCCGTCAATCAACCCTTGAACATAATCAACATCCATGCCAATTTTACTCGCAAGCTGATAAGGAGTCATCTTGCAAGATTCAACAAATTCTTCTAAGCATTCGCCAGGATGAAAAGCAATTTCGTCTCCAATCTTTACATACATTTTTACACCATTCCTCTCACAATTCGTTCATTTGTTGTCATCAAGAAGTTATTGATACGATCCCAGTCTGGTTCGTCTGGCAAATCAGTATTCATATAATCATAATCAAATTGATAAAGTAATCCTTCAATAAAAACATCGTATGACTGATTTGGGAAATATTCTGTATGCTCATTGTGTTTGCCAAATCTATATGTTTTATGCGTACTATTATATCCTTCTTTGATCTTTACAAGATCTTTTCCTATGTCATCCATAGATCCTAACATTGTTCCGTTATGCAATAATTCAATGCCCTGCAACAATAATCGAACTGCATGCATCATTGATTTATTAGCGTATCGTTCTGCCTTTTGCTTTTCTTTCTCTGAATCTTTATTTTTATAATACTTAAAACTCGTTCGAGTCAGACAATCGCATATATATCCTTTATATGCATGATAAACTCTCTTAGATAAAAACATATCTCTATTTTTGATCAGTTCCATACCAATATCAGATATATATAAATAGCGGTCTGGTGCAAAATATAACAGCTCTAAAAACGTAGGATTACCCTTTGCAAGCATATTGATCATCTTAATATGCGAATGTAACACAGTATCAACATCTTTATGATCGTCTGTCTTTTCAAGATTATTTGGATTATTATTCAACAAAATCTCTCTTTTATCACTAAGGAAAACACCACGTAAATCAATATCAGAATCCTCTGTATTTGTTCCGTAGGCATAACTTCCACCTAGCGTGAGAAAAGCGATTTTGTGAGGATAATCTCGTAAAAAGTCATACTCTGGAGACGAGTTTATGTAATCTTTTACTTCTTCAATTGTCATGATCTCACCTCTTTTATCCACATAATGCTTTCTTAAACTGTACAATATTTTGACTAACCCACTGATGAGTGATTCCAAGCTGACTTGCAATTTGTCTTTGTGTTAAACCTTTCTGCTTTAACGTGATAATCTTTTTATTTCTCGGTGCCAATTTATCAAACTCATTTTGAAAATGTACCTTTGTAAGCACCTCATCCTCTACATTATCTTTACTCATCAGTGTTGTTCCGATTGTAATATCATCTTCTGGTTCGTATCCTGCCAATGGTGTATCTAACGATTCAGCATTCCTATTCATTTTTTCTGTTAGTCTGTGCCATTTTGTATAATATTGATTCACTTCTGAACGTAATACCCAGAAGAGATATGTACCAAAAGTTCCTTTAGACTCGTCCCATTTTAATGCTGCTTTACAAATTGCCATACGACCAAGATCCATATATGTATCAAAATCTGTAAACTTTGTAAAATATTTTTCATGTAAATGCCAAATCAAAGAGTAATTATCTTCAATCAGCCTTCGCTGTTCATCATTTAGTTTCTTCACATCTCTTTGCCTCCTGTTCTTTAATGAATTTTTGTACTTCCTCTACATAACTTAATTCAAAATATCTTTCAATATACCCGCCCATTGGAACTCCAGTATATTTAAAATTAGGAATAGTTTCTTTTAGTTGACCACAAACCTCAGATCTAAATGTGTTTGTATATTTTTTCAAATCATTCATGGAATATGTTTGTTTAAAATGTGGCATATCAAGAGTGTTAAATAGTCTCCATAAAAAATTACTATTTCTATACTTTGTTAATTTAGCATCACGTAATTCATCCATAAAATCTCTCATAAATCGGATTATCTTATCAACATCTTTTGATGCTAATTCAAATACTAAATTTTCTGATTCATCATAATATGTATAATCATCATATTTTGTATTTGAATAAATCTTGTATACTTCATTTTTGCCTGATAGATTTGCTGATATATTATCAACATTCAAAACTTTGCCATTTTTCATAACTATTTCATCACTACACAATATCGCAGGAGATGTTATAGAAAACTTATCCAATAAAACATATTGATGGCTCAGATTAAAATGTGGATTATGATCGTCAAAATTACAAAACATCTCCGCTAACTCAATATGATCCTTGTTTCTCAATGAATTAATTTCTGTCCATTCATCACCAAGACAAATACCACGTACTGTTTTTAAAACCCTTTTTCCATAAATCTCTACATCGGCTTCCCAATCTGGGTCTCTATTTTTACTAAAAGCAAGTTCAAATTCTCTTGTATTTTTCCTTGACATACATCACACTCCTAACACATACTTATCACTTCTGAACCCAGCTGCATTTGGATGACCACCGCCACCATATTTCACAGCAAGCTCATACACATTTACTTTATCCTGTTCTGCGGATCGCAACTGATATTCCCACATACTTCCATTGAACGAAAAACCAATGAACATATCATATTTAGAAGCATCAATAGATTCAAAGAAATCATAATTGATTAATGCTCGGTTGATTGCATAGACTTTATGTCCCTCAAATATGGTTTCAAAACCATATGCTCTAAGATATTGTTCTGCATTTGCTGCTAAATACTCAATAATTGATAAGCCATCTGCTATCATATCACCAATAATTTTTGCTGCTTCATAAATTCCTTGATCTTTATTTAACGTGTTTAGCAATGGACTTAACGCATCAAAATCATACGATTCAAATGCATAGTGAAATGCTTTTACGAATTGTTTTGACGTTTCACCAAAATAAAATGTATCCCACATGGCTGTATATTCTGCCAGTTTTGGATAATCTGCTTTATATTTATATATATTGAGTAATCTTTTTACATTTTTCTCATCCGTCCTCTCAATTTGCTCCCAATTTTCATCACACATATATTTAAAATATAACCATGTCAAATTCGCTCCTGAAATACCCGCTCCAGTAATTCTGATTCCTTTTACATCACACTTGAAATCTTTATACGCTTCAATCGTAGACTGATGATGGTCGATCCAAAATACATTCTTTGTAATACTGAGCAACTGCCACATCTCTTCTGGCTCAATACTGTAGTCTACAATAAACACAAATTCATCCTGCTCAATGTCATGAAACGGGAATTTCATGCCGTAATTAATTTTTCGAAAGTCCTCTGGTTCAAATGCTAAACCTCGCTGTTCACAAGCTTTTCTAACGTAAAAACCAGATACAATTCCGTCTTGATCAACGTGATAAAAACATTTCATTTACTTCACCTCCTTTAATTTATTATTAATAAATTTTGCACACTCTTGCATAGCATTTTTACCACTAAAAACTTTAGCTATTCCATTATCTTTACATAGATTCTCAACAGCTTTAAGATCATGTGCGATCGTATCTCCGTTATATAAATTTAAGAATATAGTTTTTTCTGGACGTTTATTTACATCATCTACCAATTCTGCTATAGAATATACTCCTCTAATTCCTTTTGTAATACCATACACGACATAGTCTGCTGTTTCTCTTTCATAGACTTCTTTTTGCCTGTCTTTTTCACTCCAACCATGAGTGATTGGATTATAATAATTGCATTCAAGCATTTTCTGGAATTTATTTCTCCATTTCCATCCAGAAGTTGTACCACCTAAAAATACTTTCATTCTTCTTTCTCCTTTACAATTTTTACTTTATAACCAAGCTCTTTTTCAATTTCTGCAACCGTCATTTCTTTTGGCGGGGATAAACTCATATTTAAACTATCAATATCAGATTCCATATTCCAAACGCTTCTGTAGATCAATCGTCCCGTCAAAATACAAATTGCTTTCTTAACTTCGTCTGCCGTCGGTGGATAATGATCTAATGATGAAATAATATGTTTGTAATTTTCTTCATTCAATAAAACACGTTTAGAATCGAGGGATGTATTCTCTTCTTCCCGTGATTCAATATATAAGAAGTGGTTCATTATATCTCTCCTTTTTCAATTTCTTCTTTTATAATTCTATATACAGAAGCCTCATTGGACTCTTTATCATTGATTCCGTTTCTTTCTAATAGCCTGTCCAATTCGTCTGGACTCAACCGATCAAAGAATCGTTTTATTTCCTGTTTACGTTCTTGTCTTGTTTTCATTTTTTTTGTTTAAATTCCTTTAGTTCTGTTATTTTTTATAGTTGCCAAACCCACAAATAACATAAATCCGACAAAATAACATAGATTTTAGTGAGTGCTATAACAAACCTCACTTTTGGCGTACTCAAAAACTATTTGAGCAGAATATTTTTATATTCCAAAAACACACCAAATATTTTAAAATTTTTATTTTGTTTCTTAGCCATATCTACTTCACTACCTTACCATCTGGCATTATAAATTCCCAATACCCATCACTATTTTCAACTTCTTTTGGTTCTTCTTTATATATTTTCTCCATCAACTTCCGACCTCGCTCAATATCTTCTTTTGTCCAATTTTCTACTTCGTCAATCAAACCTTGCAAAAACTTCAATGATTCTTGTTTACTCATGAGTCTTATTCCTCACATTTTCTACCATATAGTAAGAATCCAATATCTCGTATTCTACCTATCTTACGATCATCCTTGTTTTCAAAAAATTCTAAAGAGTAAATATCACGATTAGAGGTATTTACTGGTTTGTCAAATTTAACGGTCATATATCTATACCCATATCTGCGACCAATCTCATCTGTTCCGATGCGAGTAATTGTACCTTTGTCGTTATTTTTAACCAAACCTCCTTTAGCCGCTGGCTTCATTCTATAAATATAAACTCTATCTCCGATCTTTAGCATTTACTTACCTTCCATTTCTTCATAAAGCTCTCTAAATTTTCTAAAATCATCTGCACTGCCACCATTATCTGGATGACTTTTCTTCATTGCATACTTCACTGCGTCCTTAACATCTGAACGAGTTTCTTCCTTATTATATGTATCATTTTCTTTGTTGTTAGCATCAGCCATAAACGACATCTTATCTAAGATCAAACTTACATTTGCCTGCCTCATCCGATCTAACTTTCTTTCGTATCTCAGAAATACAATCGCTCCAACGATACAAAATCCAATCGCATAGCCAATGACAAACTCAATATTTGCTCCCATGTCTAATCACCTCCCGTAAATAAAACTCAGATTTCACCCTTAGTCGTATATCTTTTCTCACAGCCACATTTCTTACACCGATAAACCTTTTCACATTTATAAGGCTTAGTTGATTTCTCACTCCAATATATATCTGAATTAAATATCTGTTCCCAATCATGCTTACAGAAACAAGATCTTATATACCAAATTAATCTTCTCATTTAATATCTTACACCTCATATTTCACTCAATAAGTCTTTCACAATTACTCGGTCTGCATCTTTAACCTTTTTTGATTTTGTTGTTGCCATGAACTTTAACCACTCTTTTCTCATTTTCTTTTCATCATCATTTAGGTGTTCGATGACAATTAATTGCTTAGAATTAAGTTTGTCGTGACTAGAAATATAGTTATTCCATCCGTCTATCCAAAACAACTTGTTTGAGATAACTAATGCATATCCCATCAATGTTTCTCCATTTACCATTCTTGATCTAAAACACAGATTTCCATTTTCAATGGGATTATTTCTCATATCTTTCATTTTTCATCACCCTCTTCTGGTCTTAACATAATGCCAAGACCTGTGCACATTCCTGTAAGTTTCTTATCCATTGCCTTAATTCTTTTGTAATTGTAATAGGTCATATATGGTACTCCAATTCCAATTGCTATGATCACCATAAACGCCAATACCCAAATTATGTAAAACAAAACGTCCATTTTATCTTTCTCCTTTTCTACTACTATCTCCTAAAATCGAACCACCATACTGTGTAAAAATTCTTCTGAAAATATGTATCGTCTCCATCATCAAGTTCTGTGAAATATTTTCTGCCTCGTTCCTTGACATCGTCTTCATTGAAATAACTATATGCCCATGCAGGAATTGTATAAGATTCTTTATCTTCTAAGCAGAGATTCAACAAATCTTTGACCATCATCTGCAATTCTTCTTCATCATATCCCTGTGTCATTACGTCAAAATATGGGATATATGCCATATATGGAACTGAGTCATTCTCATCTTTTAGAACTACGACAGGAAATGTTAGATTATAATTCATATCAGCCTTACTCCCTTGAACTATAAATATTATTTTTTCTTCATCGGTTGTATCGTCAGTAAGTGCAAATAGCGAAACATCTCTAAGTGCGTATCTAATATTATTTACCCTCTTCCTTCTTATGTTTTTTCTTTTTATATGGTATACAATAATCAGAAGATACCCATACCCAACTATTTTTTATATAGATTAAAAAATCTGCACCCTTTTCATAGTAATAACCTTGTGTGTATGGGCTAGGGCTTACCCCATACACTTTGTATGGCTTACCTTTATATAAAACTTTCATACTATTCATCCACCTCACAATCAACATCAAATAGATATTTTATGATGCGTTTTGCTCCAACCTTGTTGGCGGCATCCTCAGCGATTTCTTTAGAAGAAAAATATACCTCATTTAGGCGTCTAAGTTGTACGGCAGGGATTTTTGCCAAATCATCCTCAGTCACATCATATCCAATATAATAATGAAAATTCGCTCCATCCCATTCTTTTTGATCAGGATCATTATGTTCATCAGCATATATTTGCAATTCAACCCTAACCTTCTGCTTTTCAATAGCAAACTCTGTATCCTTTTCAGTCTTAAATACATTACCTAAAGCTAATCTTCTAAAATCTGATGCTCTACCTTGCCATTTTGCCATACAGATATGCCCATCATCAGTGATGAAATAATACGTATCCCCATTCTTTAAACCACATGAATTAGCTTTTTCTTCTTTTTCTGATCTTTCACAAAATTGCTCAAATAATGATTTGAATAAATTCTGTTGTGCTTCAGATAATTTTGAAATATCAATTGTCTTTTCTGTACCCATTTTCTTTCACCTCACTTTATGCTCCAAAGATGTATTTAATGATTCTGTCTCTTCCGATTGCTTCAATTGCATCAACTAAAACATCTTTTGATGTAAACATAACTGTACCCTGTATTTTTGTTGTAGCCCATGTATCGCAAAGAAGTCTTTTTCCGTCTTCTTCACATCGAATACAATAACAACGATTGGCAAATTCTGTGCCATTGTGTTCCTTTGCATACCGCTCAAGTTCAACTTCTACTTTTCTTTTCTTTCTTGCAAATACTGCTTCTTCTTGTGTTTTAAATACGTTGCCTAATACCCATCTACCGTTATCGACAATGCTATTAAACCATATTGCACTATAAATAGATCCGCTACCATCAATGTAATGATATCTTTCACCGTATTTTGGTTTCCAAACTTTAGACCCTGAATTAGTTTTTTCTTTTGGTTTCGCTCTTTCACAACATTTATCAAATAATGCTTTTATTAGATCCTGTTCTGCCTCTGGTAATACTGAAATGTCAATTGTTTTTGTTACACTCATTTATTTCCCTCACTTTTAAACTCTTCAATCTCTCTCCACGCCAAAACACTTTCGTCGTTATAGTATAAAATGTTACTGTTACGCCTTCTCCATCCATGAGAATCGTGCCATGACCTATGGGTGGATTCACCTTTTATAAAAACCCAAACGTACTTAATATCTTCTGGCAGATCATCAGGATTCTTTCTTAAGTCATGCCATCTATACTTTTCTTTATATTCTTTTAGCTCTTTGAGTTCTTCCAACCACTTTGCAAACTGCTCATGGTTTAAGGCGCAGCCAATAAGTCTGTCAAGTTCTTCATCATCTGGATTCGCATGACACAACATGGCTTCTGTGTATTTCTTTGTTGCCATATCATTTGCGCATTTGATAGTTTCTTCTAAATTCATTTGTTTCTCACCTCTCTAATCAATTTCTGCGATGCTCTCTACAAAGCAGTTGTAATAAATATATCTCTTGCCTTTGTAGTCAAACTTGACATATCCACCATCATTTGTATCAATATCAATTTTCCCTTTATATTCAGCAATCTTTTTACCATCTGCTGTATATACTGTAATGACTCTTTTCATACCGCCATTCCAATCGCTTTTCATATCAACGATTTCTCTTTTGAATCCTGCACATCCTGTCATTGATCCTAAGCAAATCGTTACTCCTAATACTGTTGCTAAAATTTTCTTTCTCATTTATTTCGCTCCTTCTTCTTTATAGTAATATCCATACAAGCAACAATCTCCAGAATCCCATGTGTCGTAATAACAACCGTCTGAAATTGCAACTACATGATTCGCAACATTTACCAAGTAATTGCCTTGCTTATGATCTTTTGCAAAACTTTCAACTGTTGGTCGTTTAGATCCTTTTCTGTTGCTTATGCCCTGATAAGCAAATCCATTATCAAATAAATATTCTTCATAACATTTTCGTTCTGATGGCATACACTGCATATCTCTTGCATATGGTAATAAGCCATCAAATGTCGCTAACCATTCTTTATTAAGAACTTTTGTTAATGCTCTGATTACGCAATCTGAATGATTATCTTTTGTATCTTTATCGTTTGGTTGATAATATCTGTAAATTTTATTTGACATTTTCTCGCTCCTTCATATTTCATTTCTTAAAGTTTATCTCTTACTTGTTGAATATAATATACCACTTCTTGCAGATAGTGTCAATGCAAAATCTTCAACTTCTTGAATATTTTATTTTACATCCTGTATGTAATATGCTACAATATAGATGTGGAGGTATATCATATGATAAGTTATAAACCGCTTTTCGTAACTTTAGCGAAAAGAGGTATGACAAAATCTGATTTACGAATCGCTTTAAATATGGGGTCTGGTACAATTGCCAAGATGGCAAAGAATCAGTATATCAGTCTCGAAAACATCGATAAAATTTGCTTATATCTTAATTGCAAAGTTGAAGATGTTATTGAGGTCATACCAAACGATTAATCAAAAAGACTTTGACCATTTAGGTTAAGGTCTTTTTTAGTGGAAACAACAGGAATCGAACCTGTGTCGGCAATTTATATGTGATGAAAAATTAAAATGTAAATAATATAAAAATACTTATATGGAAGTAGAAAAATGAATGTTTATGTATTGCCTGCTCTACCAACTGAGCTATGTTTCCATGACTGGCACTTTATATAACCATATATAGTTGTTTGATAATTTGATAAACACTATATGTTGTGGTTTATAGCGTCATAAAATGCCAGTTTTATGTTTGTGAAATTAATTTTTGTAGATGAATTTATCCGTTATTTGCGAGCGTTTTTCATTTGATCTAATATGGCTTTAGCTTCCTGCTGTCGCTCTTCTTGTTCCATATGATAATCCAATGTTTCTGCACTAGATTCGTACGCAATGGTAACGCCTTTGGCTTGTTCACTAAGTTTCTTTGCTCCTTCTCGAACTTCTTCCAATCCTTCCTGAGCAGCATTAGAACTATTGTATTGATCTAAATTTTTCTGCAATTCTGCAATCTGCTGATCCGCTTCCATCTGGAGAACTACAGTGTCTTTTTCGCTTTTTAGTTTAATAAGCTGATCATATGCTTGGTTTTTAATTTCTTCTTGTTTATCTTTTGTTGCTTGCAACTCTGGAATCTTCTTTTCGTACACTGATTTCTGTGCCTTTAACGTGGCTAATTTTTGAGCATAATACATTGCTTTTTTATCATCATTGTTGTCAATATACTGATTGATCATTGCCTCGGTTTTAGAAATTTCTTCTTTTGTTTCTTTGAGGTCATCTTCCATTGTTGCTAATCGACCAGCTACCATTGTGTATGTACCCATTGTTTTCTGGTAGAAGTCCTGCTTGTCTTTAATTGCAGTATTATATCTAGCTCTTGCTCCCTCTGGAGTCATTGCATTTTCTTTGATTATCTCTGTAACTGTTCCAGATGCTACATTTTTAATCTGCTTTCCATTTTTAGTAAATTGTAAATATGCGATAATCGCTACAATTACACAAATAATAATGATTGTCATAATAATTTCTCCTATTAGAACTCACGGTAATCTGCTGGCTCTGGTGTTACAAGATTTTCATTATCTGTAGATTCTACTTCTTTATCTTCAGAAACAAAATCTTTTAACATCTTTGCAAGATCAACACCTGTAGATCCTTTAACACCATCTGATACCTGATTCACAACATTCATAATATCTTTTGTTAATTTTGTTGTGTTTCCTTCTCCATACATAGTGATACTTCCTACATTTCCTAATGGTGCGGCTGCATTTTTAACTGCTTCTGGGAACATCTGACACATCATTTCTACAATAGATGCTTTACCCATCTGTTTCATAGCTTCTGCTTTCTTTTCGATTGCTTCTGCTTCAGCAATACCTTTAGCTTTGATTGCTTCGGCTTCTGCTACACCCTTTGCACGAATACCTTCAGCTTCCTGCTCCATAGCATATTTTGTAGATTCAGCTTCTTTTTCTTTGGCATATTTGTTAGCTTCAGATTCTTTCTGTTTCTTGTATAAGTCTGCATCTGCTTTCTGCTGTGAAGCATATCTTTCAGCCTCTGCCTGCTTCTTGATCTGTGCATCTAATGTCTGCTCTGTTACCTCAACGTCTTTGCGTTTCAGTTCAATTTCCTTTTCCTGACGCATAATATTAGCATCCGCAGTTACAACTTCAATTTCTTTACGTGATTTTTCTTCCTGGATCTTGTATGCTGCATCTGCCTCAGCTTTCTTTGCTTTTGAAATCTTTTCAAGCTCAGATTTTTTAATCTCCAGATTGTTATTCTTTTCTGCAATCGCTGTTGCTGACTCTACCTTTGCATCATTTGCTTCTTTTTCAGCCATTGCTTTTGCTTTTTCAATATCTCTTTCGCTTTCAGCTCTGGAAATCGCAGCCTTCTTCTTGATTTTAACAACATTATCTACACCAAGATTTTCAATAACATCATTATCATCCATAAAATTCTGAACATTAAAACTGATAATATCTAATCCCATTGCAGCAAGATCTGGCTTCGCATTTTCTGTAACAAGCTGTGCAAATTTCTGACGATCAGAAACCATTTCTTCGAGACTCATCTTTCCAACGATCTCTCGCATATTACCTTCAAGGACTTCTCTTGCGACCTGTCCAATATCGCCTACTGGCTTATTTAAGAAGTTTTCTGCTGCAAGTTTTAATCTTTCTGGATTACTGCTAACCTTTACATTGACCGCTGCATCTACATTGATATTGATATAATCTGCTGTCGGCACAGAACTTGATGTCTTAACATCAATTGGAATTAACTCAAGATTAAGATGGTCTGCTTTTTCAAAGAATGGGATTTTTAATCCTGCCTTACCAATTAATGTCTTAGGTGTCTTTCTAAGCCCAGAAATAATATAAGCTTTATCTGGACTTGCTTTAACATAACCGCTACCAATAATAGCTCCTACACCACCAACTGCAACAACAACTGGTACTACTGTTCCAATTACTTCAATCATAAATATCTCCTTTGTTATAAAAATTATTTATCACAACACCATGTAAAGGTGTTATAATTAGTTTATATACCACATCATATAGTTTGTCCTACTCGTACATACTATATATAGTGTATCTCAATTGTCCAAACCGCTATATATTGTGGTTATTGAGGTTGTAAAATTACTGTTTTATTAATCAAATAATCCATACCCAAAGTGCTGTCTCAGTTCATGATTCCAACTATTAATCGATTCAACTTTTCGCTCTTTGACAAGCTTATATCGAAAATCTTTAGGCATAGACAATGCGATAAAATTCATAATAAGTTTTGCACAGTCTTTCCTTTCTTCGATATAATACACGCCATCTTCTTTATAGAAATCAACCTCTTTAAAACACCCAGAATTATTTAAAATTTCAAATGCTGTTTCGCTAATTTCTGATTCTTGATACTCTGTCCAAATCAGTCTCTCACTTCTACAACCAAGACCTAGCCCCGTATAATCTTCATTACAATTAAAACCTACTCCTAGCTTTTTACAGCTGTCTTTATACGCTTGTCGAATTTTATGAATATCATAGTTACAATCAAATAAAAAACTTTCTGATATTTTATGCCCATCTTCCGACCAGTCGCCTAATTCTAATTTATAAATCATTCCAGTCTCCTTTCTTTAGGCACCCACCCGTCAAATATGACGAGCAGGTATATCATCTTAATCTTCTAAAGAATCAATCATCGCACGTAATTCTGCTTCTGACATCTTCTCAATAGCCTCATCCTGTTTCTTGGAAAGAGCATCAATATATTTTCTCTGTGTCAGTTTCTTATTAATACGTTCCTTCTCAGCAAGTCTCTCATTACGTTTTGTTATAAAGATATACTTCACAATACCAATCGCAGCTGTTAACTTTGGATCAACATTTGCATCATCCAACAGACTTTCTTCTGAAGATTTAACTTCCTGATCTTTCAGATTTTTATAAACCACGTCTAAATCTTTATCAGATAAATCCCATAAATCTTCTACGGATAATTCTCCCTTTGTTGATGGAAATCTCAATTTGCTTCTTGTTGCCATTTCGAATAAATTTTCTGTTGTCATAATTCAATCTCCTTTATATTAAAATTTAATTTTAAGAACTCTTTCAGTTGCACCCTTGACTTTGACGATCACATCATCTCGTTTTGTAGAACTAAAACCAATTCCTGATAGCTGGTTTGGATCATCTGCGACATGCATCTTATTTCCTAAAGCCTCGAATACTCTTTTGTGCTGTACTAATTCCTGCTTCAAAAACTCATTGAAAAATCCATTTGGAGTATCTTCATTTACACATCCGTTTAACATGAACAGATAATGTTTGTGTCCAATACCTGTCTGTTCGTCCCAATAGTTAGGGGAATAACACATTACTGTTACTGGCACAAACTGATTTGTATTGACGCCCCAAATTTCTCTTGAAGATGTTGTTGATGGAAGTTTCTCTTTGATTGTGAAAACGCCATCTTTTAATGCAACTGTAGCCACTGGTACGTTCTGTCCCTGTCGTAAAGGCTGATCGTATTCAAATTCATAAATCTGACCATCAAACTCAATCTCTGCTGTAAATCCTGATGTACCGTTGCTATGGCAATAATTGTGTACGAAAAATTCATAATCTCCATCAACCATTTCAGATTTATCCGCCCATGTAATATTTTCTACAGCAGGTTTTCCTTTTTCTGGATTGATTACATCAACATCAAGTCTGCCTCGTGTCACGTGATCAACCATATGGCTAAAGAAAATATGCTGACAAGGTGTTTTACAATGTGCATCAAAATCATCCCTATTCCAATCTTTTCCTGCATTCCACTGAATTGAAAATCTTAAGACTCCATCGACTGCTCCACCTGCGTTCTTAACTCTTTCTTTCATTTCGCTATCTGTCATATTTCCTGTGTATGCCCAACTAAAAGGATTACTCCACTTCATCATATTCTTAGCATCTTTATTTACAGGTGCGATCAGCGAAACCATATTCTTCTTGTGACGATTTTCAAACAGAACTTCTAATTCTTTTGCTGTTGGTAGAACATCTGATAAAAATTTCTCTGCACTGATCTCTTCTACTTTAGAAAATTTCTTAGGATTTACAGCGACTTCCTTGCTCATCTCGTCAAAAATATCTAAGCCACCCTGGATACGTGGTGCTGCATCACGATTACAAAACAGAATATTGTTTACTGTAATATCATCAAGTCTTGCAAATCTACGCTGCAATGAATCCATATATCCTAAATCCGTTACAGTTTTCTTTGCATCCTCAAGCATTTTCTTAGTAAAAATTGCCTTTGGTCGTTTATAATTCGCAGGAGCTACAACATTTTCATAAGCTTTTACTGCATTATCTAAATCCATACTTTCGCTGATATTCACAAGTAATGTACCGATACTATGGTTTCTAATACGACCAATTACATCTCCGATCGTCATGGCTTTTGTCCATGTGTATGTATCTTTTTTTTCATCAGACAAACCGTTGTATTCTCGCTGATATTTTCTAAAATCTTTTAATACTCTTTCCCATTCCTGTCCTCTATAAAGAGTATTTGAAGCGATCAGTTCTAATACCGTATCAACAGCTTCTTCTGTGATTTCATCAAGCGATCTTTTGAACACGTTCTTTCGATCTCTAACTTTTGCTTTTACTGTAGGAATATCGGATTTTCTTTCTAGTAATCTCTCTGGAATCGGTGTATACATATGAGTCCATTTGATAATCTGCTTATCTTCTGTATACTCATTTGTACTTTTTACTCCAACTGTATTTGTAAAATGTCTCCAAATATCTTTGATTGGCTTTGATTCTACATATGTTCGTAAAGCATCAACTACTGGCTGAAATATGACATCATCAGTGTCGATCTCCCAGATCGTATGAATCTTACCGTCAACAATTGTCACAGCTCCACCGATTGTTTTAATAAAGTTTCGGCAATGACCACAGTCATATTCTCGTCGTTTGCGATACATCTTATTGGTTCCTTCAGGGAAGCTACTCAGATATACTTCCCAAAGTTCATCCTTATCAATATCGGTTTCATACAATGTAGAATTGTTTTTCTCTACATAGTCGAGCATCTTATTTAAACGCTCTGACAATTTGCTTAAAAAGTTACTCCAGTTTTCATTCATTGGTGTACACATAATTTATCTCCTTTTCATGTATTATTTAATTGCTACGAAGATTTCATCTTGTTTATTATTATTGATATAAATTTCTGTACCTTTAAGTTCTGGGAAATATTTCTTAGCAAGTTTTTTAAATTCACTTGCAAGCTTGGAATCATTTGGCATATAGTGCAATTTATCGCTTGAAAATTCAGCAATACAATTTACAGCTATTCTTCTTAAGAACTTCGCATGAGGTAAACCTTTTCTTTCCTCTTCTCTCTTCTTGTCCTTCTCAAGAATTTTTTCTAATTTACATAAGTTTTCTGTCACTTCAATGCAGCTACTTGGATATTTCACATATTTGTTTGTCCAGAAGTCAACTGCATCATGAGCACCTGCGTTGCCGCAAAGGTATTTTAATACACAGGTTTTGAAGCCATTTTCTCTGTCATACACATCATTTCCTTCTACATAGGCAACAGTTTCCGCTCCAGAAGTCCATAAGATTTTAACCATTCCATGATAATGTTTTACTTTAAACACTGGTTCGCCATCTTTTTCAATCTGTTTACCGTTATTGTCTAACATTGGCTCTTTTACTGTAATTTCTTTATCAACATAAATCGGTTTCTTAATCATTTCTTTTAAATTCTTCGTATTCATATCTTTCTCCTCTTCGTTTCCTGTAAGTTCACTCATGATTTCATCCAATTTTTCTGACGCAAATGTTAAAGTTGCACTCATTTCACCAATCCGATTATCAAGTGTTGGTGCGTCTGCTCGTAATCCACGTTCAGTTTCGGATCCTCCACAACATTCTTTCCACCAATTCTTTTCTGCTTCTGACGTTGCAGTAATTGGTTTTTGCTGATAGTGTGGCAGAACAGACACTCTTCTTTCTGAAAGTGGTGGTGGGGCTAATGTTCCAATTTTTATTTCGTCAGCTAAAATCGCACCTGTCTGAATCTCGCATTTTTCATTCATTGTTTCTTTTCTTGTGATTCTAATAGCAGCTTCTGTCGAATTTATACTTTGTACTCTATATCGCAGTTTTTCATACCAATATGGCACAATAATATTTACTACATCATTTTTATAAACATCCATGACAATTGACTCCGCATCATCAAACACCTTATATTGATAAGGATGTAATGTTTTAGTAATTATACCTTGAGGTTTTATCGTGTAGGTAGCTATTATCGCTGAACCAAACTTTAATTCAACTGTCTCAATTTTAAATTTTACATACACATCATCGTTATCTACTTCGACAATCTCTCCTACATTAAATGATGAAATCTGATTATGATTATATTTAACTTCTTTGCCATTCATACAGCGTATCCAAACGCCCGTTTTATTTTCTTCCATTCTTTGTCTCCTCTCTAAGCTGATGCACTCTGTGAGGCAAAGTATTGTGCTAATTTCTTTGCCAAGTATAATTGCCCTTTGCCAGTCACATATGTTTTGGTAATCAACTTGTTTCCATTCTTAGTTTCAACTTCACTTTCTGTTAATTTGAAAATGCCCTGCTTAACATATCTTTCATATGGGGTATTATCTGACATGAGATACCCTTCTTTTCTTAACCACGCAAATAATTTGTTTCTGCCCATATGAATATCTTGATTTTCTTTCTCAAGAAGCTTTGCCATTGTTTTCATATCAACCATTGTTGGTGTGGCACTGACCGTATTAGCAAAATCAACAAGTGGCTTCTGTTTACTGATAACTTCTTCTTTCTGGGCTAATAGTTCATCCTTTTGCTCCAAAGTGTTTTGCATAATATTCAATGCTTTCGCCATGATAGTTAAATCATCATCATCTTTTTCAATTGGAATATATCCGCCCGTCTTACGAATCTGCGGAAGAACCTCGGATGTAACCCAATGCTTAAATTCTTTTGCCTTATCAAGTTTACTTCCAAAAATCAAAGCGTATAAACCTGACTCATTAATAAACACTGGGTATTGAACTCTCCCTAATTTGTCTGTTATAGATGGGGTAACGTTTCGTTCCCCCATAATTTTATCTTCATCGTCAACATGATCTCGAATTGCTTTCTTCGAATTTGTATAACCAAGACACTCAGCTACATCTTTCCCTACGAACCACGGGTTATTATTTAAGATTACCGTTCTTACATTTCCAAATTCATCATTGTTGAACACCAAAGTGTTTAACCCTTCATTAACCATATTCTTTTCTTCTGTCATTAAATGCCTCCTAAGTTATAATTTTACATTTCAATTTTGCACAAATGCCTGTGCGAGTCATCATATATAATAAGGAAGAAACTCTACCCGATTATATTCTGGATCAGCTCATAATACTTTGTTCTGCCGACATAAGGTTTATGCTCTGCATCTTTTAATTCTTTCTTCAAAGTACATATGTCTTTCTGATTATCCATGCAATTCTGCATCACTTCTATGTATCGAATACAATTCTTGATCTTTCTATGCAATTCTTGTAAGGTTTTAAGATACCCAACAATCACGGCACGTTTCGCAGCATCAATCTTTTTAAACTCAATTGCATGAAGAATATCACTTCTTGCAGAATCGGCATATGATAATGCCTGTTCTAACTCAAACTTCTTTTCTCCTAATTGATCTGAGTCATATGCTAAAAGCCCTACTATAGCTCTTTCCTCAGTCTCTATGTTGTCGATTAATGTATTATCACATTCCCAGTCCATAAAGCAATTTCCATTACCTTTACGCATTATTTCGCTAGATTCCATAGGTTTTCCAACTTTACCTAGCTCAATTTCTCTGGCATGAAATCCGTCTTTCATCCACGTATATTTATGCTTCAAACCTAAAATGTGCTTTGCTTGCTTGGAGGTAAACTGAGTAGCTTCAGACTTACGATTATCACGAACGTATTTATTTCTTGCATGATCTCTTTTCACATAGAACTCTTCATTCGTAATTATGTATTTCATACATCACTCCTATATTTAGTTGTATTTTTTGGAAAAAAATTCATGTTGACGAACATGTTTAGAATTGTTATAATGATTTTAAGGATATTATTATCCTTTCAGATTAAACAATTCTAAATATCAAATTCGATTTTCTATCGTGCTGCCAACACGGTAGATTCAAAAAATCTTTTTTTGTTATTTATGATTTGTTTAGTTGAAATTTTTAGTTTGTGTGAAAGTAGAAGTTTTACCAAAGACTTCTGCTTTCTTTTTTATTGTCTGTATTTTTATGCCAACATTGTATCTCTCTTTGTATGTAAATTGCAGGCATTTGATTATGTCAAATATGTCGTCCTGCTTAATATGAGAGAACAAATTCTCATCTTGAATAAATTCGATCCAATGATATGAAAGATCTTTATCCTTGCCATAGATTTTCATCTTTCTATCATCTGCTCGAATCTTATATTCGCTCAGAAACCACGATGACATTTCTGATGAGTGTAAATCAAGTACATCAATATGCATTTGATTTGATTGATTCGCTACTAATGTTTTTAATATTTGATTGTCCATACATATACCTTCCTTTATTCTGTCATAATTTGATGTACACGATAATTCTTATAGTCCTCATCTTTATATAGATAACCAATAGTTTTACCAATTACAGTTTGACGATCACTAAATTGTTTCTTTTTTATTCTATATGATATATAATAATTATAATAAAATTCAATTGCAATTTCACTAAATTGACGTGCGATTACAGATCGTGCGATTCCTTCTTTTGATTTAATATAATACAAATCTGCAATTGCCTTGATATCCATTTTAGATTTTAAATATTGTATAAAACCAGAATTAATAACATCAATGGTTGTCAATTTCTCATAAGATAAAGTGTTACCAGTTAATTCTAATTGAGACTGCACATTATTATATATCCTCTTTTGCTCTGCTTGATATTCTTCTATATTATTACATTTTTTTCGTGGTATTAATACAAAATCATCATATATATTCGTATCTCCCATTTTCAATTTATATTCATTCAATGTCTCGATAAAATCTTTGGAGACTGGTTTCCCAAAAATTGTTAAATCATTTTGATTAATATTTGAGAATTTTAGATTTCTTAACTCCTTTCCATTTATCCCATTATATAAACTCACAATATGAAATCTAGTATTCAATTTGGTATCGGCTGATGCATTGCACGACATCAGATTCGAAATAAACGCATTTATTTTATCTGGTGTAACATAATTAACATTAACTCTATTTGAAAAATATATATCAACTGCTAATTGCAAGTTTATAAATTTATCATTAACAAATGGATTATATTTAATGTAATTTTGTTCATATGCATAAGTATATAGTTTAACGAGCTGGTCATATCTTTTTTTAATAGAATTCATACTTTTGGTTTTTTTACCTCTAGTATCTGATAATATAGCCTCTTGGATTGTACCTGGTGCATACGTTAACCCAGATTCATTGTCATCCGCAATATCAGAATCTAATAACCAATTCCATGTTGGGCGACGTGATTCTGATACGTGAGAATCTATATAATTTTGTATCAATTCTTTATTATTCATAATATTCTCCATTTCTAGGATGCCATTGCATTCATGTACGATAACATGCCGTTTTGTATTAAAATGCCATGCCCTATTTTTAACATTAAAGATAGATCAGATATTCTTCCCCAATACTCTAAAAGATTATTCTTTGGAATTGTTCTTCCTTGCTCTAAATACACTTGTGATACCATTTTTAATCCATTACTGGTATTTGGATAAATGGTCACATGTGTCGGTATCCAGTTCCTTAATTTTTTTGTAATTGGATACACGTTAATCTCTGTGCTCGTATTGTTACAAATATTATTAGAATAGACAATAACTGGTCTTTTTCCATGCAAGATATGGCTACCTTCGATTTTCGGCAAATCTGCAAAATATATGCCCCAAACTTGAGGATTTTGATATTTGCCATATACATATTCTTTTCTTTTTCTGTTATCGTTTCCTTTTCTTTCTTTGTTAGTATATCCGTTCATTTTACGTCCCTCAACTTTCCCCAGTTGTATTTTTTATTTTCATGAATTAAATATACCATACTTTTTGCACCCTGTCAATAGGTGCAAGAAAGAAAGTTAATTTTTATTATGAACAAAGAATCTCTACATTTCTTATTATAATGCTACCATAGAACAAAATCAAGATATTTTTCGAACAAATGTTCTCTTTTTGTTCGAACACTTTACTTTGTGCTTACTTGGAAGTGGAAAATACTGTCTGATTTTATGCGGCTTGTCTAATTTCCACCTCTTTTCTTCAAAGTCATAGTCACAAAAATCAAGCACTTCGTCCACATATCCATCATTATATCTGTAATCTACAATCACAGGATATGTTTTATATCTCATATAACGTGATGCGTTATCTGGTTTCAATGGTGGAATCTCTGCTGAAATCCACATAAGATTCTGGTTTACTTTCTTTTCTTCCTTATTTTGTCTAATCGTATTTATCTTCATACAAAATTCTCCTTACAAAATTCTAATAATCTGCTCATAAATTGCAATCGCATTATCTTCTGGAAAGTTCTGGTTCACATGCATGTGTCCAAAGAACCACTTTTTATATTTAACAGATTCTTTAATCTCTTGCAAATAATCCGTCAATATATCTGCTTTATACACTCCTGATACTTGATCCATTTGATGTAATGCAGATGTGTATGGACTATGTGTAATTATATAATCCACTTGCGATCCATTCTGCTCCAGATTCATCATACCTTCTGTCATTTCTTCTTCTGAAGGCAACTCCTCTTTCCACCATGACGTATGATTGATCCTAAACATTTTGTCATAATCACGATACCACTCATTAATTCTTGGATCGTCTTGCTCTAAAATCCCATCCTGAACATCGTGAGAACTAGCTCCACCAAACGTAAAGAATCTCTTTCCCTGGATATCAAATATCTGCCCTCGCATGAGATGAAAAATAGAATCACGAATCTTATGAACCTTTCCGCCATTCCATTCTTCTACAGGATATTCGTACAGCCGATCATAATTCTCATGGTTCCCACATACAAACAAAGTAGTAAATGGTTTGTTGTCCAACCATTCCAGATTATGTCGTTCTTCTTTTGTGTCATGCCACAATCCAAAATCTCCGCAAATGATCACGTAATCATCTTTAGTTAACTCTACTCCTTCTGGGAAAGAATGACTGTTTAATCGAGTCATCCAATCCCCATGCGTATCTCCTGTTACAAATATCATAAAATAACTCCTTCCAGCAGCTCTTTTAGTGCCTGCATATTGTCCTCATGTACCCTATCATTTTGATCTGCATCATCCTTACCAGTCTCATAAGCACACTTGATAATCTCCATAACTCTATCATAACTCACATTAATAACATTTTCCTTTAATCCGTTAAATGCTCCGCTGATAATATCCTTATACGTCTGAGCAATATCATCGAACAATACATGTGTTTCCTCTTCTGTAATTGTAGCATATAAAAACGTCATTGCAGGACTACTATGATTCAGTAATCTCATAAGTGTATACAATACATTCTGATCATCCTTATGATCAACAAGTGTCCAGTATACAAAGTTTTTTCGCAATGTATGTGTACCAATGTTATCCTCAATTCCAACTGCCTTAGCACCTTTTTTAACAAAATCCAAAGCATTTGCTTCAGTCATGTGTCCTGATCCAGACTTACATGTTCCGAAAACATAATCATCCATTGGCACTTTGCCATCAATCTTGACATCATATTTAGTTCCTGCAACAGCTTCAAAGAAAATATCCACTGCTTCAGTTACCAAATCGTTAAAGTATACAGTTCTGAATTTCTTTGTTTTCTTTTCCTGCTTACGAGTCTTATCGTCTAATAAATCGCCCCATTTGAGTCTGACGATATCAGAGATACGATATGCTGTATTGTTTCCAACTGCAACTAAAAGATTGTTTCTGGCAGCTACATATCGTTTGTACTCTGTGTACGATTTATCAATCTGGTCTCTAAAATATGCATTAAAGGCTGCAAATTGTTTTCTGTCCTTGATCGGATACACTAAAGATGATACGCCTTTTTGTTTGTTAGATCGAGTCCATTTAGGACTTCCATCCTTACGTCTTTTAATCTTTGTTTCAGATTCTTCTGCGTTATTATTGTTTACTGTTTCAATAACTTCAAACTGTGTTGCTGCCATGATAATCTCTCCTCTCTTAATTATTCTTACACTCTCTTAATTACTTTTTCTATTTCCTGTGCCAACAGAAAATCATTTATTGCATTTTCATCGTCAGTAATCAATGTATATTTCCATACTGGGGAACCATGATATGATATATCTTCAACCTTAAATAATGCTCTTTTACCAGTGTTATTTTCTCTATGATCTGACTCCAATAACTCTGTATGAATTCCCCAACTATCATATAGATGTCCATCGTATAGTATTTGAGCCGCAGCTATTAATATATTATATTTACTCACATCAACCTCTGTATTCACTGTTCCGTATAATTTCATTGTTCCAATCTCCTCTCTAATTATTGCACTGTTCACGTACTTCTGGTCTAATTTCTACTTCAATTAATTCCATAATTCTCACTCCTATTCTCTAAATTTAGGCAAAATAAAAAGAAGCCCATAAGCTTCTCAAAATTGCCATTATTCAGTTTGCAATTATCATCATCCGTCATACAGGTTTATCCTGTCATCTGCTTCTCAAAAAGCTGTCTTTCTAACACATCGAAATCATAGTTACGATCACACTCTAAGTGTGGAAGGTTTGTTACCTTGGACTTTTGTTTAGCGTTCTTCTTAGCCTGATTACGTTCCCAGTTTCGTACTGCTGCCTTCCAGTCTTGCATTTTGCTATTGCCCATCATCCAGTCTTTGGCTGTGTAATAATCCACAAACTCTTCTGGATCAATTCCATTGTGTCTCTGCTGGCAATATCTGGAGACTTGCTCGCAATCAGGCGGTGTGAATCGCTTTATATTATTATTATTATATTTATTATTATTCTTTACTTTCTTTTTATGTGTCGCTTCTGCGTCGTTTTGGTGTCGTTTCTGTGTAGTTTTTTCATCTACAAAACCTTGATAAACACTGTAATTTACTATGGTTATGACTGTCTTTTTAGTGTCGCTTTTTACATGTATGATACTGTCGTTTTCCAGTGTCTTTAAAAATTTGACAACCTTTGAATTACTCCATCCCCATCGATCACACAATCTTCTGATCGAAGTAACTACCGATCCTCGCTCAACTGTTTCTAAATTTCCATCAATGTATTTCGATTGATCATTATATCCTGCGAGAATCAATAAGTCAATCATTGCTTGTCCTCTGGCAAATGGTTTATCTTCCCATAGCCAATGATCTGTAATTTTCCGATGGAGTTTAATCCATCCTGTGTTACTCATGGCATCGCTCCCCTCTATATGTGGAGATAAAATTCTCCTTTAATACCTACATATATTTATTATTCGTCAACATAATAATCACGTTTAAACTCTTCATAAGTCATAACACGTTTCCCACAGTTTCTACAAGTCATAGTCTTTCTATAGTTGTACTCTGTAACACCTTCTTCTTCCAGCTCTCCATTGCCTGTATATAAATCGTATCCTTTCATATAAATTCTGTGCTCTAAACCTGACTCACTTCCACAATGAGGACATTTGATTTTTTTTCGCATATATTAACCACCTATCAAATTTTCGTTTTATTCTTCATCAAGTTCCATATGATTTACATCAACAGGATTCTCTAATTTTAAAATATCTTCTTTCTGTTCTACAAGAGCCTGTTGAGCTATTGCATTAATTTTATTCTGTGCAAAAGCCTCGATTTCTCCTTTAGCTTCTGTAATTGTTTTGTCTATCTGATTTTGGAATTGATCAAAGATAAATTTTGAACTAGATTCCATACCTTGAGTCACGTTGGCAAGTCTTCTCAGAATCATTTCTCGATCACCTTTTCCAATAGATTTCTTCGTAGTAAAAAGCTCCTTGACTTCATCATAAAATTCTTTTGCATCGCTCATACGCTCGTTCATAGACTCTTTAAATTCATTTGTTATCTGCTGTCTTTTATTGATAAAATCCGCTTCGTTAATACGTCCTTTACCACGTAAATATTTAATAGTACATGGAGTACCTGTTCCAACATTCATAGAAGTAATTAATTCCGCAAATTGTGATTGCGACATTTCTACTTCCAGAATCTCATCTTCTCCAACATACCAATCATCATTGAGTCCCCTTGTAACCACACCTTCCCTTAATACCATATGGATTGTATCGTTATGCTGAATGCTACTGCCAAATAAATTGCTATGCCCGCCATGAGTACGATTGAATGATAACATTCCAAATGATGGATGTTTATATGATGTTCCAAGAGCATCTTCTGATATTATATAATCTCCTTCTTTCCTAGCATTTTCTCTCATTTATCCAACTTCCTTTCTATTAAAGTTTCATTTCATCTATACGATCGTCACATTCCCATACCGCTTCATAGCAGACATCTAATATATCTCTTACGATTTGTTTCCTTTGACTTAACTTTGCTTCTCTTTTTTCAATATCCTCTTTATCACGCAATAAATACATATATTTTTGATACGGCATATTTGTATCTGTTAGTTTTTCTTCTATAGCGATCCTTTCATCAATTACTTTTCTTAGTTTATTACCTAATTCCTTATTCTTGTCTTTAAGCGCTTTGATAATTGCATATCCATACATCCTTTGATATTTAGACTCAAATTTTCCATCTTTGAATTCATAACGATCCTCAACCTTACAAGCATCTAAAATCTTATCTCCGTTTTCTCTGCACTCATTTAACAATTCTAATAAACTCTGTTCATTATCAAATGTCGCATAGCCAATTCCATCCTCTTTTGTTTCATAAACACACATATATGGTTTTTCTGATGTATATGCTTTAGATTTTTCCATTTTAAACACTCCTTTTTAATTCCTTTATTTCTTACAAGCTACAATGCAAGTTAGCTCTTTAAAGAACGGTTGATCTTTAACCTGATTTAATAAATAATATACATCCAAATTGATCATATCTTTTTCGGATTTATCTATACTATATATTATTAAATATTCCAGTTTGTCACTCCAATTCTCAACAATTCCTAAATATTTTTCCATTTCCTCTTTAATGCTCTGCGAATCATCTAAAATAAAATTATCACATCTTGAAAACAGACTGCGAGAAATATTTTCATCTTCAAATATGATTACAAAACATTTTTCTGATCGAGAACTATCAATAAAATCACTGAGAAATTTAGATTTTCCGTTCCCTTTTAATGTTAATATATTCATTTTTCCATCACTCCTTCTGATCGAATATTTGTTTTATTCTAGTATCCAATATTCGTTTCCTTTTCTAATTCTGCTACAAAATTGTCCAATTTCTCATATTTATCAATAATGTACAACACTTCTTCTTTAGTCAAAAGTCGCCATTCGCCAGTTTTATCATTCTTAAATTGTAATTTTCTATTTATGCGATTAATCCATACAGGAATTCCAAATGTTATTCCAGAGTATTTATCCATTAAATACAAACATTTGTCAACCACCTTCCTATATTCCTTGGCTTCTTCTTTTCTTTTTTCTAATTTATTCATCAATTTTCCACCTTCATTATTATCTTGATTACACATCAATTGGAACAATTCTTCATAACACTCAGAACACAAATAAATCGGCTGTGTGCTAGTATATTTTCCATTCTTATATTCAAACACAATCTTCTTCATACTCTTATCATTGTCAGAATACTTCCTACATTCAACACATGATCCAAATTCATCTGGCAAATTTGCCACATTATATATTTTCATAATTATATCACACCTTTCTATTCTTCTGAAATAATTTCCACCGCAGCTTCATAGAATCTATTATATAAAGTTGCATTGGTTTTAATAAGCTGAGATTTAGACAGCCCATGAGCATATTCATCCCAGTTAACACCATTCTCTGTCATCTTGGTATAGATTTTCCGATAAACAGACGTTCCACCTTTAGATTTATTTCCAATATGATTAGCATAATTGGTAATCTTAATCTTCATTTCATCCCAATCAGGCTGTGCGTTCTCTTTTCGGAACTGTCGCAGAAGTTTTTCCAATGAATTAACCAATAGGTCAGGATATTTGTCATAGCAAAGATCAATCGTTGGTACATTACCTCTTTCCCCGATATTATACTTCTCTTTGTATTCTTTCCGATCCTGTTCCCACACAATTCCATATGTGTTAGTAAGATACCTGTATGTTTCTTTAAGAATATCTCTTGTAGTAGTTCCTAGTTCGTCAGATTCTTTTAGAATATCATCAATGATAGAGTAGACATTAGATTTCCATTCATTGAGCTTGTATTCTGCGATAACACTTTCCGTATCCACTACTGGAATATCTTTCGTAGGCTTGCCGATCTGCTTATATAATTCTTTCCGCTCCGCTTTCATTTCTTTAACAATGTCTGCCAGCTGATTAAATCCTTTAATAGTAACCTTATACAGGCGTTCGTTGTTTCTTTCCATCTGTTTCATAAGTTCTGTCTGTTCTGTAAGAAACTGTTCTACTGTTGTTACTGGAGTTCCTATTCTTAAATTTCCATGACGATAAGCTGCAATCACGTCCCATACCCAATCCATAAAAGCATTTGCCTTCGGTTGTCTGCTCCATCTGCAAATTTCCATCACACCACGTTCACTATAAAGTGTAGTATCATACTTCTTGTTATCAGTAGCCCCCAGTTTGAGGGTAACTGAATATTTATCCAGTCTACCTCTATACCTATTATGCAAATTATCAATTGCTTTCTGTGGATCACTGTATTCCAGTGCCTCTCCGATCTGTTTTCTTGTCATCCAAATATCGTCCTCAGCACTATAAAAATCACACGTTATATCGTTAAAATTTTCCGTTTTTACTAACTGTAGGTTCATTCTTTATCTTCCTTTCTAAACTGTCTTATTTTTCTCTATACTCATTATTTTTATATAGCTGTATTCCGTAAACTAATAGAAATAAAATCAACATTTAATTCCAACTATTAGTGTGCCAATCCTAATAGAAACCTATTCTATTCCTATTAGTTCTCTATATAATCAACACCTTACCTATTAACAATTCTATGTTTAGTTAATCATTAGTTTGTGTATAATAAATTTGACAAAGAACCGACCTGCCAAATCGGTTCCTGTCAAATATTTCCGTAAAATAAAAAGAACCTTCCGTTCGGTTCTTTGCCAAAATTATTATATGGAATTAAATCAGCTGATAAATAAGCATTCCGAAAGCTACGATAACCCATAATGTCGTAATTGCTTTCATAGGCTTCATAATAGCCTCTAATATTTCTTCTGATATGCCTATATACTTCTTTAAATATACTTGATTATATTCATGGTCAATTTTTCTTAATAAAATCCACGTCAAGAAAATAATCACATATAATACAAAAGATATTCCGCAGAACTGTTCAAAGAAATGAACAACTTGTTCTAATTCCATACTTCATCATCCTCATCTTCATTATCATATAAATTTTCCACTGGTGCTGTCTGCTGAAACATATCCGTTGGAGATAAGTTTCTTGCCTCGCACATTGCACAAAAGACTTTTAATACCTTATCCCATTCATGCTCCTGAATCCACTGTAGAAATGGTTTCTTGCCACGTTTCTTAACATCAATCTGATATTTATACTGTAAGTTCTTATACAGCTCGTTCCACATAACAGAGAATTGTGTTCCTGTAACCGCAGCTAACTTCCTAATCCCAGCGTTCATCTTGTTTCGATCATCCCACGTTAAAATTTCCGCTGCTAATAGCTTATTATCATTCTGCAATTTCTGATTTTCTTCTTTGAGTTCTTTGTTTTGTGTTCTCAGATCCGTTACCATTGCAAGCTTGACATCTTCAGAGAATGATGGGAAATAGTGTTCAATAAACTGTGATTCTTTTCCAAAGTCAACTGCACCGCCTGTCTTACGGATGTTTCTAAGGTATTCTTTGATCTGCTTCTTCATCTGCTTGGCAATCGGTTTACGTGACTGCATACACACTTCATAAAGTCCATCTTCTGTGAGAAACCAAAATGGATTGATGGTCTTTCCAGTAGAATCAATCTGACCTAAATTTGACCCGCTAACATTATTAGCGGTTAAGATTTTGGTCTTATATTTTTCTTCTGAATCAATCGTCTGTAACATTTTATCCGTTCTATAACTTCCATCAGGACGTTTACTGTAATCAATCCATTCTGCAACATCTCTTGCTAAGAATAACGGATCTTCAATACTTCTATACAGATCAATTCGTCTGCCTAAAATTTCCGTTGTGTCAACAAGCTGCACACCTGCCTCTACCTGTTCTTGTTCTCTTCGTTCTTCCATCGTGATGTAGTCATTAATAAAAACATAATGTCTTACGTTCTCAGCAAGGCTTGAAGTTTCCATCAGTAGTGAAAGTCGGATTAAACATTTAAGAGTAAACACCTTAGCACCTTTATAGCCGAATGAGATATTTAATCCGTTCGGATACGTTACCATGATTCTTCCCTTCTGTTTTTCTGTTGTTGCGTTCTGACCGTCAATGATCTCTTGCACTGTCTTAACTTCCATTCCATCGTCTAAAAACTCTTTGCGATACTTCGTACACAACCGCTTAACCTCGTCAACGTCTCCATCAAAGAATCGTGCTACCTGTTCTGTAGTAATATAATCTCGTCCAGGAAGCCACGGGATCGGCTTGATTGTAACCTGTTTTAAAAGCTCTGTGTTCTGCACCAGTTCATCCCTCTTTGCTTTGTCCAAAATTGGATCGCAAGGAATTTCCATTTCGTTTAAATTCATAATTAATTCCACCTTTCTTATGTAGTAAAAATTTGTATTAAAAAAGACACTCTGGAATTTTCCATAAGTGTCCTAGTTACCTATATTAATTTGTATTCACTCTAATTCTAGTTCATCAATTTCTGGTGTATCAGAATGATCCATTTCCCTTAGTTCTTCGATACTTGTTCCAAGTGACATAAGAGCCAATCTAAATTGTTTTGGATCGCTATGCCCAGCTTGTAAGTTCCGCCAATCAGTAAAACGCTCTGGATTCTCTTCCCTTTCCCATTCATAAGCTCTATGATCGGCTTCATCGTATAGCAATCTTGCCCGTGTTGGCAGCTTCATTGGCTCGTAACCTCTGCTCTGCTGTCTGTAGTCCTCTATGATATTATCCCAGCTCAGATCATCAGGAATCTTTTCTATTATATACACTTCCTGTAAAGCATCTTCGGGGATGTCTGGATAATAAACTAAAGCATATCTTTCATTTCCATCTTTAGTGTATTTATACACTTCATGTTCAATGTCTGGAAGTGTTGTATATTCCAGCCCGCTTTTCTTTAATTCTTCTACCCATGTTTTTTCCGTGAACGCCTGTCTCCATACATCTTTTCCGTAGTGTTTAAATTTATTCATACCTACAACTCCTTCCATATACAATCTGCTTTTTTAAATAATTTCCGTTCTATCTTCCATTCCAAAGATCGGAAAAGAACTTATAAATCCCATACAGAATAGCAACAAATGCTATAACCATTAAAATTCCATAACCACCACCTAAAATAGCTCCTAACATATATTCCAAAGTGTCCTCTGGAACGATAAATATAATTATTAATAATAAAACCAATGGCATAATTTACTCTCCTTTGCTCTGTTCTTTAAGTTTTTTGTTTGTCTTGTATCTCAACTAATATGTATATATCATCATCTTCTCTGACTGTAGTAAACAGTCCATAAAAATTACACTTCGCTTTCCTCTACCTCACTTGCAAATAACTCGTACTCATAGTCGTAACCACCGCCATCACAAGGAATATCAATATCTCCTGTATTAATCTTTTCCGCCACAATATTTCTTGCTTCGTCCTCTGTTTCTGCTTTGATTTCCACTGATCTCTTATATGTTTCTACAACATCTATTATGTATTTTTTCATGTAAATTTCCATCCTTCCTATTGTTTTTCTAGTGCTTCAATAAAAGTCGTATACATAAGAATATCTTGCTTAAGACAGTTCTCAAAGACCACTTTGCCTTTTTGATTAAGAAATAAATCAGAAGAAAGATTTTGTAATCGTATTTCATAATTTTTCTTTCGTCTATTTAATTTTTCCAACAATTCTTCTCGTGTTCCACATTGTCGGATATCGGGACCTAATCTACTATTTAATTCCATATCATTTCCATACCAATAGAAATTTCTTTTTGGGCTGCATACCAATTTACATACTGCACCAAGACCATCTGGTTTAGTCGTTGTTCCATAATTTGATTCTACTAAAACTCTCATAATTATTTCCATCCTTCCTACGATAAAATTGACATTTGATTAATTAATAGATCCATCTGCATTGACCAATCTATTTTCCATATCTGCGTTGTTATCTGCAATATTCTGCAATACATAAAACAGAGAATCATCCGCTTTAGACAATTTTCCGATTGCCTTAGATAAATTTCCAATGCTTTCAGTTAACATTTTCATATCTTCTTTACAATCATCTACGAACGTGTCATAGTCCATTCCCAAAGACATATTGAATAAAATGTTTGCAATTCTTTTTACTTCGTTATTTTCCATAACTAATCACTCTCCTATTCTTTAATCTCATTTGCAATGTCGTTTCTTGTTCCTCTGATAGAGCATCCTTCTGTATCATGTCGCATCAGGATCTCGTAAATCTGTTCTTCCTCTTCCTCTGTTAAGGAAAATCCTCCCCAGTATCCATAATCATTCTCTCCGTGACACATAACGATTCCGATAATTTCCTGTTTTGTTTCTGTATTCATAATCTCTCACTCCTGTTCTGTGATAAAACTTTTCTTTTATGCCGCTACTTCAATCAATCGAATCATTGATTCTTTGTAGATAGATTTTCCATCCACGTCCAATCGTTCAATACATTTAACTATTGACATAGGCTTATTCTTTGGTAACTGCCATGCATACATACCAAGCCAATCTTGTAATAAATTTAACATCGAATAATTTCCAAACGGACATCCTTTTGGCTTGAATTCAGTTAAGATTTCTTTTGCCATACTTGTTAATGTCACACGTATTGTTCCACCTGATGTAACTACAATATAATTTTCTTTCATAATTTCCACTCCTATCTGTAATAAAACTTTCTATAAAACTTTTAATTCTTCTTTTGTATACTTACTCCATTTTCCAGTCTGAACACCATTCATTCTTTCTTCAAAAGTTCTTTTTCTCATGCCATACTGTTCCGTTGCAACTCTATAAAAGTCATAGACAAGATCTTTTTTGGTATCAATAATCATAAAATCATGTGGATTATTCGTATTATCAAGAATGTATTGCATAAAATCTCTGAATGTGACAAGATCATTTGTCGTACACCAACATATTGCTTTATCATTTTCCTTTGTTACAAATTTTACTGTCTGCATATTCATTCCTCCTAGTCTTTAAAACATTAATCCACCTAAGTCTGCTTTTGCCTTATGATCTTTTGCTAACCAAAAATTTCCGTCAAGCTGCACAAGGTCATATTTCCGTTTCATTCTTTCCAGCTCTTTATCAGTTTTACAAATATATGGATTAGATCCATCTTCAAATTTAATATGATTCCATACCATAATTTCCACCTCTATTCTTCTATATCAAACCATTCAGGTTTTCCATCAATATAGCAACCACAATCCTCTGCCTCGAATTCTACTTCCTCAGGATTGAAGTCAATATTATCCATCACATAAGTTTTAATTTGTTCTTTTCTAAGATCAACATTGTATTTTTCAGCTACAGCATCTAAAAAATCATCAATCTGATATGCGTCAGAACAATCCATGATACCGCAATCGGGAACTCCTCTGCATAATATTTTCCATGAACCTCTACAATGTCACGCCATGTAAATTGATGTTCTTTGAATTCATTGATAATATCACTTGCAATCATTCCGACGATTGGTTGTTCTCCATATTTCTGTCGTTCTAACTCACAATCAACTAATTCCAAAACATCAATATCTAATCCGTTTTCTGTTTCTACAATTGCACTATAATAATCTCTATATTTGTTCATAATTTCCACCTCATATCTTTCCATTAAAAAAGGAAGATACATTTCTGCATCTTCCTAGATTACTTTGTTCTTGTATTAAATTTTCCGTTATTCTTTTTCCCCGATAAGCTGAATAATGCAACCAAAATCTCCAGCACGATATACTCTAATTTTGTCTGCCTTATAATCTGCCATCAATCCTATATCGTCATAGATTTTGAGCCATGCCCTGAATCCTGATGATGTTTCAAATTCCATCTCTAAGGTATAGTGATCTCCGATCTTTGCATTCTCATCCACAATATAAGCATTATATCTTCCATCACAGCCAAAATTTAAGATATTCGCCTTCAATCCGTCTTTTGTTGTGCCTACAAAAATTAAAGCCGCAATATCACTATCTCCAATAAACTCTCTTTCGTACTCTTTATATGATTTCATAATTTCCACCACCTTATTCTATAAACAATAACTAATTAACCATTCTTTTCCATCGTACTTTACAAAACTATACCCATCCATTGGAATTTTTGTTTCCAACATCTTCTTAATTTTCTTATCAGCTTCAATTTCATCTGCATCTTCATGAAAATTTTTCATAAATTCAAAATTTTCTGTAAAATCTTCTAATGTATAAACAACTGTGCCATTGTTTAAATGCTTTTCTGCTTCTTTTCTAGTACAGCCATCTTCCATTAAAATTTCAACATTTTTTTCCATAGCCCAGAGTTCTTTTAAAAGCTGGATCACAAATTCTGGATATTCCATAAAGTAATACCATTCATAAGCTGATTCTATCTGATCCATTTCTTCTCTAGTGAGATCTTCATAGTATTCGTCGGTATATCCGTTTACATTTGCCCACGTTTCAAAATCCATTGCTGTTCTCTGGAATTCTTTTACCTTGCTACTGATTCGTTGCAAGTCATTTTTTTCAATTGTGATCAAAGGTTTTCCATAATCATCATAAAGATCTTCCCATAAGTCGTTATTCCATTTTGATTTTGGTTCATGCTGTATGTAAATGTTTGTTGATCCATTTATATTCCAGCCCGTTGTAGCAACTAATTTTCCACTTTCTTTTTCTACTCCATAAAACATTCCAGGCTTCACGCAAAATCCAGCGTATGAAGCATGGTTAAAATGTTCTGGCAAGATCATTTCTTTAAATTCGTACATAATTTCCAGCCTTTCTGCCTATTTAGGACTTTAAAATATTAACTGTTCTCTTATATTATACACGATAATTTCCATCGTGAAAAGTAGCGAGGGCGGAATTGAACCGCCCGATAAAAGCACTCTTTTATCTACCATACGCCACTATAAATTACTTTTCTTTAAATACTCTAATTGTTTTCTGATAAGCTAAGTAATTGTTAGGATTCCAATCATATGATCCATTATTTTCATATAAATCAATATATGGAATTCCATCCATATTATGTCCGTTTCTAATGGTTTCGCCTTCTGCAATCCCTATAACGGTATGTCTTTCATATTTTCCATACAATTCATTCCAATAATAAACAACGTCACCGACTTTTAAATCCGTGACGTTCATTTCTTCTGAATGTAAGAATTCTTTTCCTAACTGTTCTTTAGTCGGCATATTTTCGTCAATGGTTTCTAAAAATTCCATTAAGTCATATTCCTCATGATCTTCTTTGATAACTATATCAGGATTCATATGGTTAACAATTTTCCAACCTTCAATCTCATAGATTCCATTATCAAGCCATAATTCCTCAACTTGTTTAGGTGTCGGATTATTGTCAACGATCTCAATTCCTACTGAAACATTACCGCCAAAGAAATTTCCAATCACTTGTGCAAGCCTAGCAATTCCGTAGCTATCAGTTTCAGGACTTCTGTATCCTTTTAATTTACAATATGTACAAAAAGCATTTACAGAATCATAACCACCATTCCAATGCACATATACGCCTAACGCCTGGTTCTTTCCTTTAATAATTGCACGATTTCCCATAATTAAGTACCTTCTTTCTTTATTCTTTTGATTTATATTTTCCATAAAGTGACGGGATAGGAATCGAACCTATCACAAATTACCATACGCCACCGTTTTTCCGTTCCAATACGTCACTACTAGCAATCAGTAGTACAGTCTTTCCGTTCATTTAAAGTAACTATTAGCTTCAATAGTCCAGTATTTCCGTTAGGGTGTATACTCATATCATCATGAGTAGTAAAAGCCTTTAATTGGCTATGTAACTAAATAAGTTTTGACGGATCTTCTTTTAAAATTTCCGTCATGCCATTAATTGCTTCTTCTTGCGTTTTATATTTCTGAAAAATTCCGAACGTGTTCTTGAATAGCAAGAAATATTTATAACCATGTAAGCTATCATCAATTCCAGCGTTCGGAGGATTTTCCGTGTAGTACAGTGTGTTGTACTTTCGTTCAATGTGACACGCTAATGCTTCCATAGTCGTTCTGCGACTCATTCTTTCCACCTACTTTCTATTTATAATAAACATCTACGTTGTTCTTATCATCGTGTGACCAACTAGATCCAACGTATTTTCCACTGTTACCGCAATCTTCAAGATCGTATTCACAACATAAGTCGTTATACTCGTCAGGTGTATCACAGAAAATTTCCGTTCTACCGTCAGGATATTCATTTCTTACTATCATAATTTCCACCTTCCTTCTATAATCTTTCCATCAGTTCTACAGCTAAGATATATGCTACATATTTCCACACGTTCACATATCCGTTCAGATCTTCTAACTTACATTGTAAAGCTGTATGAATCATTCCATCGCAGAACCCTTTGCTTTTAAGTTCTGCGATAAGATCTTTCTTTGCGATCGGTGGCAAGGCTGCGACTTTGATTTTTCCAATATCAAAAGTGTTACGTTCTTCCTTTTCGATTGTCTGTATCACTACCATGTTTGTTTTTGTCATCTTTAAAATTTCCATTTGATATACACTCCTTTGTTTTCTTATAAATCATTCTGCGATATTGGTAATCACAATATAATTTCCATTTCCCTTAAGATATAACAATTCATACACCTCCCCATCGTATCCGCCATTATTTTGTTTATAGCCATCTAGCGTATTGTATTTTTCATAGTTAATAATGTAATCACACATATCATATAAACCAGTTTCCATTGCTTCTTTATTTCTATATTCAATTTCATTCTTATCTTTATACTTATGACTATTTACATTGTCGTAGCTACATTTTACAAATGGCACATTAAGATATTTTGCAAGATCATTTTCAATTTCTTTTAGTTCTGCTTCATCTTTTTTCAATTCATATCTATTTCCAATCATATCTATTGTTCCTCCTGGTTATCTTTCTTTGTAATTGTTATGTCGTATCCCATTTCTTTCCAATACCACAGTGTTTCACTTTTAATATGGTCTAATGTACATAATCTCACATGACTTTTTTCAAGATCAGCCATATAAAGTTCCGTATTTGTTTCCATAACTAAAATCATTGGGAAATTACCCGTATACTCTACCTTGTGATGATATGGACTTGCTATTGTATACATATCGTTTATTTTTTCCAATTCTTTTTTATTTTTAATGGTAACATATGTATATTTGTAGTCTGTACTTGCTTCTTGATATACTGGACATTCGCCTTGCTCCATTGGTAAAGAGTTAATCAATTTATTCCAGCGTTCTTGTAGATTTATTCTTCTATTATCTTCTTTGATCCAATTTTCATGCTGGATACAATCCCATTTGTCTGTATAATAAATTCCATCATCTGAAATATAATATGTTTTTGCTTCTTTGATTTCTGTTCTCATGATCTTCCATACCTCCTATTCTATGCCGTTTCCAGTTTTTCTTTCTCATACTCTTCACGATCCTTATAGTACATATCTAACAGTTCTCTATACTTCTTTTCGCTATCTGTCATGTACAGTTCGTTGACACTTGACCATTCATTCAAGCCCTTTTCTAAGATCATCACGTACTTTCTTAGCTTAACTCTGCCCCATCTCATATTGTTATTTCCAATATCAAAGAAATAGTTATCTAACATACAGCCTTCAAAACTATCTTCTAAGTAATCATCTAAAGTCGTGCAAAACATTTCTAGTGTATCATTATCAATAATCGTTCTATAATCTTTCATGATTTCCAACCTTCCTTCTTATCTGATTTTTCCATTATCTGCCACGGCTTCTACATCATCACAATAACTATTGCAAGGATTCCATACACAATAGCTTGTTATGTGTTTTCCCTTGCGTACACGTTTGTTATAGGCAATATAGTAGTTTTTTCCATACGTTCCATGTCTACCTCCAGCAGAAACACTTTTGATAATTTCCACATAAATTGTATGTCGTGTGGCACGTTCACGGATCATTTTATCCGTTAGTTTTCCAGTGCTGATATACTTTACCTTATAGGCATTTAAGTCATAATTTCTGCGTATATAATCGTTTACAAGTTGGACATTCTTATTCTTTGCCGTGATCTTTACAATAGAATCATCAAGCTTGTTTCTAGTGCCGTGTGTGTTAAATTTTACAGTGACAACGGTAGTCCCTGGATAGGCATATGATTCCTTGCGAACTTTCCAGCAATAACCATCTGCCGTGTCAATTGTGCCGTCACTGTTATAAATGCCGTTTATCGTTCTGTACGTGCTTCTTTTTGTCTTTGCGTGTACAGTATTTTCCATCATTAAAAAAGCCGTAAACATAAATGCTACGACTAATAAGATCTTGATTGTTTTGTTCTGTTTTGTTCTCATTGTGTGTTTACCTTCTTTCTTAATATTCAAAATTCGGAAATAGTTCGTATAAATCTTCTTCATCTATGTATTTTCCATTAATTGTGATACTAACGGCATAGGATACAAAATATTTTCCATTATCATCTTCTAAACCATCATCATCTTCTTGTTTCCAAAAAGAAAAACAACTACCACAAATACAAATATCTTTTGCTTCTAAATTGTTAATAAAATGCTGATTGATTTCATTAAGAACGAATTGTTCAAAATTGAAATTTTCCGCTTTTGCTAATGTAGATTTTCCCGTTAACCAGTCTGCATCTTTTCCACGTAAAGGATCAATAAGTTCTCCATGTTCATTCTCTTGAAATATGTCAGCAGAAATCCCATGCAATTTAATTGTGTCAAGTTCTCTATATTTTTCAAAATTCATAATCATTTACCTTCTTTCTTATTCTGTATCTGTATCATCATCAAAAAATCCAACGCAAGCAAGCATATAGACAGCGGTAATCATTACCAATAATGCTTCTAAAATGAAGGCTTGCGGTATCTTTATAAACGCAATAATAGCCATTGCAATTCCTACAAGTGCAACGGCTATGTCTATCGGTTGTGGTTTATGTAGTTGTACTTTATTTTCCATTGTTCTTCCTTCTTTCTTTACTCGTCAACTCTTTCTATCATGAAGTTACCACCATGATATAAGTTGAGTCCGTGATTTCCACCAGTGATATATGCATCATCAGTGATCCCATCACGTTCTATATCTTCATCTGTAATGAATACACCCATATTTCCATCAGATTCTAGTTGATCGATCGCAAGATCTAAGATTGCACCATAATCCGTTGTAGGTTCGTCAACTGTTACAAGTTCGCTGAAATAACCAAAAATCACTTTATATTTTGTCATAATATCCTTCCTCCAGCCCTTTACGGGACTTTATTTCCATTTATAGGTTCAACAAAATAGACAAGCCGTGTTTTGACTTGTCTATAATATTCAATCTATAAATACGCTACAAACTCTGAAAAATCAACCGTATCATATAAGTTCTTGATTTTTTCATGATACACATTATCCAGTTCTTCTTCAGTATCTACCCATGCAATACCATCAAAAACTTTTTTTGCTTCTTGCAAGATATACTGTTTTGCTAATGGCTGTAAATCACAAACAACCGTTTCTGCTTCTTTATGTGGACAAAATGGTTCAATAAGATCCATTCTTATGTTATCTTGAATATAACTTTCCAAACTTGAACCGTTCTTTTTATCATCTGATTTATTAAAAAATTCTAACAGTTGTCCAACCGTTAGAATTTTAATCTCATTGTCATCATATTCATCAGCATATAAATATTGTTCCATAATTCAAACACTCCTTTTATTTCTTACCATGATTTAACAATAGTTCCATAGATTGCATGGAATAAAGTATTTTCGTACTTTTCATTTTCACAACCACTTAATTTTTTTAGCTGATTTCTCATATTGTCATACACTTCCTGGAATTCTGTATATGCTTTTTTAGATACTTCTAACTGTTTTTCTAATGAAATAAGTTTATCTTTTAAGTGGTCAATTCTATCATTGATTTTTTCTTTAATCTGATCCATGTCATAAAAGATAGTTGTATAAGTTCCATGATCATATTTTGTTTCGTGGCAGAAAATAGAATCACGTTCGTATCCGCTGAATTCTGACCATCCACAAATTGATAATTCTGCATTATTATCTTTTTTTGTATATGTAGCTCCGTCAAAATTCTTAGACATATTCTTAAATGGCGTACCATCTTTTTTAGTTGGGTAGGTAACTTTTTTCCATGTTTCAATTAAACATTTTGTTCTTTCGATTTCTCTCTTGATTTCTGTCTGAATTCCATCTAAATTATAATAATCCATAATAATACCTTCTTTCTTTAATAATACATTTCTACGTTTCTTTCCATTTCTTCTTGCAAGATCATTTCTTGATTATAAGATAATTCATCCCTGGTTAATCCTAAACTATTTAAAGTATCTGTTGGGTCTTGCATAATACAGAATTCATGGTTGGCAAGTTCTTTTCGGATCATTTTTCTAAATTCATCATCTGTTTTTTTCATTTCTGAAAATGAATCTTCTAAGATTATCTTATATTTTGCCAACGTATCAACTATTTTTTTATCTTTAAAGTAACAGAAGCATACAGTTGAAAAATACTTGTATTCTTTCTTTAGTTTTTTAAACTCAGCTTCTTTCTTTTTGTCGGGTGTAAAACCGCAATAATACATTGACAAACTATCATATCTTTGTGGATAATAATTCAAAAGATAGTTATTTCTACGTTGATATTCGTCATAAGTTGACACTGGAAACAAAAAGTCACTATCCAAAAATAGTGACTCATTTAAGCGTTCTATGTATCGTTTTCTTAATTCTTGAATGTTGGTTGCTGGATGATGCAACTGATAATCATTAGCATAATAGATATGCTTTTTGTTCTTAAAAATAAGAACTGAATATCCAAAGTATTTTCCTAAATCAACAAAGAAACAATCATGACCATTGATTGCTATATGATCAAGTGAAATTGCTTTTGTTTCGTTATATGTCAAGTTCTCAATTTCTGTGATATTCATATTTGCATACTTGACAATGTCTAAGATCTGTTTACAAGCATCACTGTAGCCACCTGGAAGTGTTTCATCTCTCATGATTCCTCCGTTAGCACGCCATTCTAAATTATCGATCATCATGTTTGGATCTTTGTATAATTCTTCCATGAATTCTTCAAATGATTCAATATCATCATTTTGCACAAGGAAGCCTTCAACAAGATTTCTTACTTTTGTTTCGTTTGTCTTATTCATCATCATAATAATATACCTTCTTTCTTAAATACCCGACTTACATTAGTTATAAAAGCGGGATTTTAAATAGTTACAATAAAAAAGACACAATCTTTTTAGATCGTGCCTTTGGTTTACTGGTTACAATGGCAAGATACCCAACAATTCGGTTGATTGCAAGGGTGTAAACCTTTACCGCCGTTATTCTCCGGGCAATGTTCACAATTGCCAATGTTATTTTCAGAGTACATAAATTTTATATACTCATTTTGTGTAAAGCTAACACCATACACGTTTCTTGTATATGGGCTGTATGCTTTATATACTTCCAACATACCGTAGTAGGCTTTTACACCTACTCTACCGATATTTCTTTTTTCTGAAGGACTTAAAAATAAAGATCCTTCATTGTTTAATTTGTTTTCAAACAATCTTACAACTTTTGTGTTTTCACTTTCTTTTTCATGATTCTCAAAATAATCTAATGGCAAAGATTCAAATGCTGTATACATTTCAATATCGTATTCATGCGTTTCTTTCCCATATGCTTCTAGCTTCATGGAAATTGTATCATCTAACCAATGACCAGCATTAAGACAATACTCTTTCTCATCATCATTTTCTAAGAAGAAATAAATTACAACTTGATTGTTTTTCATCAAAGGGATCTCATAGATTTCTGCATTTGATGGAATATTAACCATGTCCATCAATGTTCTACAAAGATTTAACAGTTCTTTACCATCTTCTTCTGTGCGATCTAGTGCTGAAGGTGGGAAAGAACAGATTTTTTCAACAATTGGCATAAAATTATTTTTATTCATAATTTCCTTCTTTCTACTTATCAGACTTGATAAGATTTTAAAATTTAATAGTTCTATAATGCCGATTAAAGCGGTATGCAAGACAGTGAACAATGTTCATATAATTTGTATACAAATTACTAACTACTAGGGTACAAGCCGTTGGCGTTCATTTATAAATACAAATATACTACTAATTGATATACTTGCCATTGTGCTATAATCAGCACTAACAACCATTAAAAAGTTGTTTAAAGTTTGAACCATGTCTTTTCTACTCTAAGACAAGAAAAGAGTTGCTACAATTTGTTACAAAAAAACAGAGTATCAAAAAATGATACCCTTAAGTTTAGATCCGTTCAATGTTATGTTATCCCTTATATATTACAAATATATAAGTTGTCTTTTGCTTCTTGTATGTGTTAATCCTTTGATTACGGTTTATTCCCTACTCTGCCACACGGCTTCTACTCATCAAGTGTCTTTGCGTTAAACCCTTGCAACATTACTTGCATATTATCTAGGGTTCAACTTGTATCATCATACAAGACAAAAAACTATTGAATTGTGTCTGCCACTTTAAAATGAATTTTATTTTATCAGAATTGACAAAACTTTTTAAGATATGTTATACTTAGATTGTCTAGAACTAAGTATTTTATACTTAATGGGCTTGTAGGTGTTACCAGCACTTATAAGCCTTTTTTCATTATCCTTATGTACATTTCATCATGTACAACCGTTTTATTTATTTTTAAGATTTACTTTTGTTTGCCATCCTTTCGAGCTGGTTTGTAAGTGATCGTTAATTGATTAGCTTGAAAGCTGGTGTTTCAAGTATCGGTTGTTATCACCACTCTTTTGTGCTTCTCTTTTAACTTGTTTTAAGTATATCATATTTGATATACCTTGTCAAGAGTTTTTAAACTCTTTTTTGTTTTTAAATCAAAGGCTTTTGTTTTAATGCCTTATCTTTAAGACACTTATACTATATCATATTTGATATATGTTGTCAATACGTTTTTTGTGTTATAATACAAATATATTACAAAAAAGAAAAATTACCTTATTATATAGAAAGAAAAGGAATAATATAAATATGATTGTTAAAAATCAAAGTGATATTATCACATTGTTAAAAATGCAAATGAAAAATAATAATATAAGTAACAGTGAACTTGCAAGACGTGTTGGAGTATCTCAACCAAACATTGCAAGAACATTAAATAATAATAATCACAGTATTAAATTAGATACTCTTTTTAAATATCTTGACGCTTGTAATTTATCCTTAGATATTAACATAGTATCAAATAATACCAGTGCAGATAGCAAAGACAATTAAACTATCTTATATCACTTGTACTCTGCCTATGCACTCTATAACATATTTACAGCCGTTTAAACGTGTTATAACGTGAGTATGCAAGTATAACGTGTATTATATAGAAAGAACTCATACAGTACGTCATTATTGATATAGTGTATTAGTATATGTATTATAGTATTGTGTGTATTGCTTGCGTATGCCGTAGGTGTACTCTCGTATAGTATTATGTATATATACTATATCTATATATTGTGTCATAGGTGTATATGGTATATAGTTGTATGTTATACTATTATATGCTATTATATAGTTATCGTAGTTTGGATCTAGTTTTGCGTGGTAGTATGATCTATACTATCGTGTTATGTTTGTATATGTTTTTATATATGTATGATAGCTTGATCTTGTATGATTGTTATATATTTATTTGTTTAGTTTGTATTTTAATTTGTGTATTTGTTGCAAGTGCTGGAAGTCTGCCAAACATCGAACACTTGTTTGCTTAGTAGTGTATCATGGTTTTGCTATGCTGTCAAGTGGTATAGATAAAAGCTATGGGTGAATTGTTTGGTATAGAGTTAAGTTATAGGTGGGTTGATTGTTAACTTATATAGAGTTTGGTGGTTAACAATGATATAATGTGATCTTTTTTGATTGTTTGTGATTTTGTTAGATATAGAAAATATTGTTTTGCTGGTGTTGTGTAGCGTGAAGTTTTATTTTGTGTTGATGGCGTGGATAGACTATCCAACACATTATGTAAAAGTGTTGGATAATAGACAAGCGTTGTGTAAATAGTCGCAAAGTAGTAGTCCTATTTTGGAATACTACGACACGTCGTAAACCATATTATATTATACAGCATCTGATACACTATCATGTAGTTTTGAATACTACGTGGAAATAGTTGGGAATTATCTGCACTCTGCACCCTGATCTACCTATAAATTATTTACAATCATTTACAAAAATTCATTTGATAAAATTATAGTATTTCAAATAGATTTTTACAATTTTAACCATGTAAAAATATGGTTGTAAAAGATCTCAAACCAGCATAACGGGGGTTGGTTTACATTTCAAAAATTGGAGATAACTGTCATTTTAGACAGACGTGTTCAATCACCGTGTCAACTAAAATTTTTCGACCCACTGTCACAAAATCATCACTTTCCCAAGCAATTTCCTACACTTTCCTAGATAAACACTTTCTGCTAATCGAAAACATGTCCTCGGAGGCGTCGTCGAGCGAATCGTTTATTTTACTACTCTTTTTTCGACGCTCTCAGAACCCCTTCTTTCAAAAATCGCACTTTTCTCAAAAATCAGCCTCATTTTCCTCTTTATTTTCCACAATTCTCTCGACGACACGTTTTTGTTTTGCACCATTTCATGCAAGTTTTGCCCTCAAAAACCTAAGTAATTCCTTATATTTTTCACATCAGATTTTACACAGTTTTACACAATTTATCGAAACATGATTTTTGGCTCTTCTCGAAGCACGATTTTGACAATTAATACCCTCACAAATCCCAGTAAATCCCTACACAAATCACATCTCAACCTTTGCACAAAATTACTCCCAGAAAAATGTATAAATTCGATCAATCATGCCCGAAACCGATTTTATCTCCACAATCAATCGCACAAAATAATCGTCACTTTTTCTTTATAATCACTATACCTTTAACCATTTTGCCTACGAAATTGGTGACACCCTATATCGAAGGTTCTCAACAAAGATATGCACAAAAATATATAAATTACAAGAAACCACTTACAAACACTAAAGAAAACAACAACTACCTCTTCTCTCTTATCCCAAGCAAACAAGCAATTTATTGCGCAGTTTAGGAGAGGCAGGATAAGCGTTAGCGTTCCTTCTCGACATTGCTACCGCAGGTAATATCACTTACACGCTTCCATTTCTTAGCAGATCATGTTATACTTCCATTGAGAGATTAGGCAACCCTCGGCATCTATGCCAAAACAGACACAACAAAAGATATTAATGGGTTCAAGTTGACACCACCAGATAATGTATCGGCAAATGCATTATCAGAATTTATACTCAGGGGAAATTTTTCTGGGCATATTTTTTACACCTTACAATCTCTCATTGCAATAAAATATCTTACATGATATAATCATATATATGGCATTGAACAAGAACATTCAATGTATTCCATGTATCAATAAAAACAATCCCTCGCAAGGCAAAACATTTTAATAAGATGGAATCCCTTGAACTATCAACCAGATTTGTGACAGATAGTGAACACAAGCAATCTATCAATCAGACACTCAGCCTTGCAAGCAGGGATTATTTTTATGCAAAAACTTATCTCTCATATAACCCTATAAAAAATCGCACTCCACAGATCATAAATCCATTTTACCTGTCTACACTAACAACTCTCCATGACATACCACAAAATCCATATTTGACGGATATACTCTTCTAAACATTGAGAATCACATATAATCAACACCTACCATTATGTCAGATAATCAACACCTAGCATCATGCCGCAGATTCCCAAATCAGACATCTATCACAACTCATCTTAGATCCAAGGCAAAAATATCTCTTCATTATGCCCTTTAAAAAATGTACTCTGAGAGAGCAAATTTCAATTCTACTATAGTACCCTAAAAGTTATCGCCAGAACATATAAAATGGAAATTAGCATCTGATTTCTCGTCTAAACATGCAAAAGTACCCTAAGTAATTTCACACATAACCTGGCTCTCGCACTAATATCACATAATGGGTACACTTTACATTGAAAAGATCATTGTCGGCACCAGTATATATTGTACATGAAAAAGTACAAGGATATTTCCTATGAAAAAATGCACCTGAGAGATCATAAATCAATTTTGCACCTTTCCCATACCAACAATACCAATTTACCGATAGAATTGAAATTCACCACAAAAAGCTCTTCTAAATGTACAGAATCCAGTATAAAGAAAATTACATTCTACCCAGATAAAAATATGACCAACTTCCCTCATTGCACCCGTTGACAAGGTGCATAAAGTATGTTAAAATACCAATATGCTTAAAAAGAAAATGAAGAAAGAAAGGGTATATACCATGAAGAATACAAATGATTTTATACATAATTGCGATGAAGAGACAAAACTCTCTTTCAATTTGCCATCAGGTATCACATCAGATATGATATTCCAGATAATCAATCATGGTAATCTGTGTAAAGATTCTTCCAGAGAATATATGTTGGCAAATACCAGAAAAGAAATTGCAATGAAGATTCATAATTACTGGAAAGATCATTCTGAGATATTATATCCAAGATCTTCAAGATCATATATGTGGTTGTACTACAATGAGATAGCAAGAAAAAGATTACGGACATTGCAGGAAGAAAATATAAAATAATTATCATATATGATCTACATGATGAAAACAAAGAAAGGAGAAATGAAAAGATGATCAATACAATTATCAAGACAGATAATACAGACAAAAAGAAAAGACAGATGAAAGATCAAAAGAGAAATGAGATGAGCGTCAGCGAACAAAGGCAATGGTGAAACCATTGGCTAGAATTTGTAATACCGATTTTTGTTTTTATGAATAGTGAACGTAGTGAACTATGAATAAAAATGAAAATCGGTATTACAAATGTTTAATATGCTTAGGAAGTATTATCTCCCCTAATAAGGTTTAATCTTCTTTAGCACCCCACTTTCCACACAATTTTGTGCGGAAATTTTACACCATTAACGCACATTTTTGTGTGGAAATTTTTTCTTGTCCCACATATAGTGTGGGTTTACCAATTATTTACAATTAAACTTTTACACATTTAAGAAAGGAGCGTAATATGACGATATCGCCACCAAAACAACGACCATTTTTTAAAAGGATTCCTTACGATATAATCTACGACCATGCAAGGTTTAATGATTATAGAGTCTTGTTCTTTCTACTACTTCAAAAACATACGTTGACTAATTCATGGGAAGAACAAACAATGATATATTTAAATTATAGCTCAGCATTTAAATTAATCGGAATAACACCAGATAGACATAAAAACGCAAACATTGATCAATTCCGTGAATTAATTAATCAATTGATTTTGTTCGGAGACGTAACAACTTCTAACATCAGCACATCCAAAGATGCAATGTTGATTATTAATCCAGATTCTCAAATGTTTTATCCAAAGGAACACTTTGCGATTTTATATGACTTTGAAATTGATTTTATTTTAAAATCATGGAATAGCCCTTCGTATTCTGGAATTAAGCCATGGAAACTATTACTTGTCCTGTCGTATTTAAGATTAAATATTAATACAAGATATGGTTCGGCTTATAATACGAAGAAAAATCGAGAAAGATATCCAGAAACATATCATCAATATTACACTAATATTAGCGATGACTTGGGTTTAAACCAAAGCACAATTGCAAAATGTGTGGATGATCTAGTAGAAATGGGAATTATTGCATGTAAACATACGTCTGGATTTAAAGGCTCTGCAAATTTATTAACTGGAAGAACTATTTTTGCAAATCAATATAAATACGATTTACAACAAAGAGGACGCTTAGATAGTATTTATGACTACAAAAAAGAAATTCAAGAATGTGAAGGACGTCTTACTTCTAAGAGAAAACAATTAAAAGCAGATAAAATTTACGAACATATTGAAGATGATATGGAACTTCCATTTGATTAATCACTTTGTTGGCAGCATTGTGAGTAATCAAGTAAACACAAATTAAAAATTAACTAAACAATAATATACATAACGAAAGGATCTAACAAATTTTCATGACAACACAATTAAATACAGAACTCAAAGACTTATTGGCTACTTCTGACCGTATCTCATTTGAGAACATGACGCAAGAACAGTTTGCAGTAAAACTAGCAGCACAGAGACTACGCACTACTCCTTCTTCAAAGAAAAGATTAAAAAGAAATGATGGTATTCGAGCAAGAGATAGTACAACAGATGCCGTGGTCTATAAGCCAACGCATGACCAGTATTATCGAATTTTCATCAACGATATCTTGAGTAACATTCGATCAGGTGGCACTGATTATTGTTTCAAATGGTATCAGGTGAAAGAATTGCTGCGGTTTCACAAGCACACGCTGATATGCAAAATGGTCAAAGAAAACAAGAGTGCCCGCGGCATTTATTTCAAGGTATCTCTTCCCAACGATTGGCGAAAGATTGAGAAAAATATTTTACCAGAACAGTAAGCAAGAATTATTGAAATACATAATAAACACAAATTAATAATTAAACTAAACAAATACATAAATAAGGAGACTTTTAATGAAATCCAGAAAATTTAATAAAGAAAAATACGCAGAACAGAAGGCAATGAAGAAAAAGAATCGTCCACAACGCAGTTATAAAAGCCTTGGGACAACCATTGAGATTCCGATCAATCACAGAAAGCATAAAATTTTGGCTACTGCCCGACATAATGACGAAAATGGTAAAGAGGACGAAACTTTTACTGTAACGCTTTCAATTGCCAAAGAGACAGGAGATTTCCCAATCTGGCATCAGTTTGAAGATGATTTACAGATCACGGCAAAGAGATATTCTCTTAGAACAGCTCTGATGGCTAAGGTAGTTGAGCTTGAAACAGCTGGTGATCTTGATATACATATTGAATCTGCTGATGCTATCTATAAGCTTCTTGAATGTGCAGGCGATTACCTAAGTGGTAAGTCAAATATAGTGGAGGTGCAGTAGAATGATAGTTTTATTTACGATTCTGATTGGTGGTGCCGTACTGTTTTGCGCAGGAATGTGTCGTTCTGCTGCTACCAGAGAAATGATTACGGAAGATATTTATTGCCAGATCAAAGCAGAAAGTTTACATAAAAACGCTTTCAGGAAACCAAGAACTGAAATGGAACAGATGACAGACATGATTTTTAAAGAAAGCGAGGATGATGAGTAGAATGGCATTAGATAAACAAATTCATGTACATTCTGTGGATACAGGGCATTTTTACACAGAAAAAGAAAAGGCTTTACATAAGCAAAATATGTACATTCGACAGGAACGTGCAGCAATACATAATCAATTAAAGGATTTAGAAAAACAAGCAAAAAGGCAAGGGTTTTCTGATCAGCAGATTAAAAATATCGAAGCAATTCATATGCGTAGACAAGATATTATTGACACCATATATGATAAAAACTTTAAAGAGCTAAGACAGTCTGATGATATACTTGATCAGATCCAATATTGGTCAACGCTTAAAAGTTATAAAACTTTCCCTGCGAAAGATGTCAAAGAAAAACTACTGCTAAGGCTCAAGCGGGCGGTTGATACAAATGTAAATCTTGCAAAGCATGAGCATGAAGATCGAGTAAAAATTCGATGTTTTTATGAAAAAGATTTGAATGATACAAATACTGTATCTCTGTTTGAGTCATTCTTAAGCAGGACAATTCAAGCAGAAACCGATATGTTATGCGAAGATTTAGTTATTGTCCAAGTATATTACTTCGATATTTTCAAAGATCTTTGTTTTCATGGTATGAACTACTGCGATAAAGATGGCGTAATTACAAAATATAGATACTTCACCTCTTCTGCTGGTCAGATTCGTACAAAAAAAGCTGTATTCATCAAGGAAGAAACATGGCAGAAATATGAGAAAACATTAATGTGTGGACTCACAATCGACAAAATTAATGATGAAAAACATCAAGGGAACAATGTTAACAAACACTTAGCCTACCTTGCATTGACTAATTCAGCGACTGATTTATGGGCAGATTTTGACATTGACAAATCAATCGTTGTAGATGATATGGAGACTATGGTTTCAGGACTTTTTGATTCTATTGATGATAAGACGTATGAAATTAAGAGGGTTTCTTCTTCTGTTCCAATTCCTCACATGGACGGATGCGGAATCGCAGACCCAAGTGTATTAAATGCAAATGCAATGGTGCGTATCCCTTGGATCAAAGGACTTCTTGGGAAATTTGCATTTATTGAGCTGATCAAAGAAAAAGGTTGGTCGCCAATTATTACAGATATTTACGGCAAAGAACATAATGTTATTGAAGAAGATATTAAAATCATTTTCACAAAAAGTCAGTTTAAGATGTGGAAATATTATGATTCATGGGAAGAATATAAACAATATTATCACGAATTTGGATGTACCGCAGGTTTGTGTAATGTTGAGGAAGAATACATAAAAAATGCTTCTATAAATTATCAGATGTTGCAGACGCTCACTGATATTACAGATACAGAAATTGAAACATTGAGTAAAAGATCAGTTAAAAAAATCTCTACACTTTGTGATTCTGTACAACATATGCAGAGAACTTTGGGAATCAATCCATATAATACTCACATGACACCTTTTCAGGAAGCTGTAAAAATCTATCCAAATTTATTAAATGATACATATGCGAAAGACACTATCAGAGAAATTAAGAATAGTATGCTGAAGAAATATCGCAGTGGAAAACTAGATGTTTATGGAAAATATACTTTCTTAATTCCAGATTTATATGCAGTTTGTGAATACTACTTTGGGCATATTGAAAATCCTAAAGGATTGCTTGATGATCATGAAGTGTACTGCAAGATGTTTCCTAAAAATGATAAGCTTGATTGTCTGAGAAGCCCTCATTTATATAAGGAACATGCAGTAAGATTTAACATTGCTTACGATGCATACGGAGAAAGAAAAGCCGAAATTTCAAAATGGTTTACTACAAATGCGTTGTATACGAGCGTGCATGATTTAATCTCACGAATTTTACAATTTGACAATGATGGAGACAAGGCATTGGTGGTCGCAGATAAAAATTTCGTTGATATTGCAGAAAGAAATATGAATAATGTTGTACCTTTGTATTATGAAATGAAAAAAGCAAAATCTGTTTTGATTACTCCAGAAAATATTTATAATGGATTGATTCATGCGTTTACTGGAGGTAATATCGGACCTTATAGCAATAACATTACAAAGATTTGGAACAGTGATATTTTTGTTAATGGGTCTGAGGAAGATAAACAAGAAGCCATCGACACCGTAAAACTTTTGTGTATGGAAAATAATTTCGTTATTGATTATGCAAAAACTTTATACAAGCCTGTTCGTCCTGAAAAGGTTGCTAAACAAATTGCAAAATTTACACAGAAGAAACTTCCTCACTTTTTTGTGTATGCAAAAGACAAGATGGAATCTCAGGTAGAAGAACGAAATCAGAGTTTTGTTAATAAGTTGTATGACATTGTTCCGAATGTGCAGATTAATACACGGAAACTTAAGATTGATGAAATTGAATACGATAAAATGATGTTCGATGTTAATACAAAAGTTGATAAAAATGTCATAGAAATCTATGATCGACTGAATAAACAGTACAGATATAAATTCAATATTGTTGATGAACGTGTGGCAAACGATTCATTTGTAAAGCAGACGATTTTAAAAGAATTTGAAAAGACTGGATACTCTGCAATTGAAATCACAGACATGTTGGTTAAACATCTGTACTCTAAAAACAAACGATACAAACAATTGTTGTGGTTTGTGTATGGAGAATACATTGTTGAAAATTTAAAACATCATGTTGTAATCAAACCAACAAAAAAAGTACAATGCGTTGATTGTGGAGAACTATTTGAAGTGTACGTTCGTAATGCCAAAAAGGTACGATGTGATTCTTGTCAGAAAGTTTTTAGAAAACAATTTCAGAAGGAATTAATGAAGAAAAGACGTCAAAATACAGAATGTTAGCTTTTGATATTAGGTTAAAAACAACCGTTTTTTTCGGCTAAATATTTTTAAAAAAATGACAAACATCCGAAAAAAACGGTTGGTGAAATGTGTGTATATGGAGAAGCATATATTATTCTTCATATGCACATCAATTTTTAAAATTTTAAGAAAGTAGATGATGATAATAACTAAACTTGATTTTTATAAAATGATTGCAAAAAGGGAAAATATTTCTCAGGAAATAATTAAAAAGATTTTTCGTTCTGCCGAAGATATTTTGTTCGATGAATTATCTTCCGTAAATGACTGTGAAATTAAAAAAATTCATATTATGGACGGACTAAGCGTAGAGTCTAAAATTGTGAATAAAAAAGAACGGAATCTGCCAAATGGAATTAAAGTCCAAAGTGAACCAACAGTTAAAATCACTCCGAAAATAACTCGCTGGTATAAAGATAAGATTAATCAGAACAGATAAACTCTCAAAGTACCAATTTGCACTTTGTGTAAATGCTCACGCTGTTTGCAGCTAAAGAAATTTCACACCGTGAGTTCCGAGGTCTATGTCATCAAAAACAAAAAATCAGAGATGGTATCCGAGACTTGCAACTGTTCTATTAATATAGTAGACCTCCAGAGGAAACTGAAAAGCAACCAAAGGAGAAATCATGAAAAAGAAAATTTCAATTATTACATTAGTTATGGCAATGCTACTAGCGGTTGGAGGATTCACTACTTCTACTGCTGTCTCTGCGAAAAATAAGAAAGTCAAATGTTTGGGAACATATAAGATTACTGCATACTGCGGTTGTCGGTCGTGTTCTGGCGGTTGGGGAAACCGAACTGCTTCAGGTCGCAGAGCAAAACAAGGCAGAACCATATCAGTTGATAGGAGAAAAATTAAATTAGGTACTAAAGTTAGAATCAACGGACACTGGTATATCGCTCAGGACGTTGGTGGCGGAGTAAGAGGAAAACATATTGATATGTACTTCTCTTCTCACTCACAGGTCAAGAGATTCGGCAAAAAGTATCGTAAAGTATATGTGATAAAGTAACAAAAAGCTAATTTTATCACACGTAAGAAATATCGCCTATAGGGCATCAATGAAGATATTTTGGTGAGCATGGGACGCCATGCAAAACATAGAGGTATAAAGCTCGTATGTTTGGAGCTTGCGTATAGACATTTACCATAGAATTTACAGGAGTAATATAACTCTGATTTCAAATGTGTTGGACGCCTTTTAGTGCATACGCAAATTATTTGTCGGTAACTCATGTACACATCAAGTAGTGTACACCGACTAATGGATATTTTCTCGGATAAATACCGAGCCTCCATTTATTATTCTGGCAGGTGGCGAAATGTCATCTGTACATTATATTAAAGGAGAAAATAATTATGAATACAACAGCAATTACAACATTCAATAACGAAGAATTTGGTAATGTGAGAACTCTTACAATTGATGGAGATCCTTGGTTTATTGGCAAGGATATTGCAGAATGTCTTGGATATTCTAAGGCACGAAATGCTATTTCTTCCCATGTTGATAACGAAGATAAAAAGGACGCCCCAATTCAGGGCACCCTTGGCGGAACACAGACGATGAAGGTTGTTAACGAATCTGGCGTTTACTCTCTTATTTTTGGAAGTAAACTGGAATCCGCTAAAAAGTTCAAGAAATGGGTTACATCTGAAGTTTTACCGTCTCTTCGCAAGACTGGTACATATACAGTAGTGGCGACTCAACCGAATACAACTTCTTCTATTATTGTTCAGCCAACAAGTGATATAGAGTTGCCAAAAGCAACAAATACTTGGTATCTAAAAAATAGAAAGCGTCTAAGAGAATTGTGTAATCTTATGAATATTGAGCGTAGAACTTTATATCATCTGATTCTGACAGAGATTGGAAATACGATTGACATTGAGCAATCAAAATCAATTTACACAAGAGATCACGGATTCCCACCAGAATTCATCATGGATGTTGTTGGTTATTTCACTAAAATGCAAGAAATTGCTGATGAATATCTTGACAGATTATTAGAAAAATATGAGTCTTTGAATTCAGATAATGATGAAGAAGATGAAAGTGTATAGTAATTTACCATATTATAAAACATTGCACCTTGCGTGCCCAACAAGAAATGAAGTGATCCGACTAAGATCGGTGGATTTAGGCTATTAGCTGATAAAAGAAAACACAAATCGTTGAAAGAGTGGTACCGAAGTACAAGGTGGATCTCGTGTAGAAACTTGCGATACTCTAATCCAAGGTGTTTTGATCGCACACAGAATGTGTGTCTTTTTATAGAGTGGTCTACAAAATTACACAATTAAGTGTATGGCATATTCTGGAAATGTTATATTTCGCTTATTGTATGGATAAGTATGTCAAAAGTGAGGAGGAATCACTCACTAAAATTTGTGTTAGTTTTGTTGAAATTAATACAGATACAGAATGTACGGGTGGCAGAGCTGGTTTAATGCGCAGGATTGCTAATCCTGTATACATACGAACATGTGTATCCTGGGGTCGTAGCCCAGTCCGTACGCTAAATCGCACCATCGTCTAAATGGTTTTAGGACGCATCCCTTTCACGGATGCAATACGAGTTCGACTCTCGTTGGTGTGATGTTTGTCCTACAATGTTCTTCGGACTTGTGGGCTAATATCCCTGTTTATACTGCTAAGGAGACAGGCAAAACTGTAAATTTTGCGGCTTCGGTCACGAGTGGGTTCGATTCCCTCAACAGGGATGATTAGATCTGAAATGCATACGATGCGCAGATCAAAGAATATGCGAACGCCCTGATGGCTAGTGAGTATCAGAAACGTATACCTCTACTGATATTCTGAGGAAGTTCATCACTTCTATTCGCCTTTCGATAGTACCTTAAGCTCATACGATGATTAAGGTCGTTTTTAAAGGTATTCCTACACACAATATCTTTAATATTTAACATTATACTGCGTCGCTAGTGTGTACGAATGAGACATGGTAAATGTATTGACATGTAGCTCAATGGAACAGAGCACAACGCTACGGACGTTGGTGTTGCAGGTTCGACTCCTGTCATGTCAACTTCAATGGCTAGTAGTTCAAATGGTAGAGTACACGGCTGTTAACCGTGCGGTTGCAAGTTCGAGTCTTGCCTAGCCAGTTTTCCTACATACCTCAGAGGCTAGAGGGTCATCACAGCAAGGATAACATTAGATGAAAGTCGTTGGTTCGAATCCAACTGTAGGAATTGCATTTATATAAAAAATGCCCAAAGGGATATGGTGTAACGGTATCACAAGACACTTTGACTGTCTCGATCCTAGTCCGACTCTAGGTATCCCTGTCGCAGAATGGAGAAGCTTGGTCTATCTCGTCAGGTTCATGCCCTGAAGATCGGTGGTTCAAATCCACCTTCTGCTATTTTCTAGGTTTCATTTTGGTTATTGACATAACTATCTCCTATCAGGTAAGGACATTTATGTCCTTACCATTATTGCACAGTGGAAAAGTTGGTTAATTCGCTCGCTCCATTTGGTTCGTGAGGCGTAGGTTCGAAGCCTACCTGTGCAATCAAAGAGCTGTTTGGTGGTCAGTTCTTTTTTCAACAAAGATTTTTTCATTGTTAGCACCTAGTGGGTGGATATTAATTCATCCGCTACTCCTTTCTGCTGTCGTAGCTCAATTGGTAGAGCAGTCGCCTTGTAAGCGACAGGTTATCAGTTCAAGTCTGATCGGCAGCTTTCCAAATCCAGTAAATATGTACGACGACTGCTATATGCAGCGTCAAGCATCACTGGAAATATTTTATGAAATGGAGGGATCTTCTATAATTAAGATCACCAAAAATGAAGCTTTCTATCTCCGCTCAAAAGGATTCAAAGACAAATCTGATATTCATCAGACGTATTCTGGACATCCTACTTACTATGCAAGTGAGAAAAGAAGCATAATGAAAGCTCTAAAGAAGTATAGAGAAAGATAGGTGTTCTCTATGAAGAAAAAACAAAACAATATCAGAGTATCATTTGTAGATGAACCTGCTGCCATGGATGTTACTGGTTCTATGGTTTATGTAAAAACAGATACTCACAACATTTTGATTGATGCTGGTTTACATCAGTCAAATAGTAAATATGATGATTTTCTTGTAAACAAGAGAAGATTCAAAGAATTTAAACCAAAAGATATTGACTATATCTTTATTTCCCATCTCCATGCGGATCACGCATTTTTAAGCCCAAGATTATATAAAGAGGGATGTTCTGCAAAAATGATTGTTGCACAAGACAATTATCGAATTATGCATCGAATGGCTGAAGATTCTGCTTATATCATTGAAAGAGATATAGAATTAATTAACAATCAACATGGGAAGAATTATGACCCATTGTATACTATTGAAGATGTAGAACGCACAATGAATTATGTTTCTGAATATCCTGTTATGGAAAAGATTGTTGTTGATGATACTTTGTCATTTATGCTTATTCCAAACGGACATTTGCTTGGTAGTGTGCAAATTTTATTGTATCTCAAACAGAACAACATTGAAAAGACATTACTGTTCACAGGTGATATTGGAAATTCTAAAGTTCATAATTATTATGTCAATAAGTTTACTCCTGTTGATCATGCAGATTTAGTCATTGGAGAATCAACTTATGGAGATCGTCCTGATTTAAAAACTGGACAAAAAGAAAGAAATAATGATATCGAAAAATTATTTTCTATTATTACACAACAGGTATGCGAAATGCATGGACAGGTAATTATACCAACTTTCGCAAATCACAGACTCCAATTTCTTACAACAATGATTTACCAGGTCATGAAAGATTATGATTTTCCTTATAAAGTATATATTGATACACCGTTAGGAATTAATATTTTCAACGAATATCGCAAAATCTTATCTGGCGATGAATTAAAATTGTTTGATGAAGTCCTAAATTGGGACAACTTGATATTTGTGCGTGACGCAGAATCCAGTAAAGCATTGGTACATAGCAATGAACCATGTGTAATATTATCTACGTCTGGAATGTGTAATAATGGTAGAATTAGACACCATTTGAAAAAAGCAGTTCCAAATCCTAATGCTACTGTTCTATTTGTAGGATTCAGTACGCCAGGAAGTTTAGCTGCATTACTTAAAGACAAAAATGTTAAATCTATCTCTATAGATAATAAACAATATACTTGTAGATGTGCAAGTTTCTCACTCAAATCTCTTAGTGGACATGCTCCATTCTGCCAACTTCTTGATTACTACTCTTCTATTAACACAAATCGAATTGTATTACATCATGGATCAGAAAAAGCAAAGTTAACATTAAAAGAGAAATTAACTTCTGAACTTGAAAAGAAATGCAAAAGTACACGAGTTATTATTGCAAATTCAAGTTTGAAAATTTCATTATAGAAAGGACTGTTGAATATAGAATTCGAACTTCCAATTAAAGATTTACTAAAACAATTTGGCGGTGGACTGCCAGATGTAGTAGATTATCAGTATTATGTAAATTTACAGCAGCGCAGAATTATTGTAAATGAAGCCATTTGCGATACCATCCTTGAAAGTGCTGTTCTCCCACTTATTGAGATGGATAATGATGGTTCTGGAGAACCTATTACAATTATTCTTGATTCACCTGGTGGCGACGTATATAGAGGATTTAATCTTGTTGATGTTATTGAAAAGGTTAAAACTCCACTTACGATTCACATTATGAGTATGGCAGCCAGTATGGGGCTACATATTGCTATGGCAGGACATAATAATCCAAATGTAAAAACCGTATGTCATCCATTTAGCGTAGGTTTACTTCATAGTGGATCAGAATCTGTTAGCGGAACAGCTCATGCTGTAAGAGATTTATTTAATTTTTCGCAGAAATACGAAGAGAAAATTAAACAGTATGTACTTTCACATTCTAATATTGATGAAGAAATGTACGAAAAAGTATATCGTCAGGAATTATGGCTTGATGCAGATGAAATGCTTCGCCTTGGAATTGTAGACGAAATCATTTAATTTTTTATTCATAAAAATGCTTAAACTACCTCTATTTACACTATACCACATTTTCAATCAAGTGTGTAGAGGTATTTCACAAATAATTAAAAAAATTCACATTAGTTTAAAGGAGGATAAATATGGCTAAAGCTTTATCTTATAAAAAATCTACTACTGTCACAGTTAAGGCGGCAGGTTATGTAGACATCGAAAAAGGAGTTATTGAAACAGAAGAAGGAAATGTATCTTTCAAAGATTTATTAAAAGACTTTGATGGAAAATATGGTGAATTTCAGATGAAAGAAAAGACTGATGAAGATCTGGAATTAAACGTACCTTCTGATGAAGAATAGATTGGAGTGAAGATTTATCAGTATTAATTTTGAACAAGAATTAGCAAAAATCGGATTAACTCCAGAAACATATGAGGCTGTCTGTGCAGATATTGATTCAAAACTTGACGGTGTAGTTGATATCGACTGGCAGGAAATTAAAGAAAAATATCATGTACAATGTGCAAGCGATACAATTCGTAAGTCTTCTTCTACTCCATTTGGTGGTAGATTTAGAGATGCCTATTTTCGCAGTAAGCAGAAATCTGGTAATGATGAAAAGTCTGAAGATCGGTTATTATATGAAAGAATTCGTAAGGAACGACAGAAATTACAGACAGTTAATTTAGAGAGAAATCGTATTTCTCGCCAAGAAAGTCGTTTTGAGTTGTTCAATGAATATGTGGCTGAAGCAATTCAAATGCTACCAAACCCAGACTTCAAACCTCTGAGAGTTGAAGATAAATCTAAAGGATATGTGCTTTCTATCGCAGATATTCATTATAATGCAGTATTTAAGAGTGTTAACAACGAATACTCTCCAGAAATTTGCATTGAAAGATTTCAAAAATTATTATCTCAGACTATTGCACTGATACATAGACTTGGTATTTCTAAACTCAAAGTCGTCACATTAGGTGATGACATTCAGGGTATTTTACGTCTTACTGACGTTAAGCTCAACGACTCTGCTGTTGTTAAGGCAGTTGTTGATATCTCAAAAATCATTTCGCATTTCTTAAATGAATTATCCAAATATGTTGAAATTGAATATTATTGCGTAGGTAGAAGCAATCACAGCCAAACACGACCTATAGGGACAAGAGCTTCTGAATTATGTGCGGAAGACTTTGAATATATTATTGGAAATTATATCAATGAATGTTTGGCAAACAATGATCGTGTTGAAGTACATCTTGATCTGGAATCTGATTGTATTCACGTTCCTGTCGCTGGCTTTAATATGGTTGCAATGCATGGGCATACCTTAAGAGGAATTGATAGTGCCATTCAAAATATGGAATCTATATATAACGAAGATATTGATTTCTTATTGGTTGGTCATTACCACGGAATGCTTGAAAAATCTCTAAGTGAAGGGATTACATGCGATAAAGAAATTTTAGTGTGTCCAAGCTTTGTAGGTAGTGATCCTTATGCAGACAGTATTTTTAAAGGATCAAAGAGTGCTTGTAAGTTATTTGAGTTCACAGAACGTGAAGGACATACAGCATCATTCAAGATACAGTTAAATTAGCAATTCGGCAGTCATTTTTTTAGGATCAATCTCTCAAAACAGGTCGGACAGACTGCCTATTATGAGCAGAGGATGTTACTTCTTCTGCTCCATTTCTATAAATATTTACGGGTACCCAAAAGTGGGTAGCCGTAGAAATTAGTTAAAAATAAAACATTAATCAAAAAAGGAGAATCAAACTATGATTACAACAAAAGAATTAGTAAAATCAATCGCAACAAAGAAAACAGAAACAGAAGGACGTAAAGTAACTCAGATCGAGGCAAAAGAAGAATTAGATAGAGTTGTTGAATGCATCGTTGATGCAATTGCATCTGGAGAAGGTGTTCGTTTAATGGGACTTGGAACATTTACTGTTGAAGATAAGCCAGCTCATGTTGCAAGAAATCCAAGAACAGGTGAAACAATCAATGTTCCTGCCAAGAAAGCTCCAAAATTCAAAATTTCTGCTTCATTAAAAGATGCGGTAAACAAATAAGATTGGAGTGATTGTTATTTCTTATAAAGATAAATATAACAAATATGAGGATCTGAATATTACAGATTTCGAAGACCAAATTGAGCTTTTATTTACAGTTAACGATCAGTTGGTCGATGGAGATAATTGTGTAGATATCATTGCAAACGCTGAGACAATTCGTTATATATTGTCCATTGCAATGTCAGAACTTGACTATGCTCCACATAAGATTAATATGGAAAAAGACGATGCCACATATTGTCTTGAAATGTTTGATGATGGAAGTCTGAGAGTTTTCTTATATGATAAATATAATGATTCTTTACAGGGAACTTCCATTTATTTATATCAAGAAGAGGTTACTCAGGATATTGTAGATTTTGTATTAAACTTCTACTCTGATTCTGATATCTGGCTTTTTGGATATGAAGATGAAGATGATATTCCGATCAGCAAAGAAGATGTATCTGACTTGGATATCGTTGCTAAAATTATGGAAGATAAACATTTTGAAGTTTTGCCAACTATGTTGCCTTTCGAATATCTGTTAAAGGATCTTTGGAGATTTTAATATTATGAATTATATGCAGTAGGTGAATGATATCATCTACTGTTCTTCTATTATATAAGGAAAGGAGGGACTTATGGCAAGAGAATTAACGCCAGAAGAATTGGTAAAAGCCCCAATGTACATTAATAGAGACGTGCAATTTAAGATGCCAAGGCGATCTACTAGGGTAGATAAAAAATATAAATGCACATGCTGTGGTAAGAGTTGGGATAATCAGAGAAACCATTTCGCTAAATCTCCTTCTCCTTTATACCAGAGTAATGATGGGTATATCAATATCTGTAATGATTGTATGGACTTATATCTACAGAAGTTGATTAATTACTACAATGGAAATGAAGTCCACGCAATTAAGCATGTGTGTCAGCAATTTGATGTAGTGTTTCATGTTGACGCATACAAAAATGCAAAGGTTGAAAATCAACCAATTACATTTTCACAATATCTTTCAAAGCGTAATCTTCATCAGACAACAAAGGTTGGTAATACATATCTTGATGGAATGAAGACGAAATTTTATGAAGATGGATATGATCATGTTATGAGTGCAGAACAAGCTGTAAATGATGATAACATATCTATTTCTGGTTCAGCTACTAAGAGATGGGGAGCTGGATTTACACAGGCGGATTATAAGAATCTGGATGAACATTATAATATGCTAAAAGACAATAATCCAAACATTGACCAAAACCAAGAAATCTTCGTAAAATCATTATGTAATTTATATATGTTGCAAATACGTGCTTTACAAGCAGGTGATTCAAAGAAATATATCGACCTTAGCAGTCAGTATTCTAAAACATTCAACGATGCAGGTCTAAAAACAGTCGAAGAAAAAGATGAAAGTCAGAACACCACTCTTGGAGTAACATTGGCTACTATATCAAAATATACGCCCGAAGAATTTTACAAAGATAAACCATTATATGAAGACTATGATGACTTGGCAGACTATGTGGACAGATTTATGTTACGTCCATTAAGAAATTTACAATATGGATCTTCTGATAGAGATAAGGAATATTTTATTCCTGATGATGAGGATTTAGACGATGAATAAACAAGTAAGTAAAAAGACTGCTGCCAGACGTCTTAGTAAAATGATTGAACAGTTTCCTGCCGATGAATATCAAAAGGAATTGTATAAAAAATTCCCATCTACGCATTATTTAAGTAATCCAACAAATGTTATGCATACACTAGCATGGTGTACGTTTTTTAGGAAAAATTTACACAGATTTGTGCAAGATTACTTAGAAATTCCAATATATCCATATCAACAGTTATCACTATATTATATGGGTGTTTCTAACTCAATTTGTATTGTTGCAGCACGTAATGATGCAAAATCATTCTTAATTGCCTTATATGCATGTTGTAGAGCAATTCTTTATCCAGGATCAAAAGTTGTTATTGGTTCTGCTACTCGTGGACAGAGTAAATTGATTATTACTGAAAAAATTCAAGGTGAATTAATGGAGAAATCCGCTGTTTTAAGAGCAGAAATTGAATACGTTAAGACCAATGGACAAGACGTTGTTGTTAAATTCCGTAGTGGATCTACAATTAAAGTGTTCACAGCGAATGATAACGCCCGTGGTATTCGTTCAAATGTTGCTATTAGAGAAGAGTTTAGACAGATTAAGAAAAACATTGAAGATAATGTCATTTCTCCATTTCAGATGGTACGTCAGCCAGGTTATATACAGCTTCCACAATATAAAGATGATCCAGTTTTAGCGAAAATCTTGCAAGAAGATCCTGTTGATATCTATATTAGCTCATCTTGGCAAGACCCTACACATTGGATGTGGACAATTGTAGACATGAATTATGAATTAATGTTAAAACATGGGAAGGGTATGCTATTAGCATTCGACGAAAGCATATGCCTAAAACATGGATTCAAAACAAGACAACAGTTGATCAAAGAAAAGAAAAAGCAAGATCCTACCAGTTGGAAGGTAGAGTTCTTAAACCTTAGAATCAAAGAATCTGATTCTGCATATTTTACATATTCTATGCTGATGAATCGGCAAATTTCAAAACAAGTCTTTTATCCAAGAAATAATTTGGATGTTCAAATCAATAAGAAAAACCGCTATGCAATCCCTAAACGTGACAATGAGGTAAGAGTTATCGCAGGCGATATTGCATTCGTAGCAGGTTCTCAGAACGACAATTCAGTTTATTCTTGTATTCGTGCTATCCCAGAAACAATGACGTATGGCGATAAGCAAATGGAACAAGGATATCGTAGACAATTCCCTTATATAGAATCTAACCAGATAGGTGATACAACGAAACAGGCAATTAGAATACGTCAGTTATATGAAGATTTTAACGCTGATTATATAGTAATTGATGTGCGTAACGGAGGTTTGCAAATTCTGTATTCTTTACAAAAAGTTCTATACGATGAAGATCGCAGTGTTGAATACGCCCCATTAAAATGTATGAACAACGATGAATACGGTAGATTGTGTCAAGATCCAGACGCAAAACCATGCATCTATGCTATCAATGGTACACAAAACCTGAACAGTGATATTGCTATGAACTTCAGAAAGAATCTGGTCGAAGGAAAGATTGATTTTCTTGTTAATTTTGAAACCGCAAAAGAGGAAATTCTTTCTAAGAACAAAGAGTACAGACAGGCTATTGAAGTCGATGATGTATTTGACTTTGAGCGACCATTCTTAGAGACTCAGGCACTTGTTAGTGAATGTGCAGAATTACAATATGAAAAACTAACCACAGGTGGTATCCGAATTAAGGAACGTGGAAATAACCGAAAAGATAGATATTCTTCATGTAGTTACGGGTCATATTTTATAGACCAGTTGGAATTAGATATGGCAACTACAGATGAAGAATACGGATACGCAACATTTGTAAACTAATGGAAGGAGGGAAAATGGAAGAAAATGTAAACCAAGACACTACATATGAATACAACAGTTATCAATATACAACAACAGATATATTTAACGCTATCTTTCAATGTGGTGTTTATGATTATTTTAATAAAGAAGAAATACGCAGTGTTTTAAGAAATCCAATTGAAAACCACGAAACCGCCATTAGATTGTCAAATTTTGTGTATACAAAAAACGGAGTTGTTACAAATTCTGTTGACTATATGGTTGCATTGCCATGTCTTGATAGTATATTAATCAATAAATCGAAAGCAAAAAAGAAAAATAACAACAAGGCAAAAAATAATAAACGCTTAATGCGCTCTACCCTTGAGACAATCGACGACAAACATTTCATTAGAGATGCATTACATACCGAGATGTTAGACGGAATTGCGTTTTATTACTTCGAAACCAAAGTAAGACCATCCGATATTGATCATACAAAATACATGAATGATTTTGATGTTGAGCGTATTATGGAGATAAATGACATCGGTGTCAATGTCTCTATTATTTCTTTGCCTTGGCAGTATTGTAAAATTGTTGGTAAGAAAAATGGGCGATTTGTTGTTGGTTTTGACTTGAGATATTTTGATGATTTCACAGACGATACACGGGAAAGAAAACTTAAAAAGTATCCAGAAGAAATCAGGAAAGGGTATTACGATCGCAAGAAAAGTAATGGCGTAAACGGCAATTGGTTAATATTAAATTCGGATAAAACAATGTGTAGAAAAATCAAATGCAAAGACTCAGAACCTTGGGGAAGATCATTGGTTATTGCTGCTCTTGAGGATGTACTATATAAAGATTATTTTACAGACACAAAACGAAATGTTTTGGATGACATGAACAATAAAGTTGTCTATCAGACATTCCCAGAAGGGAAAGAAAAAGGACTTTGTGCTTTAACCAAAAAGCAACAGGAAGCCCAACATAACGATGTTAAAACCGCTGTAGTTAACAAAAACAACAAGGGTGGATTAAGTTTCATTAGTGTTGCCGCAGGAACAAAGATTAATTCTTTAGATGTTTCTACAGATATTTTTAATGATAAAAATGAATCAAATCTTAGCAATCAAATCTCTTTGGATTTAGGTATTTGCGCTTCTTTACTTGGTGCAATGGAATCAGGTAATTTTGGAGCTGGAGCGAATAACCTCGAAATGATCACAGCCCAAGTATATACATGGGTTTATGAATGGCAGAAAGAATTAAATTACGTCATTAACAAAAATGTCATTAAAGATCAAAACAACCCAGTGGAAGTTTACTACTTCCCTACTTCTTTTGTAAACCGCAAAGCATTCTTTGATATGTGTAAAACATTATATTCAGAGGCAAGTGGTTCTTTATCTTATCTTGTCGCTAGCGCAGGAATAAATCCAGAAGCATATTTTAATGTATTAGATGAAGAAATCGAAGATGGTATATATGAACGCTACTTACCTCACTTAACCTCAAGCAATATTTCCAAAGATGACCAAGTTGGCGGTCGTCCAACTACGGACAACCCTACCGAAAATACAATTCGAAGTAGAAATAATGATGGGAACAACATCCCGAGTCCAAGCGACTCTAAATAAATATCAATAATGAAAGGTCGATTTTATTTAATCGGCTTTTTTGTTATACAAAACTTTTTAAAGGAGGATACAACATGGCAATCGTAGAGTTATCTGAAAAGAAATACAAGAATGGGCGTAGACCATTTAAAGCCGTATTGTACGAATTACAGCCTCCTGAATCAGTAGAAAATGGTATCGGAACAAAATACAACAAAAATGGAATTACCTTTTTAGAGGAATATTGTGCGCCACAGCTCGGCAGTATCACAGATATGAGTGTTCGTGTTGAATTTTTAGATGAAAACAGAACAATAATCTGCGGTCACGGAGAAACTGGTGTCAACGAAGATGGCTTAATAACATTTAGAAATGCAAGTGTTGTTGGACATTTTACAAGAGGATATATTGACGACATTGATTACGAAGGTGAAACAAAGAGATGTGTATGCGGTGAAGGATATCTTGATGAAATGTGTTATCCAGAATTCGTTGCAAATCTTGAAGAAGATCTTAACAATGGCGTTGCCGTAGAAGGTAGCGTAGAAATTTTCAAAGCAAAAGGTAATACAGGAATTGTTTATATGAATGGATGGAGAGAAACAGGGAGAATTCCTGTTGAATTCATTCACTCTGGTTGGGATATGGTAATGAACCCAGCTGATACCTCTTCTATTGTATTGGAATTAAACGAAAATCAAAACAAGGAGGACAAACAGAAAATGGACGGAACAATTGATATGAAAGAAATCACTTCTGCTATCAAAGAAACAATTTCTGAAATCAATTCTAAAGAATCTGCATTAGAAGAGAAAATTTCTGAGCAGAATTCCGTGATTGAGCAGAAAGATTCTGTTATCGCAGAAAAGGATGTAAAGATTTCCGAACTTAATGCAAGTGTCGAAAAATTACAGAAAGCTCTTGAAGACACAAAGACAGAGAATGAGACAGCATGGGAACAGATCGAAATTCTTAGAAAAGAAATTGCAAAAGCTAAAGTTGCAGAAAAATTAGGTGAAGTTGACGAAGCTTTAAGCGAGTTCAATGAAGACGAAAAAGCTGTCGCAAAAGAAGATATCGACAAATTAAAATCTGATATTAACTCTTGCGAAAATATTGACGAGTTAAACGAAATTGCTTCTGAAGTTAACTCTATCAAATCTAAGATTTGCATGAATATTGTAGCACAGCAGAAAGCAGCTGAGAAGCAGGCATCTGCCACAGAGCCTACAGCAGAAACAAATTCAGAAAAAGTTGAAGATATTTTTTCTGAGGTATGTGAATCTATCGAAGTTGTTGATGATGACGAAGATGTAAGTATTTTTTAATAAGGAGGATAGATAAAAATGATTAAATTCCGCAATATCTCTGAAATCGAGAAATTATACCCATATGTAAAAGCTGTTGCAGGAACAGATGTTTATAATGGCGATTTTGGAACAGTAACAGAAGGTACATTTGCTTTAGCCGCTAACGCTAAACAGGTAGTAATGAATATTGAAGTTGGTGACGACGAAGGTTTAGACAGATACTTTATCGCAAAAGGATCAGATTTAAGAGTTTTAGATCTTGATAAATTAGACGGAAAAGAACTTGAAATTTATGGAAAACAGATTCCTACTGGGGTGGCTAAAGGTGATAAGTTAAAATCTACAGCAACGGGTGATCTTGTTAAGGGAGCTACTGCTGCACCATATGTAGAAGTAACTGAAATCATTGGAAATCACAAAGGTATTGTTGTAAGAGTTGCTGCTTCTGCTCCAGCTACACAGTCAGTATCAAAATAGTTAATTTAAAAAGGAGGATAGTATAAATGTATACATTTGAATTAAACAACGAACGTAAGGATGCAAACTTTGCAAGCGGTCGTGTGTCTACAAAATCTCCTGTAGTAGAAATTTTCTCTGCAATGAGAGATGGAAAAGACTTAGCACGTTTCGGAAAAAAAGCAGATCAGGCTGCTAACTATATTAAAGAGTTAAATAGCAAAGCTTCCGCTGGTGATTTATCAGCAGTTTCTGAATTAAATGAAATCAGACGTTTCTCAATGGAACCTCAGATTCTTCAGGAAGCTAAATTATTAAGCATCTATGGAAATTACAAAGCAATCGGATATAATGATTCTTGCGAAGTTGAAATCCCAGAATTTGTTGGAAACCCAGCAAGCAAACAGGCTTTAGGTCAGGATGTTAACTTCCCAGTAATCAGAAAGAAAAGAACACCTATCGCTACAGTAGCTATTTCTGCTGGTTATGCAGTAGATTATAGAAAAGCTGCTATTGGTGACATGAGCGATGAAAACGAGTTAAAGAATCAGATCGCTATTCAGATCAGAAACAAGGCTGCTGCTTATGTTGTAGAAACAATCTACAAAGCAATCAAACATGCAGATGGAGTTAAATACTTCTTCGAGGGAGACGGATTAACAAAAACTGGTGTTGATGGAGTTATCACACCTGTAAGACGTTTCGGAAAACCAACTATCACTGGTGATTATGCTTTAGTTTCTCAGCTTAATGCATTCGCAGGATATCAGGGAACAACACCTGCTGTTACAGGTATCTCTGAAGCTGTTATGAAAGAAATCCACGATACAGGATTAATGGGAATGTACAATGGTGCAGTTGTTTCTGAATTACCAAACCCATATGATACTTCTCTGATGAATGCAGCTGGAACAGACTTCCAGACAGTATTACCACAGGGACTCGGATATGTAATTCCTGCTGGTGGACAGTCTCCAATCTATACAGTAACAAGAGGCGGATTAACATCTATTTCTGGAACAGACGTATCAACAGGTCAGTTAATCACAAGATATGACCTTGAAGTTGGTGCTTTAGTTGCTCCAGGAAGAGAATATATGATTGGTTTACTTGGAGACAAGAAACTGTCAACAGAACTTGGTGCTTACTAGAATTCGTAAATAGTTGAAGAAATGTAGACCTTATGGGTCTTTTTTATTTGCAAAGATATATGGTAATTCTGTATATCTTTGCAATTAATTAGTTAAATAGAGGACATAGACCATGAACGATATTTACTTTTGCTATTCCAAAAAACTACACTATTTTTTAATGGGGTTAGGCGAAAGTTATATTTCTTCTAACATCAACAAAAATACTGGTGTACGTTATTGGACATTCCAAAAGTCGAAAGATTTAGATGAAAAGATTGAATTGTATAATTCTGTAAAATACAAATTCAAGTAAACGATAATTAGTTGTGAAAGGATAAATAATTGAAAGAGATGGAAAATACAGAAGTTGTAAAAGAGTTAAGCATGGAAACAAAAATTACAGTACGCAGTCTTGCCAATTGGACAACAGGATTTCAGAGAATTGAATCCACAGGAGATGTAACAATCACACCAAATGGTACTACTCGTTTATCTCGTGGAGAAGTAATCTCTCAGGTACAGAACGGTAATATGCTTTTTACTGGAATTGATGGCGTTGGCTCTCATGCAACATTATACATTGAAGACGCTGCTACTCGTGAAGAGTTGGACTTTGACAATAAAGAAGAAAAGAAAGTTCAGAAGATTTTAACGCCTGAATTAGTGGCAAAATTATTTGCTTATAAAGGTATGTCAAAGACATTTAAAGATAAAGTTTCTGAGTATATTGTCACAAGTGCTGAAAAGTCAGCTGTCATGATGATGATTAAAAAAGGTAATTATAACGATTACGAAAAAATTCGATTCATTGAAAACTATACAGGACACAAAATGAAATAGGATGTAGGTGATTATAATGACAACCGCAGATGATGTAATTCAAAGTTTTGAATCTACGTTTGCAGATAAAACGCCTCTGCCAGACTCTTTAGTTTTTCAATGGCTAAAAAAGGCAATTGCAAGATATTCTATGGAAATTGATGATCTTACATTTGATGTAGAAACAAAAGAATTTTCAGAAGATCTTGATCAATATGTCATAGATACAATGGCAGAATATATGCATCAATATTATCAGGAGCGTTACTACTCTCTTGTAAATAAACGAGTGAGTATTGTAACAAAAGAATTAAGTATTGATGGAAATAATGGGTCAAAAACTTCAGCAAAGAATGAGCTTGATGCTATTAAGTATAATGCTGAAAAAATGACAAACAATCAGAAACCTACCGCTTATACATAGGAGGTGTGATAAATGCAAGATTGGTATTTAATAACACCTAATACACGACCTAACTTAACAGGCGGTTATGAAAATGATGCATATAACGATTATAAAGATGATGAATTTGCAGAAATCCTAGATACAGACATTGCTTCTACGGTTGAATTATGTAATTCTGATTTATCAGAAAGAACGACTATCCGATGTGTAGTTCAAGATAATGATTCTGATACCGCATTAAAAACTATGCAGAGAACTGTACTATTTCCATGTAATACTTCCAAGGCAGGAATGTATGTATATTTTGAAAATAATTACTGGATCATAGACGGAAGACCTGGACAATGCGGTGTGTTTGAAAAAACAACAATGAAGTTGTGTCAGTCTACTGTAAAATGGCAAGATGCAGATGGTAATATCCATGAAAGATGGGCTTATTATCAATCGGCATCTAAATATGATGTTGGTAAAACAGGTAACAATATTATATTTGTTGGATCAAATAACTATACGGTAATTGTACCGCAAGACGATGATACTCTTGGGCTTGATGGAAAAAGAGTATTTCTTGATATTCGTGAAGTTCCAAATGACGTATTTACATTCACTCGTGATGATAATGTTTTATATCATTTTGGTGCCGAACATGGTGGTGTATTATCTTTTATCGTTGATAAAGATGAATTTAACCCAGCGAAAGACAGAAAAGACTTGCGATTATGTGATTACTTTGAGCCTAAAAAAGATCCTGAACCAACGCAGCCAGAGAAACCAGAACAGCCAGATGCTCCAACTGTAGAACAGACATGTACTGCTACTATTAAGTATAGATACAAGAAAGTTTTTGTAGGAAAGAAATCTACATTTACCGCTTCTTTTAAAGACTTAGATGGAAACATAGTTACAAAAGATCCTCAATGGGACCTTGAATGTGAATTAAAAGACTCCATTAATATAGAAGAAACTGGTTCAAACATTGGAATCTCTGTGTCAAATTCTGCATTAATTGGTCAGAAAATCATCTTGAAATTATCTGCAAAAGATGGAACTTCTTCTACTGCTTCTATTGAAATAACTATAGAAAGTCTTACATAGGTGAAATTCAATGACGAAAACAGAAAAAATGATGGAAAATCCTCTGGTTTCGCTTGGGTTGATCAAAGAAGCCGTAGGAAATATTTTAATGACAAATGACGATGTCAACACTCTTACTATGCCATATCTTGATGATGACGATTATTCTTTCGAGGATAATTGGTTTGGATGTAAGATTGGCGAAAATATACATGGGCAAGTAAAAGACAATCGTTTATTAGGACACTGCAAAGATGTCCCATATATGGATGAAACCATTACAGATACACGATCTCTTATCTTAATGGAAACATATCCTGCTAGTATATCAACATCTATTATTGATTACACATTGGTTATCAATGTCATATGTCATAGAGATGTTATCAAACTAGATGATGATGAAAAGTCAGAATGGCGTGAAAAAGGATACGCTGGCAATCGTTTAGATATGATTTGTCAAGCAATCAATCTTGCCTTAACTGACGAATCCATAAAAGACTCATTTGGTATCGGGGCTATGAGATTAGATACTCGTACAAGCCAATTACAGTCTTTTAAACCGAACACTAACTTTTATGGCAGGACAATGGTGTATCGGATTGATGATATAAATATGGAGTTGCTTTGTAAGTGAGTGACGTAAAACTTACTTATTCACAGCTACTGTCAAGCGAACCAATACCTGTTGGAATCGGGCATATTCAGCCACCTAAAATCAGTGATCGTAGGAGAATTGGTGAAGGGCTATGGATGCAATATGCTAGTTATATGACATTGACAGTAGATAGCTACTACTCTGCTCTCCTGCCAGATAAATATGATGCTTTTTTGGCATTACCTTATGAAGAACGAACAGATGTTAAATTATTTGATTTGGTATCAGAAAACACAGATGTTATACGGATTTATGTGAGAGCATTTTGTTTTTATTTTGTCGAAGATGTTGTGTATAAATTAAGAGAAAAAAGATTTGAGATCTTAAAAACACATGAGAACGAAGAAACTGGAGAAATCGAATCACAGGTTGTCGGGGTTATTGATCGAGAAATCTTTGATGATGTATTACATATTCTGATGCAAATTTCAAATATCAACAATGAACGCACAGTGTCCGAAGAATTATCAAAACAAAAAGATCCTGTTGTTATCCAAATGCAACGTAGACGTGATAAGGCAAAAGCTAAACGTACTCGTGGAAAAAACTTAGATAAACAAGATCCAAAATATGATATCGGTAATATTATCTCTGTCGTATGTGCGTATCACCCAAGTATTAATTTTACTAACGTAGGGCAACTAACAATTCCTCAATTATATGATAACTTTCAAAGAATTCTAATTGATAGAAATTATCAAATCATGGCTCTTAATGCCAGTGTCTGGGGAACTGAAGGTAGTGACTTTAAAGAAGATTCATATTTGAAAAATCTTAAAGAAGAAAAATAAGACCTATCTTTATGGGTCTTTTTTTAATACTAAAATTTAAAAATTCTAATGAAAGGATGTGACAAAATGGCAGCTAGTAAGAAATATGCAAGCCGTGACTGCGGTGTATTTGAGTTAACTAACTTAGCTACAAGCAAAAAGGCTTTAAGAGTTGATTATGCTAATACAGTAACATTAAATATTACAGCAGATTCTGTAAAAGCTAAAAAGAGAGGTAGAGATGCTGTAACATTTGCCAACCCAATGGAAGGAACACTTGAATCAGAAATTCAGGTATATCCATTTGAGTTATTCTCTATCTTTGGTAACGGTACAATTACAGAAGGTGGAGATCGTGCAGAAATGAAGACGATCACTGCTACAGAAGCAGGAAAACTTACATTACCAGATGATCCAAAAGCAGGAGCTTTATTCGTTTACGAAAAAGGTGATGTTGGTGGAACACAGATCGAAGGAAGTGCAGCAGCAAAAGTATTCACAGCTACAACAGATAGCGATATCGTTGTTGGTAAGAAATACGATGTATCTTATATCGTAAATGACTCTACACTTCAGTTAGTTAAGATTAACGATAATCAGGAATTAGCTGATTTCAGAGTTGACGCAGAAATCAACCAGAAATCTGAGCAAGGAGTTGTAACACCATTACATATCACTTGCTACAAAGCTACTCCTCAGAGAAATATCGAATTAGCTTTCGCAGCTGAGGGAGATCCTATTACACTGAAGATCACATTTGACCTGATGACAGATGCAGATGATGAATTTGTAGATATTTATCAGATCAAGTCCTTAGCTTAATTTAAGGATATTATTTATCACTACTGGTTAGTTTATACTAATCAGTAGTGTATTAACTTGGAATATTGAACATGAAAAAATATTGCAGTAATCATATTATAGTTTTACATTTTAGTTAGAAGATAGGGAAGAGAACAAAACTTTAATATGGTTCACAAATTGGATTATATGATTTTTTTGTTTTCTTCCCTATTTTTTACGATTTTAAAAGAAAGGGTGTATTTATTGAATTCAGAAATTACAACGCCTGAGCAGTTGCAGGAAGCCTATAAAGATACAAAACTCATTCCTGTTACAAGTTTGGCACAGGTTAAGTTCTATGTGGAACATGGCGTACAACCACTTCTGGTCTATCCATCTGAACGTGCAGATATTATGGCGTTCTGGTATCCAAAAAAAGATACATACAGACTATATGTTGATTATAGAAAATATATTAACGATAAATATCAGGTAGGTGAATAGGTTGGCAAAGAATGTTGGTAAGAGATTTGAAGAAAATTGGAAAGCCAGTATTCCTTCAGACGTATTCTACTATCGTTTAAAAGATCAAGCACAATCTTTTGGTGGTTGTAGTAATTTAAGATTTTCAAGTAAGAATCCTTGCGATTGTTTCTTATTCTCTTCTCCTTATATGTATGCATTGGAATTGAAAAGTGTTGGTACTTCTTCTATTTCTTTTGAACGTACCAAAGAAGAAAAAGGCGTGATTCATTATCATCAGATTAAAGGTTTAAGAGAATTTGTAGGTTACAAAAATATGATCGCAGGGTTTTTATTTAATTTTAGAAAGAAAAATAACATGGAAACTACATATTTTCAACACATCAATGATTTTGACAGAATGATTGCTTCTATGGATAAGAAATCATTCAACGAAAAGGATTTGGTAAAATTTAATCCAATCATTGTTAATAGTCGAAAATTAAAAGTCAATTACAGATATCATGTATCTGAATTGCTTGAGAAGTTAAATAGAGAAATGGAGAGATAATTTTATGGGTAAAATTGATTTTGAAACAAGACATTATGCAGATGAGTCTTTAAATAGATTTGAGGCAAATGATTTCGTTGAAGCCGTTGTAGCCTCTGCTTTTCCTGTAACTCAGGACGAAAACGGAATATCTAGTATGGACTATGATCCACTGAGCAAACTTATGGGAATCAAGATGAATATTATCAAATTTTATGGAAACGTGGATTTAGAAAGCATTGGTATTGATGAATTATATACACTTGCTTCAGATATTGATGTTGACGAATTTGTTGATGAATATGATATTAACAAAGTACAGTTTAAAGATATGTTAACTGCAATTGATGAAAAATGTGACTACATCAAACAGCAGTTAATTGCAAGTGCAATTGATATTAAACTTGACAGCAAAGATGTGAATTTCAAGGTCGAAGGTGTTGACGATTTAGTAGAATCTGTCGTGGCTTTAGCACCTGCTCTTGAATATATTAATGAAGTATTTGCCAAAGCTGATCCAGAGGTAACTCAGAAGATGATGCAGTATTTTGCAGAACATGGTTTTGATTTTACTGCCGAAGACATTACAAAAGCTGTTGTTGAATCTGATGATTTCCAGAAAAATAGAATTGATGCACTTGAAGCAATTAAACAGGGTGCCGCTGATGCAGTCAATAATAATGTAGTTTCTATTGACAGAAAGTAAGGTGATCTCATGGGGAACATGGGCGCAATGGCTGGGTTATGGAGACAAATCCAGAATGAAATGCGTGATGCTGTAAGCGAAGCTGAGAGTAAAACGTTCTTAACAGCCAATCAAGAGCTTACTGCTTCTTATGCAGGTGGAGAACCAAAGGAATATAAGAGAACGAATCAGATGAAAAACTCTGCAAGAACAACTGGCGTTGTTGGTGGCGGAGATTCTGTTAGTGCCACTGTGTATCTTGATCAGGGATACAATTATAATACTGGAACTTATTCTACTCCTTACGTCTTTTCAGAAGCGGAATCTGGGGGATCTGGGATTGTATTAACTTCTGGATTCTGGCAACGTACAGAGCAAAAAGCTCAACAATATGCTGAACAGGCATTTGCAAAAAGATTTAAACAATAATTTCTTTTCACATCAAATCTGATGTAAATTTCACAAAATAAAACCAAGATTTTATATGCTTATCAACCACAATATATGTGATTCATTTTTACGAATACAACTATATATTGTGGTTGTATTTATTTTACACATAGGAGGTTTTACCGTTGGCTAGATTTACGGTATATAACAAGATTACATCTCCAGAAAAACTAGCATTGGTCAATACAGATAACAAAGATTTAGGCAATGAGTGGTTAGATTACCTTGCTTCTGTTGATCGTGCGCAGAGTACAATCAAAGGTTATCGTAATGACTTAGATATTTTCTGGTGTTGGAATCTGGAACATAATAAAAATAAGGACTTCGCAAAATTAACAAAGCGTGATATTGCTAAATTTCAAAATCATGCAATTAACGTATGGGGATGGAGTCCTAAACGAACAAGACGTGTTAAATCATGTCTTTCTTCTTTATCTGATTATATCGAAAATATGTTAGACGAGGAAGAAGAATTTGAAGGATTCAGAAAAATTGTAAATAAGATTGAGAATCCTGCAAATGAGGCAGTGCGTGAGAAAACGATTCTGCCAGATGAAAAAGTTGATGACTTATTAAAAACTCTTGTCGAACAAGAGAAATATGAAAAAGCGTGTGCTATCGCTATTGCTGCTTATTCTGGAATGAGAAAATCTGAAATCATTCAGATGAAGATGTCTTATTTTACCGAAGATGCTCTTGAATTTGATGGTGCTTTATATAAAACGCCAAAGATTCGCACCAAGGGTCGTGGTAAATTAGGTAAGCAGTTAAACAAATTTATCCTTGTTGATGTTAAAAAATACATTGATTTATGGGATAAACAACGTAAAGAACTTGGCGTTGACATTGATGATATCTTTGTAACGAAAGACAAAAATGGTTGGCATCGTAGATCCAATCTTGACAAATGGACAGCTGAATTTTCAAAGATGTTGGACGTAGACTTCTACTACCATTGTATGAGACATTATACTTGTACTGCTTTCGCAAAGAAGAATATTCCGATTGATGTTATTAAAGAATTCTTTGGATGGTCTTCTACGGAATTGGTTGGTATTTACAACGATTCATCCGCAGAAGATGACTTCGGAAAATACTTTACAAAAGACGGTATTAAAGAAGGAAAACAAGGTTCTTTGTCTGATTTGTAATATTGGAAAAAGATACCTGTATACATACAATATATTACTATGATATACTCAAACTCGCAATGATCAATTACACAACAAAATCTATGACGTAACACCACTTATATAGTAGGAGATGATGTTATGATGATAGAGAATAGAAAAAATTACTATACACTTATTTGTGCTGAATGGAGTATGTATGGCGGAGGAATAGTTATACATACAGAGGTAAATGTTGGTTCAGTTATCGAAGCACATGAATATGTTTTATCACATCTTTATGACTTCCCTACTGGTACATGGGTACTTAAGCCATGTTTGACAGCAATTAGTTAAACAACAAGTAACAAGTAATTGATCATTGCTCTCACGGGCGGTTGGTATAATGGAATTATACTGGTCTCCAAAACCAGAGATCGGGGTTCGATTCCCTGACCGTCTGTTAATTATATACTGGAACTGAAAGAGTCTATTTTTGTATAGGCTCTTTTTTATTATGCACAAAATCATGAAAGAGGTGAGTGAATGGATTTTCAAGCCGTCATTAAAGCAATATTGAATAAGGGCGATGTTGAGTCTCAATTGAATAATCTTGTACAAGATAGGGATGTGCATATTAACCCTATTGTTGGTACGAACGGATCAACAAATACAACACTTAATAATCAAATTAAAAGACAGGCAAACGCTCAGGCAAAATCATATGTACAATATAGAAAATCTGCAATTCAAAAACAGATGAAACATGCTTCTGGGACATTTTATACTAGCGGAGAAACATCTGTTGATAAAGGTCTTGTTAAACGTGCAAAAGACCAAGCCAAAGAAATGGCTAATGTTACAAAGCAGATCGCAAAAGAAGAAGATGTTTCAACAGATACTGCTTATCAATATGCAAATCAAGCTCTTAAAGAGCAAGAGAAAGCAAAAAATAAAGCATTAAAGAATCAGGCTCAAGCCGATAAAAAATATCAAGCAGAACAGAAAAAACTAAATGAGAAAGCTGCTAAGATTGAATCTGATATTCAAGCGAAGAGATTTGCTTCTAAATCTGGAAAGTATCAAAAACAATTTTCTGGCTATGTTGATAATAATAGCAAAGAATACAATGCCTTTGGTAGTGATGTTCTTGACTATGAAAAACAACGCAAAGAAGTCAATAGAATATATGGGAACTTTAAAAAGAATCGAACTATAAAAAATCGTGATCTTTTAATTGATGCTCATTCAAAACTTGAGCAGTATGATAAAAATGCTACAAATAGTCTATCTTTATTAAACTCTTCCCCTAATAAAGTATTGAAGAGCGATATAGAGAAACAAGCTAAAAAACAAGCCAAGCAAGAGGAACAATATAGTAATTGGTTTAATCAAGCTCTTTTAAAAGAACAAGAGAAAAAAGATTCTTATGTACAAAATGTTTCTAGGAATCTTGTGAATAAATCATATGATGCTAATTTAGCGGCGCAGCAGAATAAATTAAATAGTTATTACACAGGTACTCAAGAATATAAAAATGCAAGTAAATCTTTTAAGGAATATGAAAAGAATGTACAAGATTTACAAAAATTACATGCTCAGTATCAAGCAAAGCCTACTACCGCTAATCAGGGTGCAATCATTCAACAGAATGAGAAAGTAATTCAATCATATGAAAAACTAAATAATGAGATGAAAATTCTCAACTCAACTCAAACAAAAGCGCTGAATCCTGGAGAGGGTACGATTCAAGCAAATAAGATCAGAACTTATTTAGAGAATAATACAAAAGCTGCAAAGGATTATGGCGCTGCCTTAGAAGAGATTGCAAAGAAGTCTGAATCTGCAACAACCAAAGGTGAATTGCAAGGAGCAAATCAAGACTTTAAGAAAATACAGTCTGAAATTTCTGCAAAAGGACTTACTGGAAATTCAATGTTTTCAGAAGTTAAGCGTGGATTTAGTCAGATTTCTCAGTTTGTAGGAACATATGGTATCTTGCAATCTGGTATGAACAAAGCACAGGAAATGGTGCAAAACACATACGATGTAGATAGTGCCATGACTCAGCTTCAGATGGCTACTGGTGTATCAAATGACAAAGCCAAAGATTTGATGAAAACATATTCAAATATGGGGCATCAATTAAAGGCTACTGGTACAGATGTTGCTGCTTCTTCTACTGAGTGGATGAAACAGGGGCAAAGTGTTGAAAAGTCTAATAAGCTTGCCGAAAGTTCTATTAAACTGAGCAAGGTTGGTGATTTAACATCTGAAAATGCTACAAAATATTTAACTTCTGCGAGAAAGGGTTATGGCATTACGAGTGCAGAAGATACCTTGAAAATCGTAGATAAAATGTCTTCTGTAGATATGGCTTCCGCTACTGATGTTGGAGGTTTGGCAGAAGGTATGTCCGAAGTTGCAACGAATGCAAATTTAGCGGGTAAAATAGATGCCCGACCATATGGCGACATATGGGCTATTTTTATAAATAGTAGTTATTACCCAAATCGGTTAAAACCTGACTGGGCTATCGTAGCCTAAAAGATAAGACCGAGATAACTTAATAATAAATATTGAACACGGCAATGTCGTGTTATTTTTATGCCTATTTCTAAGTATTGTAACGACTGTTCGGGTAGCTGTCTCTCTGAGACAAATATACAGTCTGAACTATATAGAAATATATAGAAAAATGGTCAGTAGTAACCAGACTACTTAAAGAAGAACCATTTTCGCCACATTGTACCTTTGATGTGGTCTGTAGCGTAGAGCAAACGTGAAAGTAACAGCTTGGTCAGCATGGACAAATTGCTCGGTTATTTAGCAACTATCGGTGAAACAACTCAGGAAGGTATGAGTTCAGTCGGAACTGGTTTGAACGCCATTTTCTCCCGTATGGGAAATATCAAACTAGCACGACTTAAAGATTATCAAAATAATGGCGAAGACCTAGACATTTGGGGCGCAGTGGCATAATACATAAACCACTGTGGCAATTCTTTCTTATGATCATATGAATTTTCATATGTGCTTAAAAGCCGAGGGAACGGTCAATAAGGAGGAAGGATATATTTATATCCGCCTTGAACGACTGAGCGAAAGAAGGTCATTTCGATGACTATGCGACAGTCTGAACACACTTCTATATTTCCCATAATTCCTTAAGAAGTGGAGTTGCGGTCAAGTGTAAAGACACTTTTGGAAGTACCGCAACCGCTTCTATGTAATGAGCTTCTTCTTATTATATAGAAGTCATATTGTCTCATTCTACAGGACAAAGTAACAGCTTGGAGTGATGTAGAAACAGTCTTAAAAGGTGAAGGAATTAACCTAAGAGACAAACAAGATACATTTAGAAATTTCGGTGATGTGCTTGATGAAGTAGCTGGTAAATGGACTAACTACAGTGATGTATCAAAACGTGCGATTGCCAAAGCTCTCGCTGGCACAAACCACATGGAAGAGGTACTTGTATTATTAAATAATTACAGTAAAGCTCAAGAATACGAGAAAGTATCCGAAAATTCTGCTGGATCTACAGATAAAAAGTATGAAGTTTATAAGAATAGTTTGGAAGGACAAACAGAAGATCTTAAAAACTCATTCCAATCTATCTCAACAACATTTGCTGATAAAAACCTTCTTGGTGGAGGAATTACTTTATTATCAAATGTTCTTAATGTAGTTAATAAATTAGTAAGTAGTTTTGGATTATTGCAAACTGCTGCCGCTGGCTTTGCTGGCATTAAACTTTTTAAAAACCTAGGTTGACCCTATCTCAAAATCATTAGGGTGACAGTGAGCCTACTATATATAAGGAAGAAACAGAAATGGTGTTTTGGACAAATATATAGGATACGGGGTTTTAAAATACACGTATCAGGAGTAATTGCTGGAACGAAAAAGAATATCGAAACTGAAACGGAATTGGTAACAATAGACGGAATAGTTTAAGAATTTGATATTCATATCGTATTATACGATTGTATCTAATCAGCCGCACACATTCTTACCGTATAGGAAGATATCGGTAAACTGCCATATAAGAAACGTGCTTCGGGATAAAGTACAGTAGCTAAGATATTTTAATAAGAATGGATGTTCAGAGACTACCGATCCTGACAGATAATGGCGACCTTATGATCATTGTCTGGTAATGTATAGCCCAAAAGTGTAAATTAATGTCGATGTTTTACCTGCTATCATCGTTTGCGTACAGAGAGATTGTATCTCTAAGCAGGGAACTTAAAATTCAAATTTTATGTAAAAAACGACCATCAAAAAGTCCTTATTTTATAAGGTTTTTTGAAGATTGGCATTTTTATAAATTGTACTTCTATTAGTACATATGAATCGAAGTTATTTTTAACTTGGTATAAATATTGTGGAATAGCTTAATATATTAGTATAAAACAAAAAGGCACCCACTCGGATGCCCTTTTGTATTCCTGTTTTATTTAATGTTTTGTAATTAAGCTACCACCCTTAATTACGGTTTGTTGGTACAAATGCTTTTTGTATCATTTCTTATTACATCTGTATTATAGAATATTTTCTAATAAAATGCAAGTATTTCTAATATGTAGCCCAATCATACAATGATACTTTTTACTTGAACGGTTATCTTTTGTGGTAGATAGATAATACGATATTTTTACACATTAAAATACTTTTTTGCATTGTTAATTCAAGTCTTATCTAAATATTGCAAGCAATAACTGAATAATCAAACTTGCAATATTGAGTGTTTTAAACACACTCTGCCAGTCAATATTCTGTAATAAGTGAATGACGCTTTGGAGCATTTGTCACCTCCGTTCCGCATCTGCCGTAAGGCACTGAATGGCGTGCAAATCATAAAACATGATCATTCAGCAACAAAATTATATCATACACTGGAATAAATATCCATAACAAAAAAACAGTCTATCAGAAACCACTTACGGCAACTAATAGACTGTAAATCCTTTGGAAATGCAATGACGAACTTGGAAGATAACTCGTTGCATTTCTTGTAAACTTAACCGTATAACTTGACGA